GGAGTTGTCGGACTCGCAAGCTCGCTGGCAGGGATCAGCGCAGGCTTCACAGCGTCTTTCTGTGCCTTTGTTGCGCCTTCCGGGAGTCCCGCGATAGCTGCTTGCCATTCCGCGCGGAATTTCGCGAGACGTTTCTCAGCGGCCATGACTTGTTCGGACGTTGCGATGTCCTGGCTGATAGCCAAAGCCAAAGCAGAGCGTTTCGCTGCCACCGTGTGACCCTCACCTGGTTTGAATTCGCCCACTACCTTTGACTGCAAGTTGTGATAGTGAACGGACGCATCCAAAGCCACACATGTCACGATTGACTGCACAAACGAAGTGCAAGTTGTGAAAGCGTATGCTTGCTCGATCATATCGCCCATGTTCCCGTTGAAACCCCTCAGAGCTCGCTTGTATTCCTTCATGGAGCGAATTCCAAGATCAATCAACGGCTGGGCCAGCCGGACAACTGCGCCGACCAGTTTGTTGCGCTTTGTCTCGCCCGTTTTCGTCGCCGCCGCTTTGTAGACGGTTTTCTTGACATCGGGCGATAGCCAGAATGTTAGTGCGTCGAATCCGTTCTGGGTTTTCTGACTGGCAAACTCGTTGCCGAACAGAGTGAACAGAATCAAAACAATTTTGTCGATTGTCTCAATCCCGATTTGTCGAAGTTGCTCGAAATGATTGACGTTGCTCGCGGGAGTCGCGTCAACCGATACTGCCGCTTTCGCGGCTGTTGCTCTAGTTGCCATGATTAGTATCCTCGCTTTCAATTCTGAGCGTGCTATCACTAGCGCCGCCGAGCCCTTCCAGGCACTAGAAAAGGCGAGTCACCCGTTAGGATAACTCGCCCGACTAAATTAGTTGTGCAGGTTCGTACCGAACTATTTCAACAAGCTCGCAATGAGCAACACAACGAGAATGATGAGCCATGTCAGTCCGGCTGACCCGCTTGCCGGCCGCGGACGCATTCTCCGCGCCCGTGCCGCCCTGGCGGCCCGTAGTCCTCGCGCTTGATTGTACGTCATGAGAAAAACCTCCGTTTCTTACCTTGTCACAACGCGAATCAACGTACCACATGCCAAGCAAATAAGCCTGTATTGATACGTGATCCGATTGCTAATTAGAACTTCTTTGCGTCCAAACTCGAAACTCTTTCGGTTTGATCCGCATTCTTTGCATTGTACCATGATTCGTTTACTCCACAGTCAACACACACTCCGCGTTGAAAGTCGTGTTTGTAATTCCATGTTGGTCCGGTTTTGCTATCTGTTCTGCATTCATGCATGATTATTCTCCCTTGCGTCCGTAGACGCACCTATCCCGCTGCTAGTAAACTACAAGATCGAAACACAGACCTTTACCTAGCAGGTAGTTATTCAGAGCCCTTCGGTTGCACATACCGGCCCGTAGCGATAACACAGTACGGGCCAGCGATTACATTCCCACGTGATGCTAATATAGGCGATTTTTCAACCCGTTTCGGATGCGATAGTGTTGCGCCCTGATTAAGAGCGTTAGCTAGTGCATTAAGATTGATACAGAAAGAGTTAAAGTCATTGAATAACTCTGTGTCGGTTATAGACGCTAGAACACGATTAGCATTCTTCTGGCACTCCAGAACCTTCTGTGAGCTTTTTGAACCCTTTTCTACGTATTCGTGCGTCTTTGGAGGCTTTCTAACGACTTTCTTCGCTTTTGAGCCACGTTTGACGACACTCAACTCGTAGTACGCTGCTCCCTTTACCCTACGCTCTCGATCATCCCGCAGTGTTCCGTCGCCAGGTTGATGCCAGTGAGACCGCCTATCCCCTGCACGCTTCGCAGCATCAGCGTGGAATACCGCAGCACTGTTGTCCGTGCGCTCTATGCTGTACCCAGCGCATCCACATATAGGATGTCCATGTTCGGTAGGAGTACCACACATCGGACACTGGCCGTCTACGCTCACACGTCCTCGATAGTCGCCACGTGCAGGTGGGAGTTGAGTAACCAGCCTATCCGCATTAGCCCAATAGTGTGTGTGTAGAGAGCGCCCACACACGCACTTAGAAGGCAACAGCACAGCATTATCATACACTTTGCCACATATACAGCGATGCCCCTGCGCACGCTCCATGCGCTCAACTTCTCGTGATATGTCACGCTGTACACGCTCTATCACTCGCCCCTTACTCCTGTTGATATGTATGCCAGGAGAGCGGCCCGCTATGTAGGACAGCGTGAGCACACCACTATCCCGTACCACGAGTGCGGTGTGTGCTACCCGCACTCTACGCGGTGACTGCACTCTGCGCTGTGATGATAGTTTGGACATGTGACGCCACCAATGAAGCACGTGTGATACCAAGCATACTAATTACTGTGCTATCAACAATAACCTAATGGTATAACTGTTGCTTACTTTCCAATAATCCATTTATTCGGATTCGACAATAATCGAATTACCCAATAGAATGTAGTAATAAGGCTACATCCATAATTTCGGTCAAATAACCAAATAATCGTATGCCACAACATGGTACGTGTTTTGCTTGTATCCGCCCCGTGGAGACATGCCACCAAACGTTGATATGATTAGACTTGCAAAAGTGGTACTTTTCATCACAATATCATATTTATTCGCTTCTATTCGTATATCGTTTTCGATAGTATGCAATATCTATACCACTACTCTGCACACATATGCAGCATCAATGCATGCAGTGTGCCAAAAGCGTATTGTTCTATCTAAACGACTTAGTGTTTGATGTATGCACGTAGTGTGCCACACATAGGTACGAAAATGCTCGAAAACGAGAATCGAGTGTAACTCTAATGGATAGAACAGTTATGGTTATGATTTTCGTAGATTTTCGTCGAAGATTCATTCGAAAATGTTGTGGAGATTTTTGCGATTGTGGGGATGGACACTCTCCCTGAAAGTAAATTCTCTATATTTTCTAGGGTTTTTGAATTTGATAGGTTATTTTAACAGAATTCTAGTTTTCTATAAAAATTTTTCATGCTGTTTTTAGAGGTTTTTGGCTTTTTCTAAATACTTAATTCTACTCTTTTTATTCTTTTCTAGTCTTTTGCGGCGGTTCTCTAATTTTTTACAATTCCCGCAAGTAGCATACTTTTTATGTTTAGATATTTGTATTTCCGAAGGGAACCATTTTGGTATTATACCACATAAAGCTTCTTTTGGATATTCTGGATGTTTTATATGTGTCTTCATGAAATTATTAACGACTTTACATTATGTGAAGGACATTCAGTACAATACCAATTATCAACCAAATAATTAAGAGAATTATAATTGCAAAAATAAATGCTCTAAACAAATCATTCATACTCTTAGTTCCTCCCATCTCACGCAGCCTTCCTGAATTTTATTCCGGACTTGTCTTTCCCTTGTACTCAGCGCCGATTGGCCGGTTTTAACTTCCATAAAAATTACTTCCTCCAAATCTCCGTCTGATAAACCGCTGAAAATCAATAGATCGACCGGGCTTCCTAAGAAACGGCAGTCTTTTGGATTGTACGGAAAGTCAGCAAAGAAAGGAATTAAATGTTCTGTTATCTTGCCTTTAGTTACCGCCGTGGATCTTGAAATAGCATCAGCTCGAATTCTAGCTTCTTCCTGCTGTTTCCATTCTACGAGACTTACCTGAGCATTATTCAGCGCCCAAGTCCGCTCCATTTCCCGAACTGTCATTAATTCGTTGTTTTTCCATACTTTAAGGGCAGCTTCAAAATCTTCTGGGCTCTTCCAGTCACTGTGTTTCTCTAGTTGAGTTTCTAGCTCTTTTACTCTTAATCTGACTCCAATGTAAGCTAAAATAAAGCAAACTAGTGCTATAACTAGCAGGAATATAAGAATTGTTAATCCCACGTCAGGAAGCTCCAAAACCCAAACCCTATGGCGCCAATGACGATCACGATAAATGTAATTATCGAAACCGGGACGACTAAAATAGTAGCGACTATTAATTTAAATGTTCTCATTCTATTCCTAATACCTTTCTTGCTTTGTCATAATATGGGTGCCAAAAACAAAGTTCATTAGTTTTCTCATGAATTCCAGATGTAGGAGCACCTTGTCTTTTGCAGGCGCCACATTCATTTAATTCATCCATTGGCAAAAGCTCTGAAATAATATCCTTCAGTTCCTCAATTTCATTCAGTGCTTTGGTTAGTTGTTCTTCTAGCCATTCTGGAGTCATTTAAGAAGTCCCCTATTTCTTCCATTAGCCTGAATCGTCTTCACGGCGATCTCTAGCGCATCCAACCTTGAAGTGATACTCTGCATCGTTTCTTCTGAGAAAACGTCTGTACGGGGCTCTTGACGCGATTGCGGGGTATTTGAGCGATGCCCCTTAAATGCTTTTTCAGTTTCCTGCTCGACTAATTTAGTCGATGGGATTGATGTGGAAGCGCCAAGTTTAATAGCGAAATGGTCTTTTGGCATTTTCGCAATTTCATTTTCTTCCCATTTCTTAACATCTGAAAAAGAATTAAATGAAGATTCAGCAACCCCAGCGGACACTGAGGGCTCAAACTGAACCTTAGCCCCACTTGCAGCGGCCAATGGAATATAAAGTTTATTTGTTTCTTGTAAAAGGCCGCCCAACAGATATGCGCAATCGTTGCAAACAAACCCATTAAAAAATCCAAGAGTTAAAAATACCCCATCTTTTCCTTGTTTTTTGCATTCTTCACACTGTCTAATATCCGAGCGATCATCTCGCTTTACTATTCGTATTTTCATATTTTTTCCTAAAATTTTTGGTTTTTTGTCTTTTTTAGATAGATTAACTCTTACATAATCTAAATTCGGATGATTCTGCATTATGTAAATCATTGATTTAAAATCATTTTTCCAATAGTTCCATGATGATTTATATACTAAGGATTCACCACTATCATAAATCCAATATAATTCTGAAGCGTCCTTTAACAGCCATGTTCCACCATAATATTTGAATCGTAAATTATTGATATTATATAGTTTAATTCTAAAAAATAGTGACCATTGATCAATTAAAAAGCCTAAGTTTCCGGTGTGAGCATAATGAAGCAATTCGTGTAATCGACTTAATATCTTCATATTTTTCATTCTAGCAGAGTTTTATGGCGCTGTCAAGATAGGACTTGACACATAGCCAAAAAATTGTTAAACTACGTTACGGAGATTTTTAGAAAATCTCAAATCTAAGAAAACAAAGGTTTTAAATAAATGCAGACTGAATTAGTCGTCGGGAGTAATGAAGAAATAGTCCAGTTTGATTCTAGATGGTTAAAAAATACATACCCGGTATTGATTAGTTTTGATGGTGATAAATATAAATCCGTTGATGAAGCTTTTTATGCTGCGCAAACTCCAATTAGAAATGAACGGAAATATCTGAAAGAATTAGGATATTGCAATAAACTAACAATTCGCGGAGATTGGGAAGACGTAAAGATTGAAATTATGGAGCAATTTCTTATTCAGAAGTTTACCAAACCGCGATTCAAACGTTGGTTAATCTTTACTAAAGATTTGCCAATAGAATTTAGAAATAAAGAATGTGAACATTTTTGGGGAAAATGTTTTTGTTACACTTGTAAAGGTATTGGAGAAAATTATTTAGGTGAAATGATTATGAATATTCGATACTCATTTCAAGAAGATATAGAAAACAAAGGAATTGTTGTTTATGCCAAATAACCCAATAACAAAAGCACCATTTCCGCATTGCGACCAGCACGTACTACATGCGCCACAAAAATGTGAATTCTGTGATAAGTATCCAGAACTTCAAGAAGAGCGAACAAAAACAAATACGAATTTTACTGGAGAACAGGATTTAACCAAAAATCCTTGCCCCGCTGAAAAAGCCAGAAGTTTGAAAGATATTAATAAGTGGTCCGGTAATCGACCCGAGGGATATGTACGAACTCTGACGTTTGCTAGAAAGGGCAGTAAGTATGTCCAGTAAACCTGCGCCAAATATAAGTTCTTTAGATCTTTTGCGGTCCCTTTATAACGAACTTTCGGCAAATTTTGAATTTCATTATAAGACAATAATCCGAATTTCTTGGCGCGACGGCAGCCCGGATACTGAAGAATTTATTATTCATCGTGATCCAGAAATTCCAGAATCTAAATTAGACAGAAAAAATTATCGAGGCTGTAAGAATGTAGTGCCTTTGAGAACCTTCCAAGAATTTACATCTGGTTCCTTATATAGCCCAGTCAGCGCACTCGGTTATCGGAACTTCTCATATGAGTGGGCGCTTGCTTTTGTGATTGATTGTAATCTAGCTCGACAAAAAACTGGAAATATTGACGATGCACTCGTTCACTATATTTCTGATGTAGCTGCCGGAGATGCGATTCGCAAACGAAGAATAATCCTTGAAGAGAATTCCACCAAACGGCGCCAATCTAAACCGAATTCCGAAGATCTCGATGAAAGATATTTACAGAAAATGAAGAATCTTTCCGTTGAAGAAAGAAAAGAAATCAAGGATTTCATAAAAAAGAACAAGAAAAAACTTGATTCCGATGATAGTTTTCAGCACGAAGAGTACAGACCAAAGATTTTTAGGAACTCCGTAAGTATTTCTGCTGGTCCGGACGACCTTGACGATGAAAATTTCTTGAGTTGGTTAGTTGAAAAAGAAAATAATAGTAGAAAAACATCTAAAAAACCTTCATTAGAAACAATTGATGGTGATTTTTAGTTAAAATTCTGTAATTATATAAAAATAAAAGACTTTTTAGTACAAATCTTGTAAGTTATTGTATTTTTATGTAACTTATTGAATCTTTTGGGGCATACTTGAACATTAGTTTCAGGAAAATTATGAGAATAGATACCAAGCCGGTTGATACACCCCAAAAAGTAACTACTGATATCAAGCAAGAACTAAAAGAGTTGGCGGCGGAAAAGAAAAATCCAAAACTGGAAACTTCGTTCAGCGCCCTTCTTGCTAGAAAGTCAGCGCAGGTTTTTTAACAGTGTTCTCCTCCGACGATGGGGCATTCGCCCAAGAAACTCTGGAGGAGGGTGTTCAAACAGAACTTCCTTCCGACTCTCCTCCAGAGAAACCTAAAAGAAATCGAAAAGCAAAGAGTTTAACAAAAACGGAAGGCCGTCCCAGAGTTCTGAGTTTTGCTGAACGAGTCGAGGCTTGGCACGATTATACCCTCGGCGCAAATATTTATGAACTGGCCATTAAATTCTTAACGCAGCCTAATGAAATTCAAGCTGGAATTGATCTAGTTGCAAAAGAACTTGGCTATCCACATAATCACATCGATCCAGAACTAGAACGATTTAGAATTGTTGAAGCTTCTGATCGAATGAAGTCGGTGCAGATCCAACTTCTTCAAAAAGCTAATCAAACTTTAAAAGAAATAGAGCAACAGCAATCTCGGCTAAAAGAAGAACGAGAAGATATACATATTGGTCGAGATACTTCTAAAGATGAATTAAAGCTTCTTGATGCAATAATGAAGGCTGAAGCTGAACTTGAACTCCGCCATCAGTCAGAAGTTAAATCAATTGTTTCTTTAATGGCCGAATATCGTGCTACTAATTTAGTCATCGCCGATCTTACAGGAATTAAGCGTACCAAGCCAGTTCGAAAGCCAAAACAACTCCCAACTGCGGAAGAAGCACTTGAAAATCTCTCGGATGAACAGCTCATAGAACTTACAAAAGTAGGATAATTTTTATGGATTCACAGTCAGTAAAGATGCCCGGATGGTTGCCGGCATCGGAATTAAAGAATCAGCACTCTATGATTGGAACACTAGCATTTTGGCGTGGATTTAAAAATGAACCCCGCAGTTCAAAAAAGTCTGTTCCGCAGAATCTTTCTGCCACGCTTTCTATATTAAAGAATATAAATATAAAAATGCAAGAAATGGTGGATAGTTATGGCAATTAGACCACCAAGCACAAAGCAAAAAGAAGCAAAAGCAGCGCAGGAAAAGAAAGCAATATCCGAAGCCGCAAAGATTGTTCTTGCGCGGCGCGATCTTGTAGCATTTGCAGAAACAGTTCTTCAGGATGAAAATGGGCAGTTAATTAAAGCGGCACCTATTCATCAAAGTTGGTGGGACCATCTCCAGTATTGCTGGATGATAAAAAAAGCTAGTCTCAACCTCGCGCCCTACGCACACGGAAAATCAGCTTGGATGGCCCTTGCGCTACCTTTGTGGCTTTTAGGACAGAATCCAAATTTTAGAATCATGATGGTTTCTTCCGCCGAAGACATCGCAGCTAAGAGATTGCAAAAGATTTCTGAGTATATACAAAGAAGTAAAGAATATCATAAAGTTTTTCCTTGGGTACAATTTGAGAACTCAAAGCAGAATAATGCCCACGCTTTGAATGTAGTCAGAACTGGCCAGCGCGGTGGAATGACAGGATCTATCGACCATTCGATGTCAGCCTACGGTTATACATCTAGTGAAGGCCAAGGCTCACGTTGCGATGTACTGATTTTCGACGACGTTTGTGATGAAAAGAATTCTTGCATTAGCCCCGCAACGCGGAAGAATCTTCTTGGACTTGTAACTACACAATGGCTTCCGAGAGCCGCGCGGCCCACTCAGGATGAGCAGCCACTTAAGGCGCGGGATGGCAAGATAATTTCCAAAAAATCCATTATTTGCGTAATCGGCACCCGGTTTCACGAGGAGGATCTGTACGGCTTCATGATGGACAGCCCTAGTGCGTATTGTTCAATGATTCAAGGGGTTTCAGATGACTATAGCCATCTTGATTGCACCATCATCGGAGCGCTCAAAAATCCACCCCACCCGGTAATCACGAAATGGCGCGAGTATGTGCCGAAGCCGGTTGAACAGCAAGAAGCTGCATAATGTCAGATGAAAGACAAATCCTCGCTCCTGTGCGATTCAAGCAACCCGGATGGCCATCATTCTGGGGGCCAGAAGCTTTAAAAGAACAAGAAGCATTAATTCGTTCTCGCGCATTTGAAAGAGGTTTTAGACAGAAACCACAATCTGATGAAGATTTAATCTTCCCACATCTTGTCGAAGACATTGTTTTTGAAAAAGGTATTATAGTTAAGTACGGAAAGAATTGGCGTCATCTTTCTGATCCGGAACATAAAGACTATGATGAACCCGATAATAATGGAGTTCATCACGACCCGTTTTATGTTTCACCTGAATGGCCGCGTTATATAGGATGTGACGTTTCGGGCAAAGGCCGACGCGGAACTGTTATTTTCACGCTAGCTATTTCTCCGCAAGCTGTTCGACACGTTTTGGATATTCGGATCGGAAGTTGGGGCGCGGGGCCAGAGTTTCATAGACAACTACAAGCCGTTAATTCAAATATACTCCTCTGCCCGCGCCGAATATTTGTAGAAAATAATGCTATCCAAGAAGCCGTAGTTGATAATCTGAAAGAAATTGGCGGAGAGTTCGGAAATAAAGTTTTTCCGTTTAGAACTGGAAATCAAAAGATGGACCCCGAAATCGGTCTTCCGGGGATCGATATGCAGTACAAACTTGGACGTTGGCGAATTGGTGTTCCTCACAAAAAAAATTCTCCAGCATTTCCCGACAAAAAGAATCCAACGCTTTGTTTATGTGGAATTTGTACGCTGATACGAGATGCATCTACATTTACCGCTGATGATCTGAAAGAAACTCCGGATAGCATTGCCGCGCAATTTATTGCCAAAGAAGCAAGTCGTCAAGGAGAAAGATATTCAGAAACATCAGCAAACGTTGTTCAAATTTCTCAAAAAGATCTTCAGGCACAGATTCATCAAATGATACATCCTGAGAAATCACGATCTTTAAGATTGCCGGTTGTAACTAATTCAATCAGAGGAAAGAATTCAGATAAGTCGTGGCCATTTGACGCTCAGTTTAAGGGGCCGCATCCCGATCCAAAGATAAGACATGATGTTGGAACTTGTGCTGCATGTGATGGAGCTTAATTATAGTGGCTAGGCCGTTAGATGTTGGTAAACGAATTAAAGATTTGGTTAGCGGACTTTTGCGTGACGCCCTTGGTGCTCCGGTAAAAAGAAAAGGTCAGCCCCCAGTTCCGCCCACAAGATTTGGAAGGCTGTACGATTTAAACCGCCTCCGAACAGAACGACCTACGCGGCATCTCGACAACTTCGCATTTATTCAGGAAGTTTTGGCTAATATGCCAGCAGCAACCGCCGCTGTAAGGCAGCTTTCGGAAGACGTAGCGCTTGATGAAAGCGGCGATCCACGATCTTGGAATCTCACAGTAGGCATCGATCCACTGGATGATAGCGCGGGGAACGCCGAAAAAATTTCAGATTTTAAAGACAACGCAAAATCAATATTTGCTGATTATGCATTAAGAACTGGAATTGGCGATAAAGCAAAGAATTACGTTTTCAAGTTCTTAACTGCTGGTGATTGTTTTGCTGAACAGTCAGTCACGCTTGACTCAAAGACCGGCTTTGGGCGAATTGAAAAGATTACCGAACTACCAACTTGGCAGATGCGAGTCATCTGGGATGATGCCGGTGACTTGATTGGTTATGAGCAGCGGCTATATCCAAGTTTTGGATTTGCCGATGGTGCCCCAAATACAAAAAGATATGCAGATGTTTCGTGGGATATTCCAGCGCAGATCATCCACTGGAAATACCACGATTCAGATTATATGCCCTACGGGGAATCCATCTTCGCACATCTTCGAAACCGCTGGGAACAATTTAAGCTAGTTGAACTAGATACTATCGGTGCCATTCATAGTCATGCAATTGATCCGGAAGTTCATCTTCTTGGAAATGAAGATGGCGCACGCCTTACTGACGATGAAATTATAAGGTATCAACAAAAGCTTCGCGATAATCCCACGGATATAAATCGTTTTTATGTTGGGCGCAAGGGCGAAGTAGAGTACAATTTCCCGAAGACAGGAACCGCTGACGCTGTTGAGAAATTAATCAACGCATATCGCGATCTTGAAAATCGCTTTGTAGAGGCAATTGTCCCCGGCCAACCAAAGTCAAATGCCTTTGATATTACACGCCGCGCTGCCGCCGTATCTGGGTCGCAGACATATGCCCGCAAAGTAACATCAGTTCGACAAGATTTTGCCAGATATCTTCGTGACAGTATTTTCCTTGAGTTTGCGCTGCACGGAATTGACTGGATTTCTAATCCGGAACAATACGGTGCCAAGAAGATAACTCTCGAAGTTACGTGGCCTGATTCTGGCGAAACTCAAATTCAAAGAGTCAAACGACTTCTTTCTGAGTGGGTAGTCGGCGCTATATCGCATGAAAGATATTTGATTGAACGTGGTATGAATGATCCAGAAGGTGAACTGGATGTTATCAAACGAGAGCATGAAGAAGGCGACTTTCCACTCCAGTTTGCAAAAACTCCGATAACGGAGATTAGCGCAAATGGCGAACAGGGCCAAGGGGTCGGTACGCCAGCAGATTCTAAGACATCTGTTTTGCGTTATATTTTTAATGATCCAGATGAAATACGCGATATAGTCCGTGAAGAACTTCGCGCAGCTTTTGAGGGATTAAATGAATGAAATGTTTGGAGAGAGAATAGATAAAAAAATTCTTAGCGCGCTTCAAGGAATTGAATCCGCGCTTATTCAGATTGCCGGTGGTGGCAATCAATCTAATGAAAGTACTATTTTAAATAAACTAGCAGAACTTGAAAGTAAAATCAACCAAGTTCTGACTCAACAGGAGAACATGATGGCTGACTTAACTGCCGAATTTGCTGCCTTTGGTGCCGCGCTTGATAGAGCGGTCGCTGAAATTAATTCTGAAATTACCGATCTTGCTGCTGCTCTTGCAAATAATGCTGCTGCAACCGCTGTTGTAGAAGATGCACGCGCAAAGATTACTGCCGCAACTGCGCGGATTTCTGGTGTAGCTGACGCCCTTGCCGCTGATAACCCCCCAGCGCCAACCCCAGCCCCCGAACCAGTTGTCTAACTTAACCGGGCCGGTTTTACCGGCCCAACCCCCAAAACTATTTTAGTTGAGACTTTTGAATGCTTTTAAAACTTTCGAAAGAAAAATTTGATGTTCTAGCAGCAAAACTAGAACGCGGTGGTATATCCCTTAATAACACGCGACCAGCCACCCATGCTGAACAAAGAGTTTTTTATTCTATTCTATCAGACATGGGATACCCCGATTCGCGTGCTATCGGCAAACGCGCCCCAGATCCTAATTATTCAGAACTTGGATTTGATCGAGTTGCGGGAGCACCCACTGATAGTGAAATTGTCAGATACGCAGAAGTAACAAACGGCGGGACACTCACAAAAGACGGCCTAGTTACGCAAGCGCTTTTCTTTGATTCAGACTTAATTGCTGATAGATATTCAGTAGCAACTTATAACCTTCTTGTTGATTTAGCATCAAAATATATTGGACGGGGAAACGATTTTAACCACGAGTTCGACGCACGCCAAGCAAGAGCTAGAATTATTCAAACTAATTTAGGAACCGATCCGGCAACATCGCTTCACCCTGATACCCCAGTACAATCACTAAAAACTCTTAGCCCGAATAATGTAGTTGCGGGAACCTACGTCGCGCTTTATGGAACTCTCGCTTTCCCCAAACTAGAAAATGAAGCGCCGTCTTATCAAGGTGGTGGAAATACAATCCAAAGCGTAAGTAGCGGACTAGTTAAAGATATCTCAATTGCCTTCCAGCCAAACCCAGACACAACTTATTGTTCAATTTGTCTTAATAAAATGGACCGATTTTGGTTTTGGAGCTATTGCGATATTCACGGATTCCCCGGTGGGCGAATGGATGACGGTACAGCAGTTGTGGAAATAATGGACCATGTATCCGATGTATTTACATTTGGATTAGTCTCGGATGGCGCCGTTAAGAGAGCTGGAATTATTCTTGATCCTAAAATTGAAACAGCTAGCCAATCTGAAGCAACGGATAATTCTGAAAAAAGTCAATCAGATACAAAAACAGAGTATCAGTGGACAATAGCTGGCCCAAATGCCTTTAGAATTACTGGAGCTACCGTAAATAAACTCCCTCCTGGACTTTATAAAATAACACAAGATTTTTGGGATAATAATTATTTTGAACTTAGTAATCCAGATACTGATAGTTTAATTAAACTTCCTAATACGGCTGGGGATAAAGCAATAGCTGGTATACGAAAGTTTTGGAAATCAGAAGGTTTATTTAAGGCTAAGGGACATCTTTTTAAGCGTGGTGTACTTTTATGGGGACCACCGGGTGGTGGTAAAACCGCGATAGTAAACCAATTGAGCGTTGATTTGATTAGCGAAGATGGGATAGTTTTATGGATAAATAATCCAAAGATAGCCAGCGCTGCACTTCCAGAACTACGAAAAGTTGAAACAACCCGTCCTATAATTTGTATTCTAGAAGATATAGATGAAATAACTGGTGAATATAAAGAACACGAGCTTCTTTCTCTACTAGATGGAGAAAATCAAGTCAATAATGTTGTATTTATCGCTACAACTAACTATCCAGAAAAACTTGACGCTAGGATGATTAATCGCCCAAGTAGATTCGACGAGATAATTAGAGTAGGGATGCCATCTCCAAAGGCTAGATCGATTTATATTCGATCAAGACTTAATTCTGAAGATCTGCCCGATTCAGAGCTTACCAAATGGGTAGTTGATACAAAGGGATTTAGTATCGCTCACATCAAAGAACTTGTCGTATCAGTTAAGTGTTTAGGAAATGACTATGAAACCACACTTACTCGATTAAAAGGTATGAGTTCTAAGTTTAACAGTAATGACGAGTATGATGACGAAGAAGAATTAGCGGCGTAAGCCGACATTTCACACATAAGGAATAAACATGAAAATCGAAAAACCCGAAGAACTCGCGGCTTGCATCGCGAAGAATGACGAGCTTACAGCCCAACTTGCAGAATTCGAGAAAATGAAGGAAGACTTCGATGCTCTTAAGGCTGATGCCGAAGCCGCTACGGCGGCTCTTGCAGAAATTACTAAAGAAGTAGAAGCACTCCGCGTTGAAAACGAAGAATTCAAAATAGCTATGGCTGCAAGTGCAGAGGTGGGCGACCAGATTGCCGCAGAAGTAGCGAAAAATCTTGAACTTACAGAGCAGCTTGATACCGCAAAAACAAGTTATGACCGGGAACTTGAAATTAAAGACGCAGAGATTGCGTCTTTAACGGAACAAGCCGGAGCATTTCAAGAGTTAGCTGTTGAGTATGCTGAAGATGCTGAATCTGTTGAAAAACAGTTTGAACTAATCAAAAAGCATCTTTCTCTAAAGGGAGCAGTTCCCGATATTGAAGAGCCTACTGCAATCAAAGAAGAAACTGAAGCTCACAAGAATTGGCTTGATCTTGGAACCAGCAAGAATCCCACTGACCGAAGAGCGGCTCGCGCAATGCTGAAGGCAAATCCTGCTATTGCATCTGTAATTGATAAAAATGCTGCTCCAAAAGTTCAAATTGCTACTATAAAGCCTGTTTTTACTGACGAACAAATGGAAGTCATTACAAGATGGCAAGCAGAGCGTGCGGCAGCTAAATCAGATAAGAATTCAAAACTTCATGCAGAGCATGTTGTAGCCGCACGAAGAATCTATAATAAGAACCAAGCATTGATTGATTCTTATCTACAGTCTAACTAACTTACGAATTATTTCTAGAAGACGGCCACAGCCATTTGAGGGCGTTGGCACGTCGAAAATCAACGACAAAAGGAAAACCTTAAATGGCTAATAACGTAAAGATAACCGATGAGCTTATCCCCTTGATGGAACAGAGTTTATTTGATAACCCAAAACCATCTCTCGTGATGAGTCAATTTTCGAATGAATATTTTGATCTCGGCCAAAGAAAGGGCGACACTGTAAGAATCATGGCGCCTGACTACTTGGCTGCGACCGTAAATCCGCGAACAGCTAGAACTCTAGCTTCGCTTGGTAGTTTAGTGGCCAACCAGCCTGTTCAGTCATTCACCGAACAGAAGCAAGAAATTCAGTTGAATGAATGGATCGGGCCTGGAACCACAACCGCAATAAGTCCACTTCAGTTGCAAGAATATGATTGGATGCATTCTATTCATGATCTTGCTGGCGTAAATGGTGCTATTCTCGCAGAGGACTACCATCGATGGCGCGATGATATGTATATCCAGGCGCTTGCAAATAACACCTTTCGTATCTTTGTAAATAACAAAGCGTCGGTAAACTCTTTGGCAAGTACTGATTTGTTTACTCCAGATACTTTTGCTGATGCCGCTGCTCAGTTAGCTACAGCGAATGTCCCTAAGTATTCCGATGGGCTTTATATTGCAGTAATTACCCCAAAGGTAAGAGCAGAACTTTATAAGAATCAAAAGTTCTTGGATGCTACAACTCGCGGTAAGGGAGCATCAGCTCCTGTTTTCAATGGCGATCTTGGTGAGTATGTTGGTGTTCGATTCGTAGAATCAACCAACATCCCAACAGTAGCTGCCGGTTCGTCTGGAATCTCGCTCACTGCACAGCAAGTATTTATGTTTGGGCCTAGTGGATTTGGATTGTTCCCTCTTGGAACCGCAGAAGGAAATCTTTCGGATATCCGAAGGGACTTTTTCCGTGGAGCAGGAGCGGGTCCACTTGTTCAAGCAAACGGAATGCCAGTAGAAGCAAGGTTCTGGGAAGTAAACGACTACGGACGTTTCTCAACCGTGATCTGGATCGAGCATGCTGAGTACAAAGTTCTTGACCCAGCTCCTGGCGCTGGCAGGACTGTTGGAACTGACACCAGATACTCAAGAACGATATATGGTGCAACCAGCTCAACTATATAATCAGTCAATTAACTAGGGCCGGGTTGCCGCTCGGCCCTTAACTTTTAAGGGAATTATGCTACGAAGAAAATTCATGTCTCTAGCTTTGGCTGGAGTAATTGGAATCACTAGTATTTTTAGTGTAGGATGTGGTGGATTTATTGCCAGTCTGAAAACGGCAATTGCAAGTTCGGGACCATTGCTTAGCGTTTTAGTCAACAAGAAAGTTCTGTCGCAAGAAAAGGCAGATTTCATTAGGTCTGACTTCAACGCCGCTGTTGATGTTGTTGCCGAACTCGATAAAGATTTTAAAGCCGCAACAAACACAGGCGATAAGCTAGCCGCCGCTCAAAAAGCTGAAAGGGCTTGGAAAGCGATCTACGCTCAAGGGCACTTCGGCGCCAATGCTACCATTCTAGAAGTCGCAAACATTGTTGATGCTGTATTCGCATCCGTAGTTGCTTATTACGGCGGCGGGCCAAGAGCGTCCTTAACTTCAAGAAGTGGCGCTAGGATTGATTCTGAAGAGGCGCTTGCTCAGCACGTTAAAGAACGCGCAGAACGAATCAAGGAACTTTTGAAGGTCAAGTAAGTATGTGCCTTAAAGACTTTGAATGTTCCTGTGGAAATCGTATAACCAAAGATGTTCCAATGACTGCTGAAAAGCAGCAGCAACACTCACAAATAGAATGGTGCGCAAAGTGCCAGCGCACCAAAATTTTTCAAAGGGTTTATTCTCCAGTAGCAGTAGCATTCGGTATGCTAGCTGGTAAACCAGGATTTAGAAAACAAGCGGCTGCTGTTAATGGCTGGGGAACATACACAACTGATTACGGAAAAGCTGGTTCTGATCTGGTAACTGGTCGGGCGCAAGAAGCTGCTAGAAATATTAAACCAGCGGTTGTAGATTAAAATGAACAACAATTCAAGCTCAACAGCAACAGGCGATTCTGTTTGGATAAAATATCCAACACCATGTCCAACATGCGGTAAATGTCCAACTTGCGGAGCATATAAAACACAACCATACTGGCCAGTCGGCCCGTTTTATCCGGCTAATCCAGCATATCCAACTTGGTATGGGACGCTTACATCAGCAGGAAGCGCCCCAGAAATTAATTCGTAATGGCACTGCGTGAGTATGAATGCAGTAAAGATGGTTTCTTTGAAGTAAGACGCCCGATATCCGCGCCCACAACCGAAGATTGCCCAAAGTGTGGTAAGGCAGCAGAGAGAATTTACACATGCGCCCCATCAATGGGAATCACTGGAAACGGAATTCCAGATGGTGCTAAGGACATGTCTGAGTATGAGTCGTGGCAGCGCGAACGGTGGTCATGGGCAGAATCAGAGTGCAGCGTCGATAATATGGGCGCTGAAGATGTTAGCTCAGCTAAAATAGTTCCACAGCATAAATTTGGAAATGACGTTTTCTAAGGGTTTACTTTGAATGCTCTATTTAAAATCCGCAGCCGAAGTTATTGACTATCTTACCCGCGATGTAGAAGCTACGGTTGGAAGAGAACTCGCTTTATCAAGAATTGCGTCAGTCCTTGTTGACAGTTATTTGGGGCGGTCATTATCAATCCAGTATTATCTTCTGGATTTTGAATTGAATAGTGCTGGTGTTGGATACATTCCAAGACGGCCCATTATATCCTTTGCCCCAACAGTACTTCCTACGGGGATTCGAGTACGCCCGTTCCGAATGAACGGGGATGGGACTAGGAGTTTTTCTTCTGGGTCTAGTGATTTTCCAGATTCTGTAGATGTAACCGCACCTCTTTATAATCCAAGAACAGGAAGAATCGAATTATCTCCTTCTGGAATTACTAGTGTTGATTATGGAAGATCAACATTGGGGCGTGCGAAAACATACGAAGCACAAATTGAAGTTTACGCCGGATATCTTTTAGATACAATACTTGCTCAAGCAGTGTCTCACGGTTCATCATTAGTTAAATTAGATTCTGTAATCGGAGCAGTTCCAAATTCTACTAAAATCCAGTTTGGCCAAAATTTAACTAAATACACAATCACATCAGTAGATACGGCTACTAACGTAGTAGGTATTTCATCGCCCCTACCAGAAACTCTTGGAGCTGGAACTGAAGTAACCCAAGTAGTTCCAGAAGATGTTAAATTGGCTACAGCGGTAATTATTTCAGATCAACTCACATATGAGGTTTCGACATTAAGACAAACGAGTACACTTGACGTACTGACAGACAGACTTTCCAGAATAAATGGAAGTGCAATACCACCCGAAGCCGAGGAACTCTTAGCCGATTATCGCAATAGTATAGGATAGAAATGCCATCAGCCACGAGTTCGCGTGTACTCAGGAAATTCAGGAAGCTCCATAAAAAGATTCGCGGTGCAGACCGCGTTTGTAAGTTTGTAAAGTTCACCAACGCTGTCGAAGATTATTGGTCAGCCGATCCATCGGTTACAGAATTAACTACAATAGATCCCCAACCAGTAGTTAAGGATCAGGACAAGGCTAGATTCACATCGTTTGGCAACGAAGTTGTTCAAGAATCCTTTTTTGGGGGCATAACCGAAGACCAAAGAATTTTTATTGTTCTAGCTGATAGCTTTGTTCCAAGGAACCCAGTTGAAACACTTTCTCAGAGATGTGAGGATTTCATCCTCGAAAGAACCGGACAAGAAAAAGGTGGAATTCTTTACGGAAATACGATTTATACAATCGAGAGATTCTTTGGTAATCCGATTTTAGGAAGTGTTGTAGCACGATATTTTATACTTGCGACAGCACATAAGAAAAAAGGTAGCTAATGGCGGTAAATTACCAATTGGCGGTGCGCCAAAGCATCCTACATAAAATTGCTATCTACCTTCAGCAAGATGGTAGTCGTGATATGACAATTCCCTTGAATTTTAATAATGGAATTGCTGACTTTTTATTTAATACAACAACTTATGGGATTGTTCCACTAGAAGCTGGACAGACTGCCTTCTATCCCGGAGTCAGTATTTTACCCTTAGATGAAGAAGATGCTGTAACAGGGCGTTCTCATTTAACTAAAAAGAGATATATTCTTCCAGTTAAAATATTCGTAGGAAAAGAAATTTCAGGAAATACGCGCCCCCAAGTTGTAAAAGCAGAAGTTTTAGAAGTTTGTAAATTAGTCCTTCAATGCCTTTCAGATGGCGTTGTTCAGATATGGGATTACTCAGATTTAAATAATCCAGTTAGTACTGGAATTCGAGCTACCTACGGAAACACGCCGTATTCCTTTAAAGATGAAAGCGTTGCAGTTCCCGGAGGGGATATAAGAATGGGCTGCGTTGTGCAGCTAAATTACATTGATTTATCACTATGACAGAATTAGCAAAACCTGATCCGCATTGGGGTGGCACCGGCGCCCTTAAACTTCCTTACGACTGGCGAGATTTTCAAGCATTCAGACATCCTGAAATCGCCGAAATGCTTCCGTCGTTCCCAGACTCATTTTCTCTTAGAGAATTTCAAAAAGGTTCGGCGCTAGATCAAGATGGCAAGGGCGCATGTGTTGCCACATCTAGTTGCCATATGCAAGCGTTCTACGAACAAATGGAACGCAACCAGTGGATAACTTTTGATTGGGACAAACTTTATACAGAAAATGGTGGAACCGGCCCAAACGGAGTTCCTACCAGACAAGTGTTGCAAGATATGCAGGAAAATGGTTGTCCAGTATTAAATACATCCAATCGGTATAAAATCAGCAGTTATGCATTTGTAGATTTTGGAAATTTTGATTTTGCCATCCAGACTGTTAAGGCTGCAATCGCAGCAAAACGGCCACTTGTTTTGGCCCTTTTACTCCCCAGCGACTTTGGGGCTGGAATGAATGCTGGATCATCATCTAGCAAGGTAACTTCTGGTTATCATCAGATGATGGTTGGTGAATACACATCAACTAGAATTAACTTCTTTAATAGTTGGGGGCCAGGATTTGGAGATCACGGATGGTGTAGCGTTCCGGTTGACTATCTAGCCAGACCTGAGCAACGTGGATTTCTTTACGCTTACACGACTTTTGACGCAAAAGATACTGATCCAATTCCACCACCTCCGCCACCTCCTCCTATTGATAAGGTTATTGTGGATGGTGACATAATCAAGGCTGGGTCAAGAAAGATTGTCGTTCGCCCAGATAAAAATATTATGGTTGATATTACTGGCCATAAAGTTTTAGCCGTAGTTGATGATAAAACTTTTGAAGCTAATGTAACTGGATATGCACCAGATAGAATAATCTTGAAGCAACCAAGGATTATCGACACAACAAATTTTGTAGGAAAATTAATTCATTTTGAGACTTTATGATAGATTATAAACATATCGGCGAACAGTTGAGTATTACCGTTCGAGAATCTCCCGGAGTCGGGATAGACGATCCAAAAGCGAGAGATTTATTTAGATTTCAAAACGCCCAGCGTATATGGGAGATTTGGACTCAATGTAAGTTATTTGACGAAAAAGATCGTCAGTATTATTTTTCTGTCTACAGCGGGCTGCCCACAGGGGTCGTCAATCGCTATATGGAAGTATGTAGAAAATATGAAGAAGATCGGGCTACTGAAAGAATAAAAGCTAGCAGAGCCAAGACAGCATCGAAGACTTCCAAAAAATCAAAGGTAGTTCAAACTGCCAGCATAGCTTAAGTTTAGGAGATAAAGAATGTCAGATAAGATAGCTTTTAACGGAACCCCCGGCAGCGAGTCGTTCGCACTTGCTGGGTCAAGAATTCTGTGGGCACCAGTAAATACAGCCAAGCCAGCAAAGGTTGTGCCTATTTATGATGATACTATGCCTGTAGCCCCAGTTGGCTGGGCCGATCTCGGCATACCCGTAGGGGCTCTTGTGGAAATGACGGTTGATTTCACAACCGCGAAGATCGTTACAGGCGTTCTTCAGAATACCCGAAGAACCTATATTGATAGTCAAACCGGAAAGATCACAGCCAAGATATTTGATCCCGGCCCAACTAATACGGCAGTTATTACTGGGCAAGGACCACTTGTAACTACCGCGTCAACTTCTTTGAACAGAGCATTTAAAGGAATGGGTGTTGGTGGAACTCTTGGAAGCAAACTTGCCGTTCTTGTATTTAAGGACTTTGATATTTCGCAAGTAACATCAGATGGTACTGCGCAGTATGAACAAGTTTGGCATTACACCCCAACTGCGCAACGCGCTGCGTCTGTAAACCTCGCCGAATTTGAAACCAAGACACCTGTATTTACCTTCGACTTTGAACTTCTTCCGTATGCAAATTCTGCGTACGGCGGACGATCAATTCTGATCGAAGTTGTATGGTTGTCAGTCTAACAGACCGCCTAATGCCGACTAAATTAGTCGCCTAATAAAAATGCCGGGGGATTCCTACACCCGTCCCCCGGCTATAAGATCGGCGCTCTGGTGCGCCAATGCGCTTAGGATAAAAGGTTGTCCACGAGATGACCTACTGGCCTTCTACTCCTCGTTTTCAATCCTACCTCAGTATACACAATCCAAAACAATATGTCAAGTAAGGAAAAATCCGTTATGGGAAGATCGCGAAAACTAAAAGTAGTAGAACCAGTTTATCCAGTTGTTACATTTGGTGATAATACGTTTGAAATCCATCCGATTGCAGATCGAGATGATGACTATGCATATGACGATGCAGCTAGATTTTTAACTCTAGCAATTCCAGTAGGATCAAAAGTATTTTCAGAATTTATAAAACTAGGAGAAGATAATCCAGAAGCAATCGCACGAGTCCAAAAAGCTCAAGCGGAGGGCGAAGAGGTAAGTTCAGTATTTTCTGATCTTATAGGATTTTTAGCTACTGGGGATTTTGGAAATCTAATTGATGAAGTATCAGACGTGCTTCCAAAACTCACAGCTATTGCGTGTCATTATACTGATCCTGATGTAACTGAACGTGATATAAAGCGTTGGACGAAAAATCCACTTCACAAAGAAATGTGGCGTGCCGTTATTGCTCAAATGTCTGCCGACAACATAATGGCTCAAATCGGCTCATTACAGGGCATGATGGGGGAGTTTTCAAGTGTTAAATAGAAGAAACTTTGTCAAAAAACTTGCAACAGTTCCACTAGTTGGCGCCGCTTTAGTTGTACCAACTAAAGCAAAAAATCTAATAAAATGCGATGTTTGTCATTTAGATACTCCAAACAGTCTTGTATCAGTTCGTCCTGATGGAAAATATCCAGATTTTGGGTCTTACAATACGAATTGGTGGGAAGATTTATTTGGTCCAAATCTGTCAGTTATCTGTATTCTTTGTGTAAATCATAAAATTTGCTATCCATATTTTGAACGGGTAGTTTTTACCAAACCAGCAAAAGGTCAAGTGTGGGCTGAGTATGCTAGTTCCCCATTTTATGAAAATTTGTGGAAAGCAAAACATGATTGCTCAATAGTTGATTTAGAAAAAGAACTTCAAGAATATAGAATTGCGCAACTAAAATAGTTGAAATGCAAGAAAAATTGGAACTTCCAACATTATCCCCAAATGATCGCGCTCGCTTGATGCTGAATCTCCCAAATCTAGCGAACCGATTTGTTGAATTTAATGGGGTTAGTTATCCAATCTTGCATTTAGGAATTGGGGATTTAGAGCAGTTTCGCGCCGCATGTACCCCGCTAGAAGAACTTTACCTAGAATTTGTAAAATCAGAACTTCCATTTACCGCGTTTCTGGAGGTTTACAACGACGAAATAGTCGAAATTCTAATAAAGGCAGTTCCAAGAACGGCAAGCATTGTCCTCGGCTTACCAGAAGCCGCCGTAATTGCGTCAGGAAGCCCACTGAGCGCTTTTTCAGCAGTTTTGGCACAGTGGCTTCATAATCAGGAAATCGGTGCTCTACAAGCCTTATTTCCGCCTCCACCAGATGATGAACCCGAAAAGGAACTGGCTGGCGACCCCAGTGCGATGAATCCACTTTCTGTAGTCCAAAAGATGGCATCGGCCTATCACTGGCCGGAAGATGCGATTCTAAAGATGACTCTTCCTAAAATCTATCTAATGGGAAATGATTCAGCTTGGAGCTACGCTACAATAAAATCTGACTCGACAAGAACAAAAAAGAAGCCAATCATAGCTGGCGGAAAAAAACAAAAGAATTTTGATAACATGACTGCAGGCGACTATAAACAGTATCTTAATAATGTTATGAGAATCAATGCGGGAGGTGCAGAGCCACTCGTTCCAGCCGGGGGAATTTAATGAGTGATATCCAAGAGTGGGCTGATTTTTTTCAGCGATATTCAGTAGAACACCCAAAATTAAAAGGATCTGCACTTGGATCACCACTCAATCTAAACTTCCGTCTGATAAATACAGCTTTTTCTGTTGGTAAATCTGGGAAGAAATTCGAATATTTTGAAGCTGTTGATACTGGACGACGCGCAATCGACGCTGAAGAAAATATTCTTGCTTTCGCCGGAACTGGCGGAGAATTCGTTTTTAGAGAAAGTGTCAAAGGAACAACTGGCGCAAATATAACTGCAAAAGCTGGTGGCCGATACAACGCTACACATTTAGCTGAACTCGGCGCCTTGCTCTCTGCTTGGGCACAAAATGCTGATGAGAATGTTATTTTAGGGAGTAGTTTACAAGCCGGTACTATTAGTAGTGAAAAAACTCCGGTAGCTGCAAGCAAAAATGCTAAAGGGACTACTTACGATAACGTTGTTCTCCAACTAATAAACAAAAGCAAAACTCAGTTTAATCCAAACATCGGGAAATTTGGAAAACTTCCATCCGGCGCTCCGCCCGGAGTGATTCGTAAACTAATCAAAATTCCAAACTGGTACGCAATAGCAGCTATATTCTTAAAAGTACAAGGAGATCAAGTCGAATTATCTTATAAACCAAACACCCCATCCAGAAAAGAAGAAGGAAAATTCAAACTAGCTTATGTTGGTGGTGAATTAGAAATGCTTGATCCGAGCACTGGTGGCGGACTTAGAAATGGCTACAAACTGATTTACAGCAAATCTATGGGAACTTTAATAAATGGCTAATAATGTAATTGTAAATTTTATACTTGGTGGAAATGCTAGCGGATTGCAACAAACATCTAATCAAGCCGCTAAATCTCTAAATCAAGTTAATAATGCATATACAAATACTACAAATAGTACTAATGCAGCCACAATCGCAACTAAAGATTTTGCAAATAATTTTTTAATTCAACGACTAAAATTCATTGCCGCTACTAAAGTAATAACTGGAATTGCGGATGGGTTTGTAAATCTTACTAAATCACTTATAGAAACTTCTGCTGAATTTCAAAGACTTGGCACATCTTTTGTTTCAATTCTTGCAGAACCCCTCCTAGCTGTCAGTAAAGGAGCGGCTATTACAGCCGACGATCTGGCAATTTTAAAAGAACAATCTGTATCTCTTTTCCAAGATGCACAACGAGCGGCGATTGATACAGTAGCTACTACACAAGAATATGTAAAACTCCTTCAGGCAGCGCTTGCTATTGGACACAATGTTGGATTAACAATTGGCGAAACTGAAATAATTACAAAGCGGCTTGCTTTAGCTGCTGGTGCATTTGGCATTAATTTCGAAAAAGCAAGTACAGCAATTGCCCAAATTCTTTCGGGCTCAATACGAGTAACAAATCAACTTGGAAGAAATCTCGGACTTGCAACTCAAGAACAAAGAAAACAGCTTCAATTATCTATTCAACAGGGAACGCTGTTTGAATTTTTAGAAAAGAAAACTAGAAATTTTGAACTTACATCTAAAGAAGTAGCGAATAATTTTCTTAATGTATCAGCATCTATTAAAGATATATTTCAGATAGGCGGCACGGCGGCGATTAAGCCATTATTTGATTTTATTAATAAGTTTTTAGTTCAGTTCAGAGATACATTTATTGGGGAAGAAACATTCTTTACACCAGCACTAAGAAAACTAGTAGATGGTTTTTCTCAATTCTTTAAGGATATATTACCATCTATTAGAGTTTTAGTAGAAGAAATATCCAATTTATTTATAGACATAGGAAGCAAAACTAGTGGAATTTCATCCATAACTAAGATAATTTTAGCGACTATTTCGGGTATTGTAAAACTTATAGATCAAATGGTTTCTTTAAGGGGGCTTGGCGGGGTATTATCGCTTATTGTTGCTATAAGAGTATCCTTTGCTATTATTTTAAGTTTAGTTAATTCAATATTTGCAACAGCGAGCATAGGAAGATTATCATCATTCGCCGGATTAGCTAGTTCATTAACTAATATAGTTGCAATAATTGGAGTTGCTGTTTTAGCTTTTCAGGCATTTAGAGATAGTTCGGATGATGCTCAAAGATCGTTCGAGAGATTTCAAAATAGTATTGAACGTTTTACATCTGAACAAACTGATTTTAAGAATTCATTTAAATTACAAGATATAATTGATGAATATAAACAACTTCAATTACAAACTGAGAGAACTATAGCTCAAACAGAGACATTAACAAAAGATATTATTCTTTTGCAAGAGAGATTGGGAAATAATTTTGAAAAGGATATAGATAATCAAGATAAAATAAGGGAAGCATATGGTAAAGGAAATAAAGAATTAAGAGAGAGAATTGTTCAACTTGATAAGTTAAGAGAGCAACTTGAAAAGATAAAACAAGAACCAAATATTGTTGAAAGAATTTTTGACTCATTCAAAGGTGGCTTTGCTCAAGGAGCTGGGGAATTATTAGGTGGATTAAAATCCGATGAAACTTTAAGAATTCAAAAGAAAATTGATGAAGCAAAATCTCTTGCTAAGAAGCTTGGACCAGAGTTATTTCCAGCTTTTGATATAAGTAGTATAGAAAATATCAATAAATACATCGCTGCAATAGAAAGGGCGATGAGTGAAGATATTGCTGCTTCTAAATCTCTTGAACTCAGAACAAAAACTACCGAGCAACTTTTTGATGCTGTATTTAAACTCCGCCAAGCAAAGCTTGATGGAGCATCAGTTGATTCTGAAATTAGAACCGCCCAAGAACTTATAATTAAAGGATTAAGAAGAGAAGCTGAAGCTAATAAAGAAACAGCCGAATCTTACACAGAAAGATTGTTTGAAAATCAACAAACAGTTTTAAAAGAAAAAGAATTTTTGGCCGCAAGAGTAAAATCCCAAATCGATGCCGCAAATACACTAAATAAAAATAAAGTAGTTTTAGATAAAGCTGGAGCTATAATTGTTGATACTTCTGGTTTAACAAAATTAATTGAAGCAAATGAAGAAGTTGAAAAAGCTAAAGACAGACTAGCAAGACTTAAATCTGCGCTCTCAATATTTGTAAAGGTTCCACCACCGGGGCCAAAGGGCAGAACTCAAGAAGAACAAGAGGCCGCAGAAGAGTTCAAACGACAATTAGATGAAGAAAAAACCACTTTAAAAGAACGTTTAGCCGATTTTCAGGAATTTCAAAAAATTGAAGTTCAAAGGCTTGCATCCGAAGTAAAAGCAGGAAGAGCCCCATTTACCGCAGCTATTCAATTGGATATTGAGGATTCAAAGAAATTTCTCGAAGAGTCCAGCAAAGGAATTGACGCTTTAATTGCTTTTATAGATGAAAGAATTAAGTTTCTTAGTGACCAACTATCATCTACCCGTGCAGCAGCCGATCCGAAGTTTGCTAAGGCAATTAGTGGAGAAATTACTAAACTTCAATCTGAATCAAATCGCCTTATAAAAGAAAGGGGAAAGGATCGCAGAAAAGCTGAACTTGAGATTGTTAAGGAAGAAATCGCTCTTGCTGATCTCTCCGCCGAGGCGGATAAAAACCGATTGGGGGTTTTAAATAATATTCTTTCTGCGGAGGAATCTCGCCTAAAAGTTTTACAAGAAGAAAATCTAATATATGGACCGGATGCCAAAGAACGAGATATAAAAATTCAGAAGAGTAGATTATCTCTAATAGAACAAGAAATTGCTTTGGCTAAACAACGATTAGAGATTAATTTAGCTGGGGCGCTTTCAGAAGCAAAGCGCCAGCAAGAAGAAGATCTTGCTAATCAGCTTAAGGCTGGAGTTACCCCTGAGCAAGCCGCCAATCTAGCCGCAACGCGAGGTAAGGATGTGTTGGGCGTTCTTCTCGCAAGTACCCCTATAATAACATTACGAAACGAAGTTATTTCTTTAGGTCAAGCCGCATCAGAAGCTCAATTAAAAATTGCTAATGCAGATGGCATTCTTGGAAGAATTTCTTTTGGCTTTGGAGAACTTGCTAGACTTTCTTCTAAATTTCCGGGACTTGAACTTGTATTTATAGGACTCAAAAATTTCATAGATGCAATTCAAGGGGCCAAAACTCAAAAGTCTGCACCAGAGTTAATTAAAGATGCCGGTGGGATATTTAAAGGTCAAGTAAAAGATGCTGGTCAGCTTCTAATTGAAGCTGCTGAAATTGCTAAGCAGCGATTTATTGAAGCTATGAGCGGAACTCTTGGTACTAGCACTATATCTACATCAGATATAGTGTCGGCAGCTCAATCCAAGCTAACCGTTGCTCTAGAAGAAAGAACAAAATTAGAAGAACAATTAAATGCTGCTTTAGAAGAAGATTCCACAAAAGCTGAATCTGCTACCTCAGATGTTCAACAAGCAACTAAGGACTTCTTTGAGTCTACCCAAAAAGTTACAAAAGCTCAAAAAGAGCTAGCAGAAGCAGTCACTAAACAAACTAAGGAAGTAAAGGATACATCGAAAAAAGCGTCCCAATCTATTGCTATACCCGGATTAAATATACAAGGATCTGTTCAGCAACAAATTGCTAAACTTACAGAAGGAAAAACTCTTGGCGGGCTACCGCTTGGCCCCCTTCTTCTAAAGCTTGCGGAATTTGAAAGCGGATTTAGGCCGGGGGTTGTGGGGATAGAAGCAGCCAATGTTAAAGGACCAAAAGAAAGATTTGGATTATTTCAATTTGCTAAAGCAACCGTAACTCCAATTCTTAAAAAACTTGGCAAATCTTTCGACGATTTTTTGAAAAGCGTTGAAGTTCAAGTAGATGCTGTTAGCTTGTTTCTTAATGAAGAACTCTCCAAAACAGGCACAGTGAAAGGGGCTTTTCGAGCATTTGGGGTATCTGATCCTAAAAAGGGAACAAAATCAGTAATATTTCCTCTAATAGATAAATTAAAGAAATTAATTACTGAAAATCTTGTTGATGATGCCGAAGAATTAAGAGGATTGCTTGCAACAGCTTTATCCGATAATCAAGAACTTTCACCAAGTCAAGTAGAAATTATAAAAAATGCATTTGAAGAAGCTAGAACAAAATTTCTTTTAGAAGCAACTCGCCCAAGAACAGTTACAGATCAAATTCCAAATGAAAACGATACCGATGCGTTTTATGCAAAAATGGGACTTGGGCCAGGGGGAACTCCTAGATTTACAATTCCACCGCCACCTGATGACGAAGAAAAAAATCTTGTAAAAACAGTAATAACAAAAACTTTCCAAGCCGCCAGTGCTGTGCTCCAAGGATTGTCGGCGGATACGTTAGGTGGAAAGATTGCTGGATTTGGGCAACTCGCAAACCTGATTCCAGTTGCAGGACCATTTATAGCTGCTGGTCTTCAAATTGTCGGTGGATTTATTGATTTCTTCGGCGCTGCGGCTAAGAAGAAAACACAAGAACTCGCCGCTGCTTTAAATATTGGAATTCAAGATATCAAAGATGCTCTGAGCAATGGCGCAATCGGTCTTGGCGAAGGTATCCGAGAACTTCAAGCGAAACTTGAGGATGCCCGCCGCCAGCTTTCTGGGCGCAAGGGTGGCGCGGAAGAACTTAAGAAAATTGAAGCTGACATTGAAGCTGAAAAGAAACGTCTTCGAGCAGAAGCTAAAAGACTTCAAGACGAATTCAGATACAATCTTGATTTACTCCGCCAGCCTGCTGGACTTCGAGATACAATTACAGCCGTAGCCAAAATCAAGCAGACTGCAAAAGAATTCATAAATTCATTCGAAAACCCGGCGGATGCGCTGGCCGCTGTAAAGGAAACTCAAGAATTTATACGGCTCTCAATCAAAGAACTTAAAGATGGAATTCAAAAAACCTTATCTGATCTTCAGCAAAATCTACGAGACGCAACAGATAAATTTGCATCCGACGAGCGGAGTATTCTTCTTGAAGGTCGAATTGATCCTCGCGTATCCGTTGCAGAGTCGAAACGACAAAGGCTGGCTGCTCTTGAGCGAGAGTTTCAGAAGAACAAACTCGATTTGGAAAATCAAATATCCGCAGAACAAAAGAAACTTGATTATGTAAATCAACGAGCAAATCTTGAAGAAAAAATTGCTAAACTTGCTGAACGCGGGGCAAATGCTCTTGGGTTGGCTGCGGATAAACTTTCAGGCGCTGCTAATGCAATAGAACGTGCTTTCGCGCAAGCTGGGCGATTTGATTTCGGAACTAGCGCTGCGCCGCAATCGGTTACTTTAAATCTTAAAATCAACGATCAACCAGTCGGACAAACCCAAATTGGTGTCGGTGTAGAACAGCACCTAGAGTTAGCAGGGCTTATTTCGCCATCAAGACTGAACAGGTTTAATCAGGTAGTTTAAAAGGAACTCATGCCAAACACACCAGGAACCCTTGTATTTCCAACAACACTTGATGATGTTATTTCATTATTTGAAGTAACTAATCGCGCAACTACAACTATATCTACATCGGCTAATTCTGGTGACACTACTATAATAGTAGCTAGTACAGCACTATTTCCATCTACTGGGGCAATCAGTATTGAAAACGAAGTAATTTATTATACTGGGAAAACTAGTACTACGTTTACTGGATGTCTTAGAGCATCAAATGGTACATCTGCTGCCGCCCATTCATCTGGAGTTGCAGTAGATGGATTTATAATAGCCCCACACCATTCTATTCTTTCTTCAGCAATTATCGCTCTGGAAACAAAGGTAGGGTACGGTGCATCGAATCAAACTCCTACTACAGTGGGACATGTCCTAAAAGTAACCGCTGCCGGACAAACAGCTTGGGGTGCTCCCGGTGCTGGAGCATGGGGTACAATTACTGGAACGCTATCTTCTCAGACCGATCTCCAAGCTGCACTAGACGCAAAGGCGAATGTAGGATCTACCGGATTAGGTAATCCTACTGCAACTATCGGATTGACTGCTGTAAATGGAAGTGCCGGTACGGGATTGAGATCAGATGGCGCCCCCGCTCTGAGCCAAGCAATTGTACCCACATGGACTGGTATTCATACATTTATACAATCCCCAGCAGCAGATCCTGCTCAAAGCAATTCGGCTGTAGTTAATATCTTCCGTGGAGCAGACTCATCATCCGGAACTCCGCTAAATTCAGATCTCCCATCAACTTACTTTCAGACTATCAGAACTGGCGGAACGCACAGTGGCGCAAGATTTGGATTTCTGTGGAACTATCAAGTAAGCGGAGCATCTGCCGCTGATAATTATGTAAATTACACAATTGCCAGACTGACACCATCAATGTCTGGAGCCCCTAGTGGTGATTATTTTCACGAAATAAATAGAAATTATTTAATCTTATCAGCAACTAATATTTCAGGGCAAAATATTCATGGGTACACCAATACAGCAGTAGCTGAAAGAACCGTAAGCGGGGTTAGAGTAGTCGGAACCTATACTGAACTCAGAAACAATACATCGGCGGATGCTAATGTATCTACTGGGTCAATAGATAGTACCTTTAATTTAGTTACATCTCAAGGAACCGGATTTCACAATACTGGGTTGTGGTATGCAGAAGGCCCATCAAATGCAACATCCGGTTACTTCGGAGCGTTTTTTGCAGCTAATTCCGTAGTTCAGAGAATTTTTGATTTGTCAATTGCTACACAGACTTTACAAGGAACATGGACCGCAACAAATGGTAGTACATCTGTAACCGGAAGTGGTGGACATGCCGATGTAGAGGTAGTGGCCGGAGACTGGTTGCTAATCAATGGTACATATGCCCGGGCCGGATCAGCCACAGCAAATGCAATTACATTATCATCAAACTTTACGGGAACCACCGGCTCTAGCTTAACAATCACGAAGTCAGCACAAGCCATGTGGTTGAGAGAAAACCAGCCCATCGCCGCGCTTAATCATGCCGGAACAGCACGCAAGGAGATTCTACGGTATGGTGAAGATGACCACATCTATCTAGATAACGATGCTGTTGGAACCATATGCAAGAGTTATATTAGCTTTGGGACGAATACGGCGGCAGCGCCGTCAGACACCCTAACGTCTGGTTGGCGTATTGTTGGATATGACGGTGGCTCAGGCGCTCGCTACGGCGACGGTGTTGAATCCGGTTATAGATGGACACTTGGAAATGGGCAAAAGTTTTATGTAAGTGGCAGCAATTCACCTGTTATAGCGCTAACGCTAGAATCAACGGCAGCGGCTACATTTGCTAGCTCTGTTAATGCGCAGTACTTCGCCCCAGCTAAGGGGATTGTAAACGTTTCAAACGGTTTAAATAGCAATATAAATATAGGGACAGTTGGATTTGTGCGGCAAGGTGGTGCGACCGGTGCCTTTTCTCTAGGTGGTTTTACTGGTGGTGTCGATGGCCGAGTGCTTTATTGGTTCAATAATACAGCTCAAACTATGACTATTGTGAATGAAGATGCGAGTTCAACGGCAGCAAATAGAGTTGCAACGTTGACTGGTGGAAATGTTGTACTAAGAGCAACTGCCCAAAGTTTTGCAATGTTTATTTACAGTGGATCAGATAGTAGATGGATTCTTGTTTCAACTAATTAAAAATGACAATTAGATACAATCAGGAACGATATAACGAAAAGACATACGGTGGGGTGACATCCGGTGTCACTCCTCCACCATCTGGTGGAACAAATTTAAGTCTTTTCGTGGGGCCTACTGATTGGACCAGTCGCGTTACTTGGAAAGATTTTAAGTTTTCATTTAGACAGGGTGTTGGTGTAGCAGCTACATTTGGAATAGAAGTAAGCGATGTAGTGGAACTTGCTCCAACGTGTTCAAGTCAGTTTATTCTAACCATGCCAACTGGCGAGAAGTTTGTTCTAGTTCCCACTGGAATTCCACAGACTTTATATCGCTACGATGCTCATGATACCCCACCAGTCATAGTTTATACATACGATACAATCGATATTGTTTCTGCTCTTGATAGAGTTCCTATTCCAGTTCATCAATTTATAGAATCTACTGCCCAAGAAATCATTACAACTTTAGTAGCGGAGATGAATTCCGCGATAGATGTTTCGGGGGTCGCAACTGGAAATGACGTTCCGTATTTAGATACAAATGATTTTGTAAAATTTAGTGACGTTGTAAAAGCCGCGCCAATAGCAACTGGTGGATACACAGTTCAGATCGATCCAACTCTAAATAACGGATTCGCTATAAAAGGCGATTTTAAAGACAACTTTAGTGCATCTGGAATTGCTGTTGACAAAGATTCTGGAGATTTTACTCCGCAAAAGGAACCTATTGTTCCTGATACCAATGTAATTAATTATCAAAGAGTTAAAAGTACTAAACCCGGCCCCGATCATACTGGAATGGAATTTAGAGAAATCGATCTTCTAAATCCCTCATTTAAACTTAAAACCCTTCCATATGGTTTGGATGGAACTGAGCTTATTAACTTTCAAATTGATGATGGAAGTATTACTGGGGCGGACACATCCGGACTTCCAAATGTAATTCCCCTTCACTATCCAGTTCAAATTGAAGTAGCAGATATCTCGATAAATGGTGGTGCTGGCGAACTATTCGGTGTTATTGGCAGAAATAATACTCCAGTTGTATCTGTAATAATCGGAAGTAACACCATCGGTGCCAAGGTAGCTGGAATATCACACACGCAATTAATTCCATTCGTTCCATTTGGGCACGCACCAGATATAGATCATCAGTATTACTATGATTGGTATGCGGTTTGGACAGCTTCTGGTTTAGAAGTCTCGATAGTTGAAAACTATCTTAATAATTTAGCTGGAGAAACCCCTCTTGCTACAGTTACAGCTATTAACCAGAATTCTGGGATTGTAACTATTAGTCTTTTGGGAGCATCCACAGTAGATGATATTCCAACATCGATTAGATTTTTTGATTCGAGTGATCCAACAAATGTCCGTGGATTTTCAACTATTAAATCTCGATCTGGTTCAGCTATTGAAATAGATAGCTGGCCAACAGATTTAGCTGTTGGCGATAAACTGGCGTCAAGCGATTCGGCAAGTGTTACAATAACAGAAAAAACGATATATAGCGGCGCAGCACCCGCTAATCGATATGGGAAACCACAACTCGTAGTTTCAAATGGTGGGGGGGTAACGGCGCGACAGTGGACAGCATCTTACGGTCCTGCCATAGATGCTGTACTCTTAGACAATCCATATACAGGAGCACCCGGCAGAAGACTTCGAGTTGATACCGTTGCTTCTCGTTCTACTGACTTAGTTATAGCTAAATCCGGAAACACAGCAATCTGTACAATCGTTGGCGAACGCCTGCCGCTTCGGGGTGTAGCTAGAATTCTTTTGAACTATGATGTCGCAAAAATCATCGATGTTACAGTTCAAGATTCAGCTTCTATATCTAGATGTGGGATACGACAGGGTGATATAATTGAATCTGACGCAGTTTTATCCCCTGATGAAGCTACAGCACTGGGACAGTCTGTTCTTGATGAGTTTGCAAATCCAAAACCAAAAGGAACTATAACAAGAGAATCTTGGTTAACAACTAGCTTTCCTTGTCCAAATTATACTGCTGATATTGATGTTCCTACGCAGTATGGAATTGATCCGACAACCGTATCTATATCTGATGTAAGCGTAGATTTTGGTGGATATGATTGGGAAGCCGACGAAGGTGTCTTAATTTATCAGATATCTCTTGGAAATCTTGATCTTCAAGATGCTATTAATCGTCAGCTATTAGCCAATCAAGTTTCTACTGGACTCCAATTCCGACCACTATCCGCGCCAGGATCGCGAATTTCAAGTGCATCTTGGAATGATGTTGATGCAGTTTCAATAGGAGTAAGTGGAACTGTATCTCTAAATGGAAAGACTGCTTCAAGCACATTTAATCCAGCAGACTATGCAGTTGGGGATCTTCGTGAAGCCCCAGTAGCTCTTGGTGGAGCTGTTACAAGTGGTGAAGTAGTTGGAGAACTTTTAGTAGAAATTATTTATCCACCACTTGATATTGATGCAGCGTCGGTTCAATGCCACTATCACCCCAAAACTAATTTAGTTATATATCGCTGGGGGCGCCCACCGGGATTTATTTCTGGCAAAATAAAACGTAAGGTAGATGATGGAACAAATACCGATACTCTTGTATACAAACAAGTTGATGAAATTTTTAATGAGCAGTATTCTCTACCATACGAGCCAGCTAGTAAATCCATAGAAGTCTTAACTGTAGGACTTGGTGATAAAGAAGGTGCTGGTGGGTACATAGAACTGACATGCGTTCTTCCTCCATTAGTTGCACCAACAACATTTGATGTTGTCAAGTTTAAGCACAATGATACGATTGTTTTTGAAATCAGCCCACCACCAACTGGTTCTGAAATAACAGGAAGAGCAAAATTCTTAAGAGTTTTAATCAGCGAAAATCCAGCATCGGCTCCAACAGTTCGCGCTGACTTTCCAGCCGATGATGATGATGTAGCCAAGTACGAAGAAACTCCACCACCAGATGGAACTCCGTGGAGAATGCGCGTTCCATTTGTTGATACTGAAGCTGATGATACGGTGTACGCAGCAGCATGCTGGGTTGATGGGTTTTTAGAAGAAGGATTATTAACCACCCCATTCGATGCCACGGCGCCACCAATGTCAATCGGATCGATTTCAACATCCGATTTCTTCAGATCAGATACTCAGGCCAACGGTGGAACTGTTGAAGACGACAACGAGTTAACTGGGGATACAGAGTTCACCGGAGTTTTTAGATACCACCTCGGGCACCACAATAGTAATATAAAACCGATATTTGAAGAATCTAATCCAATGACTGCTCCTACGGATACACCCACATGGAGCGGTCATTATGTAAAATCAAATCAGGATGTATCAGACGCTGATGTAACAAACGGTTATATCGATATCGAACTAAACAAAAAATTTCGAATGGGCCGAAAGAAGTGGAGAGCTTATCGGCCAGTTCAATTCACTGTAAAGGGCGTTAAAGTCCATGAACGAATTGGACCATCTCTAGAAGAAGAACGTACTAGAGAAATGATGTATCTCGTTGGATTTAATGGGTCGTCGTTTCCAGCCGTAGTTCCACATGTGGCTGATGGCTACTTCAACTACAATAGTTTTGTATTTGTACCCGGAGTAAACGGTTTAGCTAATACGTTAGCCACCGTAACTGGTGGTAGAATAAAACAAATCGCTGATGGTTTCAAATATGCTTGGGACAACATAGATGACGTAGGAATTCGCCGATACATGGTAGTTTTTTCTACTACTGTATTTGGTACAAAAGGGCCGGGAACCGATTCTAGTATCAGTACAGCTTTAAATGCTATTGCTGGGCAAGGTGCAATTACTGTTTATGAAGCTACAAATACGACAAAAAATGTTTCTGCTCATGCTGTTGATGTAGGAAAAGTAGATCACCTGACTTTCCATAACGGCGATATAATTGATGGGGTGACATTCACAGCAGGAAGTACTTACTACGTTTCAGTTCTTGGACAAAAGAAGAATGGTCGGTGGTCAACTGCTTTTGCTACAATATTTAACACCGCATCCGGCCAGCCTGCTGGCGGAGATACTGTAGCTCCCGGCGGTACTCTCACAGCTCCGACGATTCGTGAACTAAAGCGCGGCGGGCTAAAAATCGACCTGACAGCACCTACCACTGGCAACCTGACGCTTAGGCGATCAAATGTCTATGTGGCTAATGGAAATCACTCTACCGCTACTCTATGGTTATCAGGCTCGGATTTAACTAGTTCAACAGCAACAGAATCTGTTGGAGTAATCCAAGAACCACCTACTGGTGGGTTCACAATCCCTGCTGATAAAGCAGTGCTGGAAGCAATATTCGGCACTGGGGCTACGATTTCTGTTTATGCTACGTGGACTAATGATATTGGAACTTCTGGTTTCTCTTCAGCAACAACTTATAATTTAGCTACAGGGGAAACAGGCGCAGTTCCTCGCGATCCTGCAGCCCCTAGTACGCTGGCAACCCCAGTTCTAGAATGGGATAGTCGTGGCGGCCTAATGATTCGCAATATGCGAGCATCTGTTGATGACAATACAATTACTCGCTACTTTGTCGTAGTGTACGATAATTCAACTACTTACTTCGATTTTGCCACAAAAACGACAGCAGCGAATGAAGCCGCAGCAAGATTTGATGTAGGACTCGGCCACCGTGCTTTTCTAGGACTAAAGAAAAAGAAACTTACAAACGTATTTGGTTCTAGTGGAACCATTTACGCCTACTATTATGCAGAAAACGCACAGGGGGTTTCATCGGCATCTGCTAATTCTGCTGGATTGAGTCTTGCTACAACCGCTGAGTATTTATCTGATAACTATGATGCTGCGCGTGTTATAGATGTAAGTGCGTTAATGTCATCGCCACAAAATTTAATTGTTAATGGCGATTTTGGATTTTCTACGGCTACATCTACAACTCTAAATAAGTGGAGAATGTGGTTTAAAAGCGCCGGGGTTAGCCAAGCGAATACATTAGCTATAACTACAACTAGTTCTGATTTAATTTGGGATCAAACTAATCATTGTATTAAATGGCAAAATATTGGTGTAGCTCCTGTTGTACCACTTAGGGGTTTAGTTCCTGGGGATTATTTTACAGTAACTTTCTTAATTAAAAAAGTTGGGAGTGTTACTCCAGACTTGAGAGTTAAATTTGTTAGGGGCGGTACGACAACAGATGATACAGAATCGGCACCATCTGGAACAATAGCTCTAACTACAAGCTATGTACTTGTAGGTGCAAGAATGAGACTATCTACCGGAGCTGATGGCTCAGTTACTCAATGGTTAGAATTTGATACACCAACTACTTTAGATACTAGTAATTATTTAGTGATTGATAGAGTTAGTTTAACAAGAGGAAAGCAGCCACATTCTTATATGTGGAATGAAAGCGATGATCAAACTGTTTTTTTTGCCGCAAGTCCTGCGGCAATAACTTCGCCAGATGTATCTGATCCATCTGTTGGAATTCAGGGTGGATTTATTGATGATGCATCTCTGGCCGTTATAACTTTAACATAAAAATGAAACCATTTAAAAGCGCGTTTAAATCTGGAGGAACAGATACTCAAATTAGCTTATCAACGGGCACAAAAGTAATAACAGGAGTACTAATTAAACCACTATCGTCAAATGAAACAGATATGATAATTATTAATTCATCTATGGCTCCAGATAAATCTGGCACCATCTCAATAGATGATGAAATTATCTATTATCATGGTTGTCACAAGGACGAACCCGGAACCTTGTTTGACCTATTGCGGGGGCAAGAAGGTACTGTTGCAACCGAGCATGCTATCGGAACAGCAGTCTCCATACACGGCGCTGCGCGACACGGAAATCCTGCGATTGTTGATTCTATGATTGCGATGCAGGAAAAAATTATCGATCTTGAAATGAGACTAGTAAAACTAGAGAAAAAACCGTAATAGTTGCAGCCAAAGACTTTATCTTTCAACAATTTATGGAAGGGGCATACTTGAACCTTGTTACGCATTGAAAACAAAGAATTTAGAGATGGCGAGTTGCCTTCTTTCATAAAAAACACAATATTTCACTCATGTAAATTTAGAGGAAAACTCCCCGACTTCCATCTATGTGAATTTCATGATTGTGATTTATCAGGAACTATAGTTAGGGAACTTGTTGAATGCATGTTATTTTCTTGCAACCTCAATCATGCTAATTTTTCGGATGCAGATGTGAGGTTCTCCAAGACAAACGCTGGTTCCCCTTGCACCGCTTATGGAGCCGAGTGGCAGGGAGTTTGCTGTACTCTAGACTGCGGTTGGTTTTCTGGAATTAAAGCAAATGAAGAAGATGCTGAAATATTTCTTATAATGAGCACGCTTCCTGATACCCCACTTAGAAAGAAACTTTTAAGGGGATTTTCTCCCGAACTTTTGCGTGAAACTAGAAGGCGAATGAAAAAGAATTTTCGGGCTTGACACAAGTTTAAGAATTCGTTAAAATAGAAGCATGAAAACACCCAAAGATAAGGTTACTCTTTTGTCTGAAGCAAGAAAAAAGAGAGAAGAAAAACAAGTTGCTGTTCGAAATTCAATTCTTTTAAGCAAAGCAGAAAGACGGGAAGTTCAAGGATTTAAAGCGCGTCAACGAGAAATTGATACCATACAGAATCCTCTAAACTCAGATTATAGAGAATTTCTAGCCGAACTCCAGACTAAATATTCAATAACAATTGGCGTAACGCATCAACTTGACATTGATAGCTATGAATTAGTTCCAATGCCAGAGCAACCAAAAACCCCGGAGACTGCATGAAAGTAACAACTTCAAGCAGTATTAAACCTACAGAAGCCTTTTTTGGTGCCAAGGTAACTCGATGCAGATGCGGAGATCCTTGGAAAATCCATGCGTGCCATTGTTCACTATATAATGCGGACCCCAAAGAACACTTGGGTCAACCATGTCCTTATGGAAACGATCCTTGTCCAATTGGGGTACAAGATGATCTAGGAATTGTTTCTTACTGGCATAAAAACCCATTAAAACGTTTTGTTTACTGGTTTAGAACCAGAATTTTGAATGAGAGAGTCAATGATGAAGAAAGTTTATAAAGTATTTTCAGTTGAACCGCAGCAAGTAGAGGTCGTGGCTAATGTGGGTGGAAAACCCACCAAAGTCTTGGCGCCTACTGTTGTAGCTCAACTTGTACCTGTTCATGATGATGGTTCTGGAACACTCAAAACCGCTGTAGATGCCGAGAATCTTAAGATGTTCGAATTGGGCGATGAAGTGACAGTTACCTTTTCATCGGAGTAATTTGATTTGGCCGAATTGCACTTGCTTCGGACAATTCTTTTTCTAAAGCTTCAATTGCCAAAATCGCCTTTTCCTTTTTAATTATAAGATATGGCAGTATAGCTTTTAATAGTTCTACTACATCATATTTCCTAGCCACGCTCCATTTGTAGCAGCGTTTTCTGTTACCTTTTGGTCGATAAGAACTAACTGTCCCTACAAACTGTGCAACCCATCTTATACATGGTTCATCAGTAAGAGACATTGTTACGGAATAATGTGGAATATCATATTGCTTGGATTTGATTATACTTCCTTCACCATCAACTAATCCTGCGATATATGCGTGAATTGCCACATCGTTTGGCAACTTTATGGTTTTGGACCATGCTGAACCAACAGCATGACCGGCTCTGTAGCCATATCGTCGATTAAATAATCTATATAAAGCTGCCCTATCTCGTTCTAATTCTTCAGCTAATTTACCTATAGTTAGCCTTTCAGAAATCAGGCGATTATACAAGGCATCTGATTGCTCAGTGGTTAAATAAGGACCACGAGTGTAATTTTTTACTTTCATGGTAACTATGTTATCATATTTTCAACTTTAGCACAAGAGCTAAATGACAACAGGTAACTGTTGAAAGGAAAGAACTTATGGCCACGGTGTTTTCAAATTCTGGGAAAGATATCGTCACCAATAGAATCAAAGGCTCTGGAACCGAACCAAACTATTGCGCGGTTGGAACTGGTGCTGGTACAGCCGCAATCACCGATACAACTTTATTTACAGAAGTTGAAACAAGGGTTGCTGGAACATCCACCCGCCAAACAACCACAACCACCAACGATACATACCAGTCTGTAGGTACTATTTCTATCACTGCAACACGCGCCCTAACCAATGCAGGTTTATTTGATGCTTCTTCATCTGGCAACATGCTGATTAAGGGAGATTTTTCGACAATAAATCTCGTAAATGGTGATTCGATCCAAATAACTGGCAAGTTGTCCTTCACCTAATGCGGTGGCACCAAATTAAGCATGGTAAATGGTGGATGCTCCAGTGGGGAAAACCTATTTTCTTTTCGCTTGGTATTCACATTGACCCAAGGATTTGGTATGTTGATCTGCATTTAATCGCTTGTATTATTACTTTTGGTCATTGTGAAAAGGCTTATACTGACTACAAAGCATGGTGGGCATCTAGGAGTCTAGAAAACGAATGAGCGTAGTTGTTACTAAGTTTCCAACATCAAATTCTGTAGACACCGGGGCCGGACTAACGAATCCAAATAACGCGCACGCCGATGATGGTTCTTATGCCACCGCCGCACCGGGGAAGAATTTAAGCCTCGGGACTGCTTATGCTGGATTTGGATTTGACAGCGCAATACCATCTGGTGCCACAATAACCAAAGTTCAAATTATCTACCAGTATAAAACTAGTACTACAAGTTCAGTAGCAACAGCAAGAGTCGGCGCTCAAGTCAGTACTGTGAATCAAGCAACTCACGATGATACATCTGAGCCTGCGGGTGATACCACTATCACAGTTGACATAACTGCTGATCGTTCTTGGACACAAGCAAATCTTCTTGATGCTAATTTTAAGGCTAGATTATTGGCGGTTCAGGGAAGTAGTAGCACAGCCGTTACATTTTCATTCGATTTTATTCAAGTAGAAGTTACGTATACAACTATGTATACCGAATTAGAAAGTATAGGACGTGGCATGCTCCGAGGAGCCTTTAGATAATGTTTCTTTTAGCAAAATACAATACACAAACAGTTTTTACATTTCCAATGATTAAGCGCGGTGTAATCGATTTTGCTGTAACTGCCGACTGGACCCCAGCTACAGGTGACACCAAAATTAGTAAAGATGGTGGAAATGTTGCTAACACGACCAATAATCCCGCCGCTGTTGGTGGAACTGGATCTGCGTTGTGGACACTTACCCTAACAGCTACCGAACTTCAAGCTGCTGTCGTAGATATCCAGATTATTGATTCTGCCACAAAAGCCGTCGAAGATCAATTTTTTAAAATTTATACATATGGAAATGCAAGTGCAAAAATTATAGTAGATCTAAGCGATACAGTACGTCTTGGACTTACATCCCTTCCTAACGCAGCAGCAGAAGCCGCTGGTGGATTGTATACTCGCGGAACAGGTGCTGGGCAAATCAACCAACCCGCTAACGGTCAAGTTGATGCAAATACAGTAAAAATTGGTGGAACAACCCAAACTGCTGGAGACGTTGGTTCTCAAGTTGCTGCAATAAAAGCAAAAACAGATCTTCTTCCAGATGGGATTAAGAAGAATACAGCTCTATCTAATTTTGCATTTTTGATGGTTGACTCTACAGATCACATATCTGCCAAAACTGGCCTAACAATTACCGCCACAAGATCAATCGACGGCGCTGCCTTTGCAGCCTGTGCAAATTCTGCATCAGAAATATCAAATGGTATATATAAGATAAATCTCGCCAATACTGATCTCAATGGTGATATGATTGTTTTGCGATTTACCGGATCTGGGGCAGATGATCGTTTGATTACAATTATCACGGAGACATAATGCCATTTTCTCCTACTGATATTACCGGATGTAAACTATGGTTGAAAGCAGATTCGTTAGCACTCAATGATAATGATCCAATTAGCACATGGTCAGACTCATCCGGTAGTTCTAACGATGCTACTGCCAGCGGCGCTGTTCGCCCCACATTCAAAACTGCCCAAGTAAACGGATTGCCAGCAGTGCAATTTGGTGGCAGTCACTACCTTCTAACACCGTCAATTACTACAACCATAGATTCTATTTTTATTGTCTATAAACATACATCTGGATCTGGCTATATTATAGAATTTGAGGGAAATGATGCTGCTAACGCACTTATAGCTGGATTTACAGCTAATGTTGAAACCTATAATTCTCCAAGAATATCAGTTGGAGCATATTCAACATCATTATTTAATCTTCATGAAGTTACTCGTGGTAGTGGAACTACCACATATATAAATGGTACATCCGTAACGTCCGATGGAACTAATCAACACGCTGGGGGAGTATTCACGATAGGAGCGTCTAGATTAGGAACGGCTGACTTTGTAACTGGCTATATCGCTGAAATTATTTTTTATGATTCTGTTTTATCTACAGGTGATCGCCAAAGCGTAGAAGGTTATATTAATACAAAATATTTTGTAGCTGCTGCTAGTTACGCGCGTCACACATATTTACCTCCCGGAATAACTCAGTGGACGGTTGGATTTGAGAGATGAAATATATAGGAGCACCATCCGGTATAGTAGGTACTTGGGTTACTCAAGGGCACACTATAGCTACCCAGAATATTACTGCATCTGGCGTGGGTGCTGCTGCATTAAATCGCAATCCATTTAAAATAGTTTCCGTCGCCGGTATTGGTGCTGCAAGCCTAGTTCGATCAACAGCACACAGTATCTCAGCCGCCGGTGTCGGGGCGGCTTCTATTCTGAAATCTCCCGGAAAGTTCATCTTTCCATCCGGAGTTGGGGCTGCTCTTCTAACTACAAATATAACAAAAATCCAGTCAATTATCGCTGCTGGAGTTGGTACTGGGCTGCTAGTAAATCGGCCAACTAAAATAGTCAGCACTTCTGGAGTCGGCACACCCGCTCTAACCAGAACTTCCGTCCATATAATCAACGCTGTTGGTATAGGTGCAGCTAGCTTAATTAACTCTGTTTTGAAAAATATTTCTGCATCCGGAATCGGAACTGCATTTTTAAATATGAGCCTTATAAAAATCCAGGAAGTTGCTCCGGTTGGTGTTGGGGCTGCCACCATAATCAACCAGCCTGCTAAAATAGTTTCGGCGGCAGGTGTCGGAGCCTCTGTTATCCAGACAGCTAAAACAAAGATTCAAAGTATAATTGCAGCGGGTATGGGGGCGGCGAGTTTAATAAAAACTCCGGGAAGAATTTTAAATACATCTGGTGTTGGAACAGCAGCGATTATAAACTCCCCGGTAAAAATCCTATCAGCCGCTGGCATAGGTGCCGCATTTATTAACGCAGTTAAAATCGTCGCAGCGCTTATTTCTGCATCTGGAACTGGGGATGCTCAAATAACTAAACAGCCAGTAAAAATACTGGCTTCTTCTGGAATCGGAAGCCCAAATATTTCTAGACTTGTAGGTAAAACACTGAGTTCTAGTGGTATCGGCGCCACCGTAATAACCACCCTAAAAGTAAAAATACAAGAAATTTCTGCGAGTGGCACTGGACTTGCAATTCTCATAAGAACTGCGTTAAAAGTGTTGAGTGGAACCGGAACCGGAACACCGTCAGTTCTTAGAACTCCGGCTCATTCTATAACCATTGGTGGGGTAGGCGCTGCCGCTGTAGTTAAACAGCCATCAAAAATAATTTCTATAGACGGTGTTGGCGCCGTTGTCGTAACTTTAACACAAGTAACGAGCAAAATAATTTCAGCCGCTGGAGTTGGAACTGCTGTACTTGTTCGCGGCGTTCTTAAGAATTTAAGTGGTTCCGGGGTTGGTGCTGGTGCTATAACCAAACAGCCTCGAATTTCTATTTCTACTAGCGGGATTGGAACAGGAACATTATTCCGACTTGTAAGTAAATTCATATCCACTGCTGGTGTTGGTCTTGTTATTATAGCAAGGACTCCAAATAAGCAAGTCAGTGCGGTATCAACAGGAACCGGAAGTATTACAAGAGCCCCAGGTCACATTATTTCTGGTCAAGGTGTTGGACTTGCTGGAATCCTAAGAAGTTTTCCATTCAGTTTCTCTGCTGCCGGAACTGGGGTAGCGTCATTATTCAAATCCCCAACTAAAATAGTTTCTGGAACAGCCACTGGAATTGGTAACATTGTTTGGATGCCAATAAAAATTATATCTGCCGTAGCAGTCGGCGCTGGACGGTTTATTAGATCCGCTGGGAAAGTAATTGTAGCAACTGGTATCGGTTATGCGATAATTACTTTTATCAGTAGTGGGACTAGATTCCCAATTGTTCAGTTTATAAGAACTGGAATACTAAATCTAAGCAGATCAAGAACTGTTGATTATGAGCGCTACAAAGGCTCAGAACTATCTGGCGAAGTATCAGTAAAGAGAAGCAAGATAACAAAAATTAGTGAGGAATAAATGGCAGAGTTTAATGGGATAATCAGCAACTTCGCAAATGACGTGGATATTTCATTTGACTGGACGATTACTACAGTTCCAGCACTGTCTACTATAGCTAGCGCTGAGTTCACCGTCAAGACTGTTGAAACTGATCCAGACTCTGCTGCTATTCTTGTTAAAATAATAACTCCAACAAATTCTACAGGAGTTGGGCAAGTGGAAGATACTGGCTCCGATGGTACTGGAAAAATCAGATTTGATTTAACTCCTACTGATACAGCAAAACTAACTCCTGGTGTAATTTATGTTTACTGGGTTTATGTAATTTTAAATAGTGGGCAGACAACATTAGTGGAAAAAGGAAGCATCTTCTCGGCGCAGGGAGCTTCACATGTATAGAATGAAGCTATTAAGATTTTTGCTTTCTATTATATTGATCTTTTTTATAAGCTGCGGAAGTGGAGTCCACGTCAAAAATCATCCGTTTAAAGATAGCTCGATCTTTAATTTTGGAAAAGTTGATGACAATGTATATCGCGGTTCCCAACCATTAGAATCCGATTATATCGGGCTGAAGAAACTTGGCATCAAAACAGTTCTCGATTTAAGAGACGATCAGGTTAGTACTTCCCCAAAATTTGCTAAAATGGCTGGCCTAGAGTATAAACATGTTACAATGTCATCTACGCACACACCGAGATTGAAGGATGTTCAGACCGCTGAAGCAATTTTACGCGATCCTCTGAACTGGCCTGTCTTCGTTCACTGCGAGGGTGGCCGTCACAGAACGGGTGTAATTGTTGCTGTATATAGAGTTATAGTTTCCAAATGGACGATAGATAAAGCTTGGGGTGAGGCTCTGAAATACGATTACTACTCTGATTTTGGACACCAATCTATTGAAACGTGGTTTCTACGCGATTTTAAGCCTGAATTATTCTAAACCAACCCGAACATCCTTTTTTCTTTAAAGGTCTCTTAAATCGCTTCCTAACGCGTTCTTGGGGGATTCTACGGCACAGTCTGAAATCAAAATTCATTTTCTGAAAAACTAAATTAGTATGGCACACCGACCGATAACAGATAATTTTACTCTATTCTTTGATTACGGAGTTTGGATTCCTGATAAATACCTCGATATTACTGGGGATATTAATGAGAAACTAGTTTTTAAAGCCATGCGTGGGCTAACAATCCTAGATTCTTTAGCAAGCAATGCACCAATAACAATCCGCCTATCTACTTCAGGTGGAGATGTTTACGACGGTTTATCCCTGTATGATGCTATAAGAAATTGTAAATCCAGAGTAGAAATCATAGGATTTGGAAAAGTATGGTCAATGGGTTCTGTAATTATGCAAGCCGCCGACCCCGGTGGAAGATTTCTAACGCCAAACACAACGTTCATGGTGCATCAAGGATATTCGGGAATTACCGAGGATCATCCGGAAACAGTTCAAAGATGGGCCAAAGAAGACAAAAGAATTGGTAATAAAATAAATCGTATTTTATACGAACGAAGCAAGTTAACTGCCGATATCTCGATTACGCAGAAACAATTTATAGCCGGAATCCAGTTCGATGTTTATATGGACCCAAGTACAGCGATCTCGGCGGGACTCGCAGATGCCATTCTTGCGCCATAGGCCCTTGCGCTAATCCAAAAAGTTTGGTATGATAGCCACTATATGAATAAAGATGGAACACCTTCGGTGCTTTTCTTCGACATAGAAACTGCTGGTCCAGCTTCAATGACGGCTGATCTGGCAATTGTTATTTGCTTCGGCTATAAATGGCAGGGTGAGAAGCATTCTCATTGCTTGACAATTGATGAGAAATCTCTTAGAAAATTTGACGACAGCAAACTCCTAAAAGAAGCGTGTAAAATTTTTGAAGAAGCCGATTTAATTGTTGCACATTACGGCTCGGTATTTGATCGCCGTTTTATTCAAGGCCGCTTATTAATCAATAATTTACCGCCAATCCCACAGACTAAAATGAGGGATACTTGTTTCATGGCACGAAGTATCGCCAATTTTAGTCGTAATCGACTTGCGTACCTTTGCAAAATTCTGAATCTCGGTCATGCTAAGCTAGACAATAACTGGCCCGCAGCTTGGTTCTCCGTACTTCGCGGAGATATGGGAGCCCTTAAAAAGATGGCTATTTATTGTAAAGGCGATGTTCTAGCTCTCGAAGATCTTTATAATCGACTGAAAGCCTTTGATAGTCCCCATCCAAGAATGGTTATCGACCGAACAAAGTGCGGTCTTTGCGGCGGCGAAATCGAATACCGTGGTTTTTCATTTGTCGGACACCTCAGATACCGGCGCTTTGTATGTAAAAACCCTAAATGTCGCAAATGGGATAGAGAGAGAACAGCGATTAAATCCAAGAAATAAGCATCTTAGGGGCATACATGAAGGATATTTAACGCTATTTTTAGATTTCTCTTGACAAAAATCAAGGAATCTACTAAAATAGCAGAGTTGCCAACTTCGGGTAGCGGCGATCCCACGAGATTGTAAACCTCGCATTCTTCGGAGTCTCGGTGGTTCGAGTCCACCAGTTGGCACCATTTTGGCAGAGTTCGTTAATTGGTAAGCGGCTGATCTCCAAAATCAGTGCTGAAAGTTCGACCCTTTCCTCTGTCGTAGTAGACCGCTGCAACGCGCCAACCAGAGCGTAGCGACTCGGCTAGTTACTGAGTCGAATCTGGTAAACTGGAAGCGAACCGGCTGGATCAGGGGAGAGTTTGCTAAACTCTTGGGGCGCTAGACGTGCCCTTGTGCGTTCGAGTCGCACCGTTTCCGCTTGGAGAATTTGGCATAGGCACGCCGCACGGTCCTGAAAACCGCAGGGGCTTACACCCCGGTAAGTTCGACTCTTACATTCTCCGCTTTTTGGCCCCGTGGTGAAACTGGATATCACAAAACGCTTCGAACGTTTAGTTGAGGAATCGTACTCTTCCGGGGTTATTGGAGTAATTATGGAAGATACAGATAAAGTGCCCGAATTCAAATTCGGAGTATTCAACTCTATGTTTAGATACGGGCTAGTAAAAAAGTTCTATGAAAAAGAAGCCGCTATTAAATATGCGGATTACCTCAGTCACGGCGGACAATATTTCGTTGAACGAGTTGACTGGATAATGCCTTAGTTTTATGCGAGCGTAGACAAATTGGCAAAGTCGGCAGGCTTAGACCCTGTTTTGCGAAAGCATCCTGGAGGTTCAACTCCTCTCGCTCGTACCTTGCTGGTGTGGTGTAATTGGTAAACGCAGCGGCCTCAAACGTCGCTTATGGCTGTTCGAATCAGCTCACCAGCATTTTCAGTGGATGTGGGGCCTCCTGCATCGGCGCCCTTGCACACCGAGGCGCTTTTAATTTCGGGTGCTATTTATCGCGCATAGCCAAGGGGAAAGGCGTGAGTCTGCAAAACTCTGATACATCGGTTCGATTCCGATTGCGCGATCTTAATGCGGGCGATAGCGCCATTGTGCTAACTGCGCTCATAACGCAGATAAGGCGGGGTGAGACTCCCCGGCCCGCTACCATTTGAAACGCCAAGCGGCCACATGAAATTGGTATACCTCAATTAAGGAGAACGGGTAAGAATGACCGACGCGCCGCCAGCGCGAGTACTGGCGACCTTGGCGCGGTTTTTGCCAGCGTGATGTAATTGGCACGCATTTACCGCTTAAAACGGTGATTTTGGGGGTTCGAGTCCCTCCGCTGGCATTCTTTGGTGCGAAGCTATGCTATGAATATTGCCATAGAGCGCAAACCTCCATTGGATGTTAGGCGCTCGCACTGAGGGGACATGGCGTCGAATGCAAATGGCTAGCAGCAAGTCCTTCAAACTTGTACTAGAGAGTTCAATTCTCTCCGGCGCTGCTATTCCGCCTGACTATTTCGATGGCAGGCTGCGGGAGTACACTACAGAAGGAATTCTGAAAGAACTCCCTGCTTATGGCGACTGTAGTGTAGTGGAAACATGGAAAGCTGTGAACTTTTCGTCAGTCCGTTCAAATCGGCTCAGTCGCCCTTTATTCTGGCGTCTTCTAAAGCAAGAACCATCGCTCTGAACGATGAGAATCTCGGTTCGATTCCGTGCGCCAGTGCCAACTAATTTAGTTTTGCCGATCTAGTGTAATTGGCTGCACGCCCTCCTGATTAGAGGGAAGCTCAGGGTTCAAGTCCTTGGATCGGTACTTAGGGAGTTTATCTCCCGACGAAGAGCCGGGGTCGCTGGTTCAACTCCAGTAAAGGGGACCATTTTATCCCCTGCTAGTTTAGCGTAAAACACCGGCTATGATTTTTGGAGGCGTAGTGTAAAGGCCGCACGATTGGCTGTCTACCATTTAGAGCGAGTTCGAATCTCGTCGTCTCCGCCTGTTCTCGTAGCCAAATTGGATAAGGTGCCAGTCTTCTAAACTGGAGATTCCGAGTTCGAGTCTCGGCGGGAACATTATGAAAGTTCTTTTCACTACTATTTTAGTAGCCGTATCTTTTCTTTGTACCGGCTTTATTGGTGGATTTTCTAGTTATACAGCGACAGCGTACACCCTAAAAGGCCGTACGGCTTTTGGTTGCAAAGCACACTCTGGAATAATAGCTGCTGATCCGCGCCAGATTAAACTCGGTTCTACAGTTTATATCAGAGCCGGTAAATACTCCGGAGAATATGTCGTGCATGACACTGGCGTAAAAGGCCGTAGAATCGACATGTGGCTCCCCAGCCGAGCAGAAGCCTTGCGCTTTGGCAAGAAATCTGTTACACTGAAAATATTATGAAAACAATTTGGATATTAACAGCGCATTCTGAAAGTGGTGATGATTTTGGCCCATTAGCATTTTCTAAGAAACCAACAGAAGCAAAACTAAAGAAAATTGCTTTTGATTGGGATGGTGAAGAAACAGAAGATGGTCCTGGTGACTATGGTTCTTATGTTTATTTGGATCTAAGTGAGGTAGAAGTTGATAAAAAAAGTTAAATTTGTTTATCCAGAAGCATCAGAGAATGTTTCAAACAGCCCGTTCTTTATTTCTATAATGCAAGAAATTGTTAAACGACAGCGCGAATGGGTGACTAGGAACTCGTAGCTCAATTGGCAGAGCATCACTCTCTTAAAGTGAGTTGTGCGGGATCATTGCCCGCCGAGTTCATTTCTGCTCCCTTGGTGTAGTGACAGCACGCTTGCTTTATACGCAGGAAGCCCCAGATTAGGGCGTGGCAGAGGTTTAATTCCTCTAGGGAGTACTCGGATCGAAGGCTCAATTGGCAGAGTACCGGACTTTTAATCCGGGGGTTGTGAGTTCGACTCTCACTCGATCCACTTTGTCGGCGTAATTTAATCGGTAAAATACATCCCCGGTACGGATGTTTCAAGAGTTCAAATCCCAGTACCGGCTTTTATTGGCGTGTCGTTTAATAGGCAAGACGGCAGATTGTTAATCTGTTAAGTGCAGGTTCGAGTCCTGCCGCGCCAGCTTTAACTGTGTGTAGCCTAGTCTGGTTCAGGCACTTGGTTTGGGGCCAAGGTCACGGGAGTTCAAATCTCTCCACACAGACTTTACAGGGTGTGGTGTCAATTGGCTGGCGACCCGGCCTGGAACCGGGAATATGCAGGTTCGAGTCCTGTCACCCTGACTTATGAAAACAACAATAGCAACTTTATTTGTCGCATTGTTTCTTGCTGTTCCAGTGTTTTCACAAAACCGCGAACGGCACATGGATAATCGAGGTGTGTCAGAACACCGCCAAGAGTGGTTACAAGAACGTGCTCGAAATAGAGAACGAGAATCTCGTGATCGGCCTGTTAGAGTAGTTCCAGTAGTTCCGGTACGTCCAGTTCAACCTCGTATTGAAGATCGCCGTGGCGAGCAGCATCGCGATTGGGATCGACGTGAACGCCACGAGCGTCCTTCGGGACCAAGAGTAGTGATCGTACCACGCTTGACATTCAGATTTCCTTTCTTTTACAAGGGAGCAAGAATCTACAACGCCTACGACTACGGATTTCGTGACGGATTCTACAAGGGACGAGAAGACTTCAGATTCGGATTTCCGTGTGATCCCGAATTCGAATTCGATTACAGGCATTCATACGATGATCGTTATCGAGCGGGATTTCTTGCTGGATACGACCGTGGATGCCGTTGGCGCTAGGAGATTTTTATGCTTTGGACGATTTTGATCGTGCTTTTAGTTCTATGGTTACTCGGTTTGATCGGTGGAGTCGGGGGTGGTTTAATCCACCTCCTGCTCGTTGTCGCGCTGATCGTTCTTTTAATCCAGTTGATTACTGGCCGAAGAGTAGTTTAAATTTTTAGGGCTCATAGCTTCAATTGGTAAAGCGACTGGCCTGCAACCAGTAGACTCTCGGTTCGAATCCGAGTGGGTCCACCATTTTTGCGGATATAATTCAAGAGGATAGAATCCAAGTTTCCTAAACTTGCTATCCGGGTCCGAGTCCCGGTATCCGCTTTTGTACGCATAGCTGAGATGGATTAGCGGCAGTCTGAAGAACTGCAAAGGCCCGTTCGATTCGTGCTGCGTACACCACATCATATAAAGGAAAACAAATGCATTACCGAAATGGTCGTGAAGCTCATAACGGAGACAAGGTAGTAAAATTAGAAGGTGGGAAGATTGTTAGTTTCGGAGTGCTGCACAGCGCCACTCCCGGCAACGATTACTGCAATGGATATATAGCTGTAGTACAGTCCCCAACCGACTACGCTTGTATGGTAGACTGTCTCCATGTAGATGACGTAGCTGAGTTGCTAGCAGAAAAAGGGTTAGCAACCCGACCGGCTGGTAAGTAATTTTGCTCGGAAACCAAATGGATCGGTGATAGTCTTTGAAACTATTTTAGTTGGTTCGATTCCAACCCGAGCGGCTTTGTCGCGCTGATATAACTGGTTATTATTCCGGTCCTGTAAATCGGCCATCGGGGTTCGACTCCCCGGCGCGGCTCTTAGGATTAAATTTTATGCCATATAAAGTAAAAACCCCATCTGGTGTTTTAGCAGATGGAGAATGGGAACGAATCGAAGATATTCCAGAAAAAATACCAGATCGATTTGAATACTACTTTGAAACTGCTGAAGCAGAAATTATATGGGTTGACGACTAATTTAGTTGCCGTATTGATGTAGCTGGAAACACGGGAGTCTTCCAAAAATAAAAATGTATAAACAAAGATTTTGTAATGATTGTGGCTCTAAAAGAGATAAAAGAAGCAAAAGCGAACTTTGCTTAATATGCTTTAGAGAAAAAGTTAAACGCGAGGCTAATAAATATCAACCCGGATTTATTTAAGGTGGAAGTCAGTGGGCAGATAAGGATGGTTTAACTCATTATCAAAAAAATAAATCTCAATATTCTGCATTAGCTATGCTCTCGAAGAAGAGAAGAAAGATTATTCTCTATAGTATTATAAATGAATACAAAGCTGAACGAGGGTGCAAGGATTGTGGCAATAAATTTCCAGAATATCCACAAGTTTTAGATTTTGATCATTTAGATTCAAATAATAAAAAGGCAGCAATTTCATCAATGCTACAGTTTGGGAATTCTTTGCAGTTAATAATAGACGAGATTGCTAAATGTGAGTTAGTTTGTGCAAATTGTCATAGAATAAGAACTTTTAAAAGAAGACATAAAATTAGTATTTAATTGTGAAAGTAGCTCAATTGGCAGAGCGCCAGTCTTCCAAACTGGATGTTGCGAGATCGTTGCTCGTCTTTCACATTTCGCCAGATTCGACAAGCGGAAAGTCACTACGTTTACACCGTAGCATGCGTGGGTCCGAATCCTACATCTGGCATTCTGTGCGGTATATCGAAAGTAGCCCCCGCTTTGTCTGGTAAGGTTGCAAACGAACCAGCGAAGTACTTGGCAATCGGCGCCTGAAGCAGAAGCATGGAATGCTGGCCAGCAAGAAATGCGGAGCAGGAGATTGGCGCAAATTCGGGATAGCACAGATTCGCTGGTGTAGTGTATAAAAATAGGATAACACAGCCTTCCCGTAAAGGGCAAATGGCGGTTCGAGTCCGCTCATCAGCTTAATTTTATGAGGCCAGTTCTTCAATTATCCGCAGCATATGAAGCTGAGAAGTTAGTCTCAGTAGAAGATGCTTTCCTGCTTATCTGGAAGGGCGCCGCTGAACTCGTTGAACCGGACGGCGCCAGAGTCCTTCGCTCCCAGTACGATAGTTTCCCACAACCTTCCGTAATCCGCCTCGTTAAATATATCGACATCCGTGGAAAACAACGTCGTTCACATTCCAAAAGAAATCGTGTCCTAGGACGTGACGGCTACCGCTGTCAGTATTGTGGAGCTAAAGGTACAAACATGACTCTGACAATGGATCACATCTTTCCAGCATCCCGAGGTGGGCAAACATCCCCAGAGAACCTTGTTACTGCGTGTTTTTCTTGTAATCAAAAGAAGGGTGATCGGACTCCAGAAGAAGCTGGGATGCGTCTCAGAAAGAACCCAACGTCTCTTACATATGGGATCGACCGTTCAATTATTTGTCACATCGCAGAGAACCGCCCAGAATGGGCCAAGTTCTTGTACATCGATAGTAAGTACTCAGAAGCTTTTGAGGAATAACCCCGGCTTAGCCGGACTGTAGGATTTATGTCAGCCAAAGTTAACGGGGGGCCGCAAGAGCGGCCCCTTTCTTATTATGCAGAACCAAAAAATCCATCAATAGAGGAAGAAGTCAGCCCTATGCGCAAAAGTAATCTTTCCAACGAAGATGATATAGCTGACATCGCAAATATTCTTCGCGATGGATTTAAAGATATTGGCAAGCAACTAGAAGATCAGAAAGACGAGATTGCTAGCCGCATGCCAGTCAAACCATCATTAACAGCTATTATCGGCGCTGCTGTGGCTGTTTTAACTGTATGCTTAATTGTCGGCGCGTATCTTGTAACTATTACTAAATATAGTTCAGATCTTGCTGGAGAAGTAAATGTCTTAAAAACAACTATTCAAAATCAAAATGAAAAATTTATTAATTTGCAGACCCAGATTAATGATGATAAATTAGATGTCAAAACGATGAGAGCAGAAGTAAATCAGTTAAGAATTGAAGTTGCCCGAGTATCTGGAAGAGTTGTAGTTCCAACTCCCGCCATTCCCTAACAATCAAATTAAAGGATAAAAAATAATGTGTGTACCTTGCAAAGTAGTAACTAATGGTTTAACCGCTGTTGGTAAAATAAATGGATGGTATGGTGGACTAGAAGAACTTCATAGTAGAGGATTTGATCTCCCAGCATCAGCCTACCGCCGCGCCAAGGAAGTTTTGTGTGGATTTGATGATGATATGGACGAAGTTCTAAATTTCATTAACAACGGCCCATATGTGCCCTTTAAGAAAGAAATAATTCTCTAGGGATAGCATATATGCTATATGAATGGGATCAATAATGGCAGATCGTGACATAATGACTGAGTTAGCAGTCATGATAGATCAATTAACTGATGCCGTGAAAGCACTTACTATCAAGCTGGATAAATTACAAGATGAGAAAGTTCAGTCTCTTTCAGAACAAATGGCACGCCAAGATGAGCGTTTGAAATCAACCGAAGTTATAGCTAGCTCAGCAAAAAATATATCCGACGTAATTTCAAATGAATTTAGTGCTCAGAAAGATAAGGTAGCAAAACTCGAAAGATTCTTTTATGGAATGATAATTTTTGTAATTATCCAGCTAATTGGGCTGCTTATTTGGCTGATAAAAATTCCCCATGCAATGGTAATTTTGAAAGGTATTTCATGGCTGAGATAGATTTGGATGCTCTAAAATCAAGATTACGAATGATTCGCGCTGGAATGAGCCGGTCGTTTTGGAGTGATTTGCTGGTAGAAACTGCGGCTGCAATAGTTGTAGAAGAAAGTGGTTATATAGTTGATGCTACAAAACCAGGAGATTTGTTATTTGGGTACATCCCAGGTGAACTTGCCGGACAATCTTTAAAAACCATAATTCCAAAACGATTTTGGGAAATACATGATCAACATTGGAAACGATATTGGGAAAATCCTATCGCTCAAGCAATGGGCGCCCGCTTAATGGAGGTTCCTGATATGAGCGGAGCCTCCAAACGAAAGTTGGATATTGTTGGCCGGGTTAAGGACGGAACAGAGAAGAATTTGACTATCGGACTTTATCCATTTAAACCAAAAGAAACCGATCAAAGAGCCGCATTAGCGTTGATATCAGAGAGATTTTAATGCATCAATGGTTTTTTACACGTCCAAAATGGATAGCATTTGGTTCTATGACATCCGGGGCTGTTAGTACTGCATATGGATTGTTTACATGCATTCGATATGCTCAAAGTGGACAATCAGTATCCCCAATATTTGGGACTGTTCCAATGGCATTTCCTACTGCCGCATTATTTGTAATTGATGGATTAGCGATCTTTTGGATTGGCTGGTTAATAAGAACTCAAAATTTTTCTAAAGCTAGAAACTACCCAAGATTAAGCGAAAACCATAAGGTACAATTAATTTTGGCTGCCATCAGTGCTATTTCTTTAATCTTAGTAGCTCTAATTGGGTCGTTTAAATAGCAGCTAGCTTGCTACATAATTCTTTAACGCTCTTACAAAGAGCTATCCTTCGAGCATGTTCCGGGCGATCTATGTCTTCAACCATTCGCTTTGTTACGCCCATCATTAATTTTGTTTCTTCCACGAAATCATTTACATTCCTTGCAAGCAAGCATACCCAAAAATTTCCTTGTTTAAAATAAGCAACGCTTATCTTCTTAAGAAAATCCTTATGTCGGGTTCCCATTTCCACTCGACTACCAAGTTTTATCTCATCATCAGTTAATCCGCGAAATATAAGTTTCATAATTCCCCACTATCAAATTTCTTATAGCACTCATTACATTCCTGAATATTATTTACTCTTCCATCTGAGAATGCCTCAGTAAAATACCAAATGCCATGTTCACAAATTGCAAGTTCTACTTGCAATCCAGTAAATGGGCTACATTCTGGGTCATCCTTGATATACTTGCAATTTCTTGATTTTCGCATGGCTTGTACACCAAGAACTTTTGCGTGCTCCTTGTCAAAAGCAAGCACTCCGACGCAATCTCGTCCAGATTCTATCGGTCCAGTTCCATCGTCTAAAATAGGAATTACTTCTTCGTATTCAGGGGACATTACCCAATAGGGCTTTAATTCTTCCATAATTACCTCGGCGCATATATTTCAATCCTTATATTTTCAAGCGGTGATAGTTTTTCCAGCATTAGTGGCAGAACTTCTCCAAAGAAATCCAGTCCCCCGTTGCCACACCCAAGAGCCGGTATTGCTATCGAATCGATTTCTCCTTCTTTTATTACTCTAACTAAATCATCCAACCCATCTTCAATCCATTCTATTTTTGAAGGATTTTTCCAATGAACTTTTGTTGGAAAAGAAATAACATAACGTGGCTCGAATAAATGCTCGCAAACGTACATCTTTCCCGGCTGTACTTGCCCAGCATCGCAAGCTATCTTATGTGCTTTAAAGCATTCTGGAAATCTTTTCTTGAACTCCAGCGCAACTCCTTTACCCCAAGTCCCAACACAATTTACTGTGTTCACAAGAGCTTCACAATTACTAGAAAACAAATCGCCGTGTAAAACTTCAATCATTACACTCCTATTTTAGTAGTCCACATCAAACTCAAGCCTCCGGCTACTATTTTAAGATCTATTACTTTTCCGTATTGCCCCGTTAGTATAAAAGCATCTTCAATTTCAAATTCCCAAAAATGCTCGGGGCTGGGATTTTGATTCATTAGCGGGACACTGATTACAAGGTTTCCCCTTGGATGAGTAATTCGTGCTAGTTCAGCAACTACTCTTTCTGGATCATCCACATGCTCTAGAGTCTCACCGCAATGAGTGAGATAAAACTGACCATCATTGTATCTGGTAGCTATAACATCTCTGCATTTAAATTCAATGTGAGGATTGTATTGCTGGCAGAAATCAATTACATTTGGTGAAAAATCCAACCCGTATTTTTTCCAAGTTGGAAAAACAGCGTGAACATGATTCAGGAGTTCTGCCGAACCACATCCTGCGTCAAGAAATGCCAGCGCCTGTCCGGGCCAGTATTGTTGAACGTCTCTGATTGCATTGTAAACGAAGACAGTCCGCTCAAAATCAAATCTTTGTTTGCCTGAGCTGATTTCGGATTGGTATTGTTTGTCCCAGTATTCAGGACTATTCAACTGCGGGTTTTCAGTTCTTTTCATTCTACTTTCCCAGTTACAAAATTATACACCACGCACGGCTTGCCAGCCTTCTTCATTCGTCTGGTCATATCCATGCTTCCCTTCGAGTGTCCGTCCCACATAACCAGCGCAGCGTCTGCATACTCCGCCATCAACTGATTCCTCTCAAATCCTGCGGCCATGTTCACCTTTCCACCTATACGCCATTTGGCTGGAAATTGTTTAACTGGAACTGCCGCACGGTATGCCGCCAGCTCCCCGATTTTATCGGCACCGCGAGCCGCGCCAGAAACTATTTCAGTAGGATGAAAATCTGTGTAATCTTGCAATACACGCCAAACTTTGTTTCTCAGCAAGTCACACCCGTAACAATCTTTGTTCGGGTTTGCGTCGTGTCCCTTTATTGTACAACAAAAACTTCTCGAACCGGCTATTATAAGCTTCATTCTGCTCCTACCAACCCGTATTCGTGTGAAACTATTTTAGTTACAGGATCAATATCAATTATAATCGGTTTATGGGCTACGTTGTAGCGATCATCTAAAATCGCTGCGTTTATGAACGTTGTTCCGTTTATATCTCGAACCCCATATCCAGCATGAAGGTGCCCAAAGCAATGAACTTTTGGTTTTACTTGCTGGACTCTTTCCAACAAATCTTCGCAACCAGCCCGCATATTTCCATACTGTGAATAATCTAGAATTCCAAATGGGGGACCGTGAGTAATCAGTACGTCTATGTCCGATGGAATCCATCGCCATTTGTCTCTAAGTGGCTGGCCCCTATCTAGATTGAACGCCCAGTCAAAAAAGCGCGGTTGCCACGGACTCCCATAGAACTTTACCCCATCTATTACAACTTCAGAGTCTTCCAGATATCTGGCATTTGTAATTAACGACTTTGCAAGATATGAATTTTTCTCAAAGAGCCAATCATGATTTCCGGCTATAACAATCTTTTTTTTCCCCGGTTGTTTTCCCAACCATTCATTAACCGCATTGATTTCAAACACGTCTCCCTTCATTGTCATGTCACCACAATGAATTAAAACATCACATTCAGGAATTACAATCCCTGTTCTACGGCAGTGCGTATCTGAAATGATACAGATTCTCATGGCTTTGCTGTATAAGGATACTTCTCCTCATACTCCTTTGTTACTTGATCACAAATACAATGTCGAGCGCAGTGTGCGCAGTAGCAGCACAATTCTACATCTCGACAAGTACATGTTATCATATTTGCTGTATTGATTGAACCCCCATATGGGGCCGAACAGCATTTACAAAATGGCCTCATTAAAATCGTCCATCCCCGCTTGTTACAAATTTCTTCATATATTCTTCGTATCCTTTCCAGAATTCATCGTGGCACGAGCAATTACATCCACCAATACAAAGTTCATCCTTATCTTCTGAACCACATTTCATACAGTATGCTCCGGGCCACCCACTCCACCAATGTTCCGTAAGTTTTTCACCATGTAGACTTTTATTAGCCGGACAGTCTATTTTTTCCAATTGATAACAAGTTGGAATATGTTCCATTATCGTTCTCACCTTCTTGTCTTCGCCCACTCTGCGCCAATTAAATCTCCCAAAGCTAAATAAATCGTCTGGAGTCTTGTCTTGAGTGCTTTTCTCTGTTCTACTCCCGCTGTAGAGTAGTGATTCGCGGCGTTCTCAGCCCATTTAAGACACTTTGAGAAAGAAACCAAGGAATGAGTCCCCCCAGATACTCTCGGGCCTCTAGAAGCCACCCAATCAATTCCCGCCGATCTCACGCAGATGTCCAAAACCGTATCCGGAAGTCCCGAAATCTCACCCCAATCTTTAGCAGTCTTTACAGCGAAACTAAATTCAGAGTCAATTTCTGATTCTAAAGCAGTTGGCCTATCTCGTAAATAATCTTCTTGTAAAAGCCGATCCAGTGCTTGTGCTGGAGACTTGAATGTTCGCTGTCGGCGCGAGTCCGAGAGTTGTTTAGCTAGCGCGACGTGTTCTACTAATTTAGTTTCTAATACGTTCATGAATAATGCCCGCAAGATTTGCATGTTTCTCTATCTGAACTACTTCTTATACTTTCATTTTCCATATAATCTGCCGCATATGAGTGGCATCTACATTTACACCAAGTTGGTTTATCTTCCTCTGTCATTCTAAATAAAACTCCTGTACTTTATAATCTTTATTCAAATCTATCTGGCGAATATCTTTGTAAACACTTCTTTCATTCATTTCGGGCTCGCTCATATTTTCTAGCTGAGCAATTTTTTCTTCTAGAGTTCCTTCCGGTTCTCGCCCAGCGCGGTGGTAGCTGTAGAATCCTGCGTGATATGCTCGGGGGACATTTGAGTAAAAAACCTCGTAGTTGTTCTTTTCGATTATTCTGGCTATCAAACCATCTTGTTCTGGAAATAAACTCCTATACCGTGAATTCGGAAACATCATTTTCAAATACCCAGCCATGTCTTCAAAATACTCTGGAACGTTGTGAACTAAAATTTCCCGAACTGAATCAAGTGGAAATGAAACCCCAAGACTCTGATAATCTTGGCAAAGGTAAACAAGCGCCGGATCTTGCTTGGGTTCATAGGTTCGAAACTGATTCCTGCACAGACTGAGCGCCCACGGTTTAAACTGTTGGTGGATTTTCTCTGCACTGCTAAAATAGTCGGCGCCTACCCAAACATCTTCTTCTATCAAGTGTAGAACTTCTACGCCACAATGTTCTGCAAGCCACAGCCCTCGCGCCAGTCCAGTTAAAATATTATCGGAATTCCCTATCCCCCTGCGTTCCATAGCTACGGAAACAGAGCTACTAAATCCAGGACAAAAAGCACCACCCCGTTCAAAATCCCCAAACGTTTCCCAATTTTCTTCGTCTGGTTCTTTATCAAAGGATAAATGATACCGATTTTCTTTCCACCCACCAGCTAGCATAATTCGGCGAATTGCTAAAATTAGCATCTCCGGTCGGCGCCAAGCTGGAATAACTACAACAGAGTTCATTCATCCTCCAGCGGATTTTCAAAAGTCCATTGAGAAACTCCATTAATTCTATAATCATCAAATTCTTTACCATCCCAAGATTGATCGTAAACCCATCTATCGAACTGATTTTTTTCATTTGATGGAATTAGATAGTTGTGCCCATCATCGTCTCTGACAAATCTGTATCTCATTCACCATCCTCAAACGTTTCAATCGGCCCTTCTATAGCTGGATGTCGCAGCTTCACCAGCGTTTTTGGTGGCTTTTTAGTTAGTGGCCTTTTTGTTAAAGGCAGTCTCGCAATTCTTTTGTTTTTTAGTTTTTCTTTTCTGCGTTCCTTCTTATCTACCATTCTCTGTTCCTTCGCTTCTTCTCTCAGCCGACGATTTTCCTGTCGCTGAAGTTCTCGCTCTCTATCTTCTTGGATTTGTTCCGGTGTCTTTTTGGTATTCGATGGGCGCTTACCCATGTTTGCTCGTGCTGATGGCGGCGCTTTAATTGTTCTGAGCGTCAACCCAACCACACCGCCACGTATCCCAGCAACCTGAAAGATACACTGCTTCCACGGTAGCAACTCCCCAATCGATATAAGCCGTTTAAGATAAATATCTACTTGCGTAGCAATCGCTTCTTCCGCAATAGGCCCGCCCTGTAGTCTGGATGGCTGAGCGAGTTCGTCCGGCTGATGTTCTACTAACTCGTCCAGTAATTCTTTTTCTTCTGGAGCAATCATTTCTTTTCCCCTAACTTTCTACGCAAGTCTCCATTTTCTCGCAGGAGTTCTATAATCCGTTTATCACGCCCTTCCATCGACTCGCGGAACCTTTGATTTTCAAGCCACAAATAATGTAAAAAACAGTCAGCTTCGTTATTGTACGCGCCAGTGCCGAATTTTTTCACATACTCTGTAATAGCTGGAATCAAACTTTCGTCCATTCTATTCTTCTGTAAATTTATCTCTACTCAACCAAACAAGCATTCTATCTGGTTTAATAATATAGCATTCATCCGGATCAGTTGGGTCAAGTCGTACTTCTGCTGAAAAGTGGTCCCATGTCAGCCCTTTCCCATTTGCTTCGGCTTTATCAAATCGAGATTTAACAAATTGCAAATAATCCTCTGCTAAAATAATCCCATGAAGTTCGGCAAGATCTTTTATAGAGCATACTTGTTCTTCTGGTCGAAATAAAATAAGTGGAAAAATTCCTATTTCATTAGCAGGACCGATATACTCTGTAGTTTCTTCTTTTGTTATAGAAGACTTTGGAGCTTTCTTAGCAATTCTTTCTTGAAATACTTTATCTGTCTCTGCTTCTAATTTTTTGTAGTCCACTATTTTACCAACCTATCTTCAAAATCTTGTTTGATGTAAGACTCAAGATATCTTGCTCGCTCTTGAAGCGCCGCCGATTTATGCCGCCGTAGCCATTCAATTTCTTCTTGTACTATTCGACGCCAATCAATTCCTTCGTACATTATTTTAACTCCTTTATTCAATTCTGTCTAGTGAATAATATGGATGACTCTTTAAATCTTCTGGCAAAAGTTCTTTGTTAAACGGCTGCGGAGTCCAGAATCCAACGCAAGTAGGATGTACATCTACAATCCCCGGTTTCCAATCCAGGAATTTATCCTGATACCAGTCACCACGCCATTCGTCAAAGTGTCCGTGAATTTGGATTTTGTACTCAATATCTTTTGGTTTTCTAGCATACCCAAAATGCCAGATATCCGGATACTCAGGTAAAGCTGAAAATGGAGAGTAAATAATTTCTTCAGATGGCGCCCCTACTCTAACAATCCTGTCCTGCATCATCGGGTCGGTACACGCCCAGTTAAAAGATCTCCAAAAATTCGTCATTCGGACTTTGTACCACTTCTTTTCTGGCATCGATTGCATCAGCGCGATTCCAGATTGAAGATTTTTTGCATCCCAAACCTCGTCGGCGTCTACTACAACAATTAAATCTCCGTGTTTTGTGTAGTTATAAATTTCATCTCTATGTTGTCCTTCGTTATCCCACCGCCCTTCCACCAACCGGAGTTTATTAAGAACGGATGGCCCGGAATTCAAAATTGTTTCTCTCATCTGCTCTGGGGAGTCTGGACAAACTAAATTAGTCGGCGTACCGTGACTTGGCTGACTGGCAAGCATGACGTAAATCTCGTCTACAAATGGCGCTACAGAACGCAGCGCGTAGCTAATATAGTCAGCCCCATAGTGAACAATTGTCAGAGAAACTATTTTACCCATGTCCATGAGTTCTCATTTTTTCAAGAATCTCGGCAACCGCTCTAATTACAGCTAAAGTTTGTCTGGAACCAATCTGCGGTTTTTCTTTTTCACTAATTCCTTCTCCGTATAGTTCATCGTAAATCATTTCTAGATGTTCATTAGAGCGTTTTAACAGACTTTCAGCAGTTATCATATCGTTACCCCAAACTCCAACAGAATAGTTTGAAACTCCATCCATTCAAACTCATCGTAGGATTTTGTTTTTTCAGCTTTTCTTTTTAACCCGTAGAAAATCGCCGAAGCGCGGTCTAGCAGTTCAGCTTTGTATTCTTTTTGTGTTTTCATAATTCTCCTAAAGCTACACGAATGTCTTTGCCATCGATTGCATTTCCAACACAAGTCCATCCATCTCGCTGTCTTGTCGCGAACATTTCAAGTCGGGTTGCATTCGGATACATCCTCTCGATTCTATCTTGAACTTCTTCTGGCTTTTGGCTGTGCTTTCCTCGCGGTGCAAAAACTACTTGTTGTATCATACACTCAGTTGGGCGCATTGAACCTCGAACTCCAAGCAAAACATCTTCCGAGTTTGAAGCTGTGTAATATCCCGGATTGTAAATCAAACTTTCGTCTTTTGTCAATTTAATCCAAGTAAATGCTTTTGTAGCATACCTAAATTCCCATGCTTCAAATACTTTAAAAGCTATATTTAATTTTGGCGGAACAGTCCAAAGAAATAATGCACAATTCTCAGCGCTCACTTTGTCCACAAGTGATGATAGTTCAAAAATTTCTTCGTCTGGCATCAAGTTGTAGTATTTTTCCGCGCCCCCACCAAACTTAGTTTTGTTTCTTCTTTCTCCCCCGGCCTTACGGCTATTATATTTCCAGGGCAAATCGACACATAGGACATCATATTTCAATGTTTTGTTAACCCCAATTTACTGATTTGCATAATAGCCGTGTTTGTTTTATTAAACTCAGCTTCTATGTTGTTTGCCATGTTAAAAATCATGTGCTCAATCGCAAGCGCCAGTGCCCTTATTTCATTACTTTGAATCTTCGGTGCTGGTGACTCCGGTAAAACCGGCGGATCGATTTCCGCGAGATACTTGTCTGCTAGCTTTAAAAGTTCCGATTCTACTTCTTTGCTCATTCTTCATCCTCACCTAAATCCCAATTTTTCGGAAGGTCTTTTCCAGTTTTTTCTTTGAATCGTTTGTTCATCCAAAAAATTATATCATCATCTGCTGGACCAAAATCTGCATTTTGCCTAAACCATTTTAGATATTCAAGTTCAGTTGCTCTTTCTTTGCTCATACTCTTACTCCCAATCTATTCAGGACTGCCATCAATTCGCCCCATAACTTTTTATCATAACTCTGCGGGCGTTCTCCGTCTCCCCTAGCTACACCCCAAAGTTTGTGAAACAGTTGTCGGGCTAGTTGCTGATCTTTAACAAGTTCCTCAAATCCACCACAGCCATCTGTGCTAGTTACTTTGGGAAATAACTCATCTATTTCTTGTTGGATCACTTGGCCTCCTGGAGTTTTTGCCACTCTTTTTTGTCGCTTTCAATAATCGAATTTATTTCTGGATTCGCAGCGCCTACTACGCTAAGCTGGTGATAAGCTAGCAAATCTTTCATTATCGTAATTTTCCATCCAGCATCTTTCAGTGTTTCAAACATGTATTGGTCGCCAAACCAGTGCTTCAAGGTATTTGGAATCGGATACACAATCTCCGCTGCCTTTCGGGGGAGAAAACTAAAAAACCCCATGACCCCGCCTACTGCGTGCTCTACATTTTCGATATCTGGCTTTCCTTGCAGAACTTCTCCAGTGTACAAATTCGGAACCAAGACTTCGTTTGGATACTTCGCTATCCGCGCCAGAATCGTTTCATACCAAAAAGGTGGCAGAGCAGCGTCTGTTCCAAGCCCTATTATATCATATCCATCGCTTAACCCACAATGTAGTATCTGATTCCACGCACGATTACAGTGCATGTTCTCTTGATTTACAATAATCGAGATTTTTCCAGCAAACTCATCTCGCAGCAGTGCCTTGATGTTTGCGTCTGCTCCGTTGTCAACTACTAATATAGTCGCCGGAGTATTTATCAGAGAATTAAGGCAGCCCCGCAATAAATCGTGCAGCCGAAATGCCGGTAAACCAACTAAAACACGCATTTAAACCAAATATCCATAGTGTGGAAATATGCCAACCGCTATTATTTCATTTTTTGGTATCTCTACATCTGGATAGCTCTTTCCTATCCCATTGGACTTCCCCATAATTCTAAAATTAGTATATCCATCATTTGGATCAATCCAGCCATGAATAATTCGCCAATCTTGCATACTATGTTTGTGAGTAAGAATTAATATCTCGCGATATGAACCGGATGATAGAGAATTAACAGGAACCCATTCTATTGCATGAGGAATCTGATTCATTATTTTTTCCTATTTGAAACTATTAATAGTATTCGCAACGTATTTCATGTGCTCAAGAGTCAACCCAGGCCAAACTCCTAAGAACATTGCATCCCGCATCAGTTTGTCCGCAACTGGAAATTCTTGAAACAAATGTCTGTATGGTTTGTGGCGCGTGACATTCCCCGCAAAGAACGGACGCCCTCGTATTCCCCGCTCTTCAAGGAATCTAGAGAGTTCATCACGTCGTCCTTCCATCTCCCCCATCAGCGCCATTGAAAATCCGAAGTAACTCGGTTCTGCCCCTTCAAAAACTTCCATAGTTTGAATTTCTAAACATTGTGCATTATCAGCCAAATATTCCCAGTTCTCTTTACGTCGCGCTACAAACTCATCAAGTCGTTTCAGTTGTTCTCTAAGATATGCTGCTTGAACATCTGTAGGCTGAAGATTAAATCCAACACTTTGGTATGTGTACTGATCGTCATATTTAACACCGTCTATTTCATTCACATACTCAGTAACGTGATCTCCAGCGAATTCTGGCGCCCGTACTAGCTTGCCCCAGTTCCGCAGACTCCGCGCTTCCAAAGCAATATTTTGGTCGTTTGTTACGATACAACCACCACTCCCAAGTCCGTTCATTTGATGACTTGGATAAAAGCTGAACGTTCCAATGTGCCCGAAGGTTCCTACATGCTGACCGTTGAGTTTTGAGCCAAGAGCTTCGCAGCAATCTTCAATTACTATCGTACCATATTCATCAGCAATTTTCACCAGCCGATTCATATCTACAGGGTTCCCCATAGTATGTGCAAAAAGAATTGCTTCAATATACCCGTATTTTCCAGTTGTTAATCTATCAAGCCGCAGTGCTTGTTCTACTTGATCCAAATTTATATTCTGAGTCTCCATGTCGTAATCAACAAGAACTGGAGTCAGTCCAAGATGTAAAATCGGGTTGAGTGTAGCAGGGAATCCACAGCCGCTAGTCAGGACTTTGCTCCCCGCTGGAAGATTTAGCGCCTTCAAAGCTAAAAGATTTGCTGAGCTTCCTGAGTTAGTAAGCAGAGCGTAGTTACTGCCGACATAGCTGGCGAACTCTTTCTCAAATGCATCACATTCGGCACCGGGACCATGCCAGCCACTCCGCATCGCTCGACGGACTGCTTCATATTCCCGATCTTCTGAATCTACTATTCCCGCAAATGGAATTGATTTCAAATTAAACTCCTATACAAAGAATCATCCAAACTCACGTCCGCTGGTAAATTAGCGGACACTTCCAATCTTGACATCATGGCAACTCCCCGTGTCTCGCTCGCCAAGTCAAAAATACTCTGCCGTTTTCCTCCAACGTGTAAAATCTCTGGCAAGCTTTCAAAGTTTTCAATACACCAGTCAATCTTTTTTGCTGCTTCTTGAACGTACATCCCCGTAGTAATCTGGTCTGTGTAAGCGCGGGGATATTTCCAAGGACTTGGTTTAAAAAGTGTTCTGATTATTTTTCCGCTACCAGCAAGTACCGCTTCTTCTCCCAATGCCTTCGTCAGCGCATAGTATCCCAGAGGATTTACCGGGTCGGTTTCTTTATAATTTCCTTTTGCTCCATCAAAAACATATGCTGTGGAGATATGTAGAATTGGTATTCCTGTAGCTACAAGATTTCTGACACCAACTACATTAGTTTCGTAGCATTCTGTCTTATGAGTTTCAGCAGCTTCCACGGCTGTCCATGCCGCACAGTTCACTATTAAATCTGGGAATTCATTAAGAGTTTTTATTCCAAGATGCCCAACAGTTACAAAAAAATTGTCTATACTTTTATGATTTGTAAAATCAAATTCAACACGACACGGCGCCCAATCAAATTTTCTTAATTTCTGAAGTTCAGTTCCGAGCAACCCCGAACCGCCAAGTAAAAGTATTCTTATCGGCCCGTTCATTTCATACCACCCATAATCAGTTTCACCGCCCATTACAGATTTTCATCTACAGAGCATCTAAAGTTAGTTTTTACACAAAGTAAATCGTGGAGATTGTCTCCAATTTCTTGCCGGTCAGTTCGTTTTAAAGTATCTTTAGCTGCCGGAATCAAATGCCGATAATTAGTGCGAACGAAATGTTCTTGATCTACAAATGGAAATGGATCGGAATGCTCAAGTTCATAGACTAACGGCATTTTATAAGCTGCGGCTATCGCAAATCTCAGCGGGGTTACAGTTTGAGGGGCGGCGCCATCCTGTTGCGGCAAAACTTGGAGTCTTGATGCGGCAAATTCATGATCTGGGATATCGAACGAATTTGGTGCGAATGTCCATGCATCTTTTCTTAATTCATTAAATATTAATGTTCTCCGTGGAGTTTCATAACAATTCGTAGTTACAGTACAACGTTTAAAAGCAGTATAGTACCCCAGCTTTTGATGACTGCCCAGTACAACAAACTTTGCCCCGTGTCTTTCTGAAATTCCTTTGTCTGAGCACCAAACTTCATCAAACTCTCCGAACTTTTCTGGTGGATAGCAGCCTTCGCGTTCAATATTCCACCAGATTATTTTGCAGTTTCTAGTTGGTAGCGGACTCGGAAGCTCTCCATTAATCGGACTAACGATGTAAACGTTGTCCAAGCCCCAGTCTATCTCGTCTACATAACAAGTCGGAAACTTCGAGAGTTCCACTAACTTCCAAAAATGTATGTAGCTGTCGTAATGCCAGCGTGTTCGGCAGAAGATTACTTGACTCATTTATACTCAAAGCCGAATCGAGATAAAAATTCTCTAAATGTAAAGAATTTTTTATCCCCATTAAACTCTACAACTACTTCGTGTGATTCATCTGCATCAGAATCAGTAATAAGATCTTCCAAATCTTTTATGCTATCTGATGTAACGGATATCAATAATCCATAAGATGTTTTCATCAATGCACCACCGATCTGTTTTCTCCCACAAGACTATCGTGGAGTTCTTCTTGGTTTACTTTTCTGGTTTCGGCTATTTGCCTGCCAGTTTCAATCAGCCCGACTCCAATTGCTTTTAAAATCAAAAGTGCCCACGGAATTGTTAACGGCGCTGTTATCCACCACCACGCCCAATCTATCTTCCCCGACAATTTCAGAACTCCCATTGCTACAACAAGAAGTTCCGGCAAATCAATTTTCCAAGTTAAAAGTTTAGTTATCATACTATTTTAGTTCCCAAACATACCACCCTCTACCATTACAATACATACATTTCCTAGTTGGTGCAGCATCTATCTGAGTTTCTGTGCGAAGATGGTGATCAATTTTAACTTCTCCATTGCCATTGCAAACATGGCACTCTTTTGGTGATGGAATAAATCTTGGCGGTGGTGGCATATTATTATGCTACTTTATTTCTTTGATTCTGTCAATTCTAAAATCATCGGGAGAAGTTCTCGTTCCACTCTTGATTGCCAAGTATGATTTTCGTGGACTTCCGCGCAGCCCATTGCTGCGATTACATCCCTATCTTCTTGATCCTCATAAAGATAAAAATCAATCTTCTCTATGAGTTGATCAATGGAATCCCAAACATCTAAATCATTTCCAACTTCCCAATCTTTTTCAATTCCATCATAATTGTGAGAAAGAACCATCGCCCGACATCCAAGGGCGCGGAGTAGCCTGTCGCTCGAATAGCGTTCAAGATTATAGTGACTCAGATTCACGGCTATTTTAGTTGACCTGAGTGCTTCGGCCTCAACTGGTTCTAAAAGTAACGGTGATGAACTCGGCCCAGACCAGCCATGCCCCGCTATCAAAAATCTAGAACCGTATCGCTCTGTCAGTCTAGCCACCATATCGCGCCTGAATTGTGAGAGTGGAAAAGCATCCCCAAAGTTTGATCCCAAAAACAGGATTTCCGGCCAGTCTCCTCGCGGCCCATCTGGTCGATACAAAGTTTCATCAAACCCAATGTCCATGTAAGAAGAATTAGCACCTTTTTCTTTCATGACAATTGGATCAGCTTCGTTGCTAAAAAGACTTAAATCCAGCACTCGGCCCAGTTGCCAATACCATTCAGGCAATGGCTGGCGTACATCCCCGCTCCACGCAATTGTTACCCCCGGCAGCGCGGCAGCGTCTTGCGGCGAGAGAACTGTTGGATCTTGAAGCTGCATGAAAATTACATCCGGAGCGAACTCCGTTGCGGCTTTTAGAATCCCCGAAGAAGTGTTATCTCCGCGCTGTCTAGCCGCGCACCAATCGTATTCTAAATAATCTGTCGAAATAGAACGCAGAGCATTGCGCAGGGCGTGCTGGGGACTGTTTTCTACCACTAAACAGACATGAAGAATTTTCAATCTGGCATCTCCTCCATCCAAACTTTTCCACAATCTGTGCATTTGCATTTGTCACAGCATCCATCTGAACAAGTCCCGTAGACTTCGTAGTTATTATGTTCGCACTTTATTTCTTTTAGTCTTTGGTTAATCAATGGAATCAAATCATCTGTTGTCATCTTATTCCCTTGTAACAGATAATTTCTGTAGAAAGAATTTTTTGTAATTCGGCAATCCACATTAGCACAACTTCTCTACGATCTGGATTGCTCCATTCAAATTGTTCAAAATTTAAATATCTGGTTATTGCATTTGATAATTCGCGACATCTTTGTCGTTTCCAAATTTGTTCTGGCATTATTCCTAGTGGTGGCTCATAATAATAGTTATTCATTTTAATTTTTAAAATTCATTCAAGAGTCCAGCATCTTCTAATGCTGACTCAAACGATTCGAGTACAGCCACTGCATTCCTCACCATGTCGAGCTGCGCTGAATTTGCTAAAAGGAATTCTGGCTTTATATAACCGCCCTCTGTAATATCGTACCAAAAGCCATCTGAACCCCCTTGCGGTTCAGCATTCTCTTGAAACTTCCAATCAATTTTTTCAGGTCGTTTTTTCATTTTATCTCCAAATAAGTTGGTTCTAAAAGTAAGTATTCTCCAAGAACTTTATTGTTTTCGTCATAATTTCTAATATTGGAATTGTGTAGATGATAAGCTTTTATGCTTTTACTTGGATTTATGACATCATAGCCCGCTTCATTTAAAATAAAGCAAAGTCGATTATCGCATCCGGGAATTCCAGGACTAAAATAAGAATTGTCAACTGCTGCTTGCTTTATCGGCCCTTGAAAAATAAAAGCATCCTGTGAATCTATAGCCACCCAATGTGCTGAATTTCCATTTCCATCCACATCCCACCTACTCAGCGCCCAGCAAACGTTTGTCATGTCTTGCGTTTCCACAAGAAGGAGTGAGTCATCAAAATAAATATCTGAATTTTGAATACAATTTATATCGGTTGGGGATGTTCTTTCGTTGATAATTGTAAACAAATCTCTGAATGTTGGACGTTCAAATTGATATAGCACTACTAAATTTTTTGCAAATTTTGGAAGTTTTGTTTCTGCTCCTTCCACTAGAACTATAATTTCATCAAATAGTTTAGAATCAATATTTTTTTGAATACATATATCGTACTCATTCCTACGCTCTATATTTTTTTCATCGTAGTATGTGGTTATTGATCTGAACATGGATTTATAATCCTTCCTATCAAAGTTAGATGTGCCATTACTTTTTGTATCCAACTAATAAACTCTTCTTCGGATTGAGTTCGTTTAGCATAGTTACAATTAGAACAACATGGGACACAATTATCTACTGAATACCCAAGAAACTTCATCAACTAGCGAATGAAGCCGCTCTTTGGTCACATCAAGTGCGTAACCATCGTTTACGAGCATTTTTAAAAGTCTATAAATTTCAAAATCCATATTTCCTCCTTACTTTATATGCTCCGCTATCATCTGAAGCGCGGATGATATTTTATTTAATCGCTCTCCTATAGCTATGAGCATAACTACTATGCAGAATAGCCAATAGCATATTGCTATATTATTTTTATTTTCTATATCTTTTTGAAGTTTATCCAATCTTTTACCGAATATTTCTTCGAAATGATATTTAAATTCATTAGCAGTCATTTTATCTCCACCAACTTCTCTATGAGCTCTTGTAGTTGAATTAAGATGATTAAAGCTATAAAGGACAGTAGCCAGTACACTAAATTCCGTTCTTTATCTGCCATAGAATGGCCCGTGGCGGCGTTTTAAAGCCCTTGGAGAGATTTTTATTTGAAAAAGGATGTAGGAGTTCACTTGCTTTCTGAAGACTCGGAAATAGGCTCTAAACGATAATCGTCTGATGCGTCGTATGGACAACTATTTAAGCCGATAAGCACAGAGCCTTTTGTGAGATGAAATTCGTGGTATATTCCAGGTGGAACCCTATGTAGCTCACCAGGTTTCATTTCAGTTCCTACTCTAATAGGGTTTGCAGAGAAAAACACCGTACATTTTCCAGATGAGAGTATAAAAATTTCCTCTTTCAATTTGTGGTAGTGTTTTCCAATAACCGTATCTTCTTTAGCTACTATAAGTTTGGCTTCCGGATATGAAAATAAATCGCGCCTCGCGTCAGAATGAGTTGGCTCCATTATTTTAGTTCCTCTAATTTATTTATTAACTCAAGTTTTGCTTTTGGGAGTGTCACGTCTAATGGAAACTGATCCAATACAAGTTGAAACTCATCTTCAGTCAAATCGACTTCTTGAAGAACGTATTTCATTCCGTATCTTTCTGGGACTTTTGTTATTCTATAGTAACTCATTTAAGTTTTTCCATTTCTGCATCAACCATCATTTTCACTAGTTCAGCAAACTTTACACGGGGTTCGAAGCCTAAAATTCTTTTGCTTTTGCTTGCATCTCCTAGCAACAAATCAACTTCCGCTGGCCGAGCCAATTCCTTGTCGTATTCCACATAATCTTCCCAATTTGGGAGTCCGGCATATTCAAATGCTAATTGCACAAATTCTTTTACCGAATGTGTTTCTCCAGTTGCTATTACAAAATCATCGGGAGTTGGGTGCTGTATTATCTTATAAATCCACTCAACATACTCAGGCGCATAACCCCAATCTCGTTTAGCATCTAGATTCCCTAGAACTAATTTAGTTCTGCGCCTAGCAGCGATTTCTGCCGCTGCGATGGCTACCTTTCTACTTAAGAAAGCTGGTCCTCGACGCGGCCCTTCGTGATTGAAGAGAATACCGCAGTATACTTTCATTCCATAAGCTTCCCGCCAAATTCTCGCAATATTATATGCAGTTACCTTCGATGCTCCATACGGAGAACGCGGATAGAATGGTGTGTTTTCATTCTGCGGAGTTTCCTGAACCTTTCCAAACATTTCGCTCGAACACGCTTGATAGATTTTACAATCTATCTTCAGTATTCTCACAATTTCCAAAATTCTTAGTAAACCATTTGCGTTGATATCCTGAGTGATCCCTGGATGATCATAAGAATCTCTAACCTGACTCATTGCCGCAAAATTATAAATTTCATCTGGTTGTGATTTTTCTATAGCTGCAAAAAGGCTGGTTGTGTCCTGCATGTCCGCAGTATGAAGCGTGATTTTATCAATTACGTTTGATAGATTAGAAAGATTTGGTTGGGAGATTCTTCTGGCAATTCCGTGGACAGTGTAGTTTTTAGAAACTAAAAGATCGGCTGTGTGTGAGCCGTCCATTCCGGTTATTCCAGTTATTAAAGCTTTTTTCATAATTTATTCTCGGTTGCGGGAGTCCCGATTCTCCGACCCGCCCTTGTCCCATCTCCTGATTTGGAGCCCAGAGTTTCCTCCGGTTAGCCGAGGACCGTGCGATTTTATTTATCGTTCTTCTCTACACTAAACCGAGAAATTCAAAATCGGTGCGGATGTTTGCTAAAGAGGATCGCCCAGTACACCCGCACTAAAACTGGTTTTCATTGAAATTAGCGCAGCTCAGGTCGCTTGATGCTTCGTTTGTGTAGTCCAGGTCTGCATTTAGGCACTTGCTTTCTACAACCCCAACCGCATCACCCTCAATGACTGCGCTACTAAATTAGTTGTCATCCGCATAAGGCTCTATGTTGAGAATGAGCCCCTCGCCCATACTATTCTTTATGCTGTTACGTTTCTGAACAAAATTCCCATGCTCATAAAATATGCCGGCTTCGTACACGTTTTTGCTTGGTCGAATCTTTAGGCGAATTTGGCGATCTGCATCTGCGTGAAAAGAAAACGGCAGTGAATACTCCTGCTTGGCGATTTTGATTATGGCACCATTTGGCAACTTCATCCATCCGTCAACTACAATTGGAAACTTTTCTACGCCTACTCCATGAATTTCAACCGTGTAGATTCGGCTCGGTTGTCGTTCCTGAGCCGTTCCGACAAAACATATCCCTAACATGAAAACCACTAAAACCAATACCTGAATAATACTTCTCATTTGCCCTCCTATTAGTTTTCTTCTGCGTATTTTCTAAGCCAGCTTGCTGCCGCAGTAATTTCGTTATCCGTTATTGCGGTTCCAAATCCGTACAAGTAATTAGCTAGCCTTAAAACTTCGTCTTTGTCTTCTTTATTCATGTTTTGTTCCTAAAAAACTTGATTTGGTGGCATCAGAATCTGTAGAATACACCACCACCAACATTATAGCTTCTTACTGTGGTGGAAACCAGCCCGTTATCCAGAACAAGAAACCCTGCGCTGGCTACAGCCTTTGCTCCGAAGTGGGAATCGCCGAATCGATAAAAATACTCCCCAGTGAATCTTGCACCAGAAGCATCAGGATCGCTACCAAACGCCCTTGTCAGAGCTTCAGCCCGAAATATAAACTGATCTCGAACATTCAATCCCACACCAACAGTCGGTGTAAATACTCGGTCGTTTGCGCGAGGATTAAAATGAGTCTTCAGTTCTCCACCAACAAGAACTGTCGGTCGAAATGTTCCAGTCCCAAAGTTCTTTGTTAGAAAGAGAGAATCTGTTACTACATTCCCATCTCCATTTGCAGAAGGAAGTGCTTCAAGGACTGCAAATCTATTTGACAGAACGAATCCCTTGGAGAAATTGTAATCTCCGTCAATTCCAATCTGCCAGTTTGTCCGCGCAAAGTTCTGATCTACGTTTGCGGACGCTACGACAGCGACATTATTCTCCTGCGCTTGTGCGGCGCCGACAAACAACATGACTGTAAGTACAGCAAACAAAATCTTTGTAAACAATTTATTCAATAGTTTTTCTCCTGTGTTAAATTTCAAACCCTTAATTATGCTCCAAGTTTTTCCCAATCCTATTCAATGAGATTCTGGCAAACATGCTCAAAACAAATTTCAGTTATTTCATCATCGGTTACGTCGTCATGAAATTCAATTTCATCGGTTACTTTTGAGCCAACTATATTAGTTTTTGCTGTAATTTTTACTTTCATATTTTTAATAGGCTCAAGCCGGGGGCGAGGTGAACTCCCCCGGCGAGCCATTGGGCAAGCTTGAAAGGAGGTAAAAGCTTCTTGCCCAATCCTTTTTATTCTAAACTATTTTATTGTCTGTGTCAAGTTTAATAAAATCCCTTTAAAGCTTCTTGAGCAGCAGCTTTTGCAACTCGATACATTGTTCTTCTATCACCGTCGCGTACTTTAAATTCGAAATCAAAATTATCTTCATTATCAAGAGCTATTTCTGACGGATGATTTGGGTCGCGATCATCAGCTACCCACTGTGAACCATCCGCGTTTAAACGCGATATTTTTATTGCCATTCCATTTTCTTTACAAAACTGAAATTCGTTTGGGAATCTCATGTCAGCTATCAGCGCAATATCTGGGGATTCTTCTTCTATTTGATATTTAAGACAATCTACCCAAACATTCTCATTAATACTTCGCATGATATCTGTACCAACTAATTGTAGAATTCTCGGATCTTTATCTTTCATCCACCCAATTGCACGGCAGAATGATTTTAAAGCTGTTGCAAACGAGTAAATTTCAACTACGACTCCTAGTTCTGCTTCTTGTATATTTTCCCGTATAGTCCGAGCGAGAAGATTCTTCCCCTGTCGCGCCTTATACCCAATTCCAACTATTTTAGTTTTCATATAATTTGTAAAATATCACTCCATCCAAAAACCCTTGTTATATTGTGATTCAATTCAACATCCTGATTCCAAGGCTGATTAAACAAAAGAAGTTCCTTGTTTGGATAATCCAGGATTTCTTTAGCTAACTGCGGACTGTCATCTACATACAAATCGTAATCCAGTTCTAATTTAGAGTGTCTTCCAAACGCATCTAGGGCGATGTAAGTATCGTATGGAAACCTGTGGTATTGCAGCCAGTTTATTGAGTCCCCAACTGTGTTACGATTTCTTGTTGAAACTATGTCCACCCTATCAGTTGGCATGTTATATTTTTCTTTTAGATATTTTACTCCATCTACGGAATCATGGATGACTGGCATCTTTCTCCAAATCAACCATGCTAAATCGAAGTAGCGCCACATAAGATGCTTGGCTGCTTCAATCCCAAACTTTTCTTCTACAACTTGAAAGATACTGAAGTACTTATAAGCATCCCAAGACTCCCAATCTTCTGTAGAATAATTAGTTCCAAAGTCTGTGTTAAGTTCTCGCAAAAAAGCATCTTGTAATCCCGCAAGAACTCCATCCAAATCAACTGCAATACGCATTTAAATCCTTTCCAGTAAACGCCAACCACCACAAAAATCTGAACAGTCATCACACAACCATGTAGACCCACATTCACAGTAAAAAACATGAACACTTTCCGGTGGCAAAAAAATTCCACAGTGGCAGATTTTCATAGCTTTTTATCTGGAACACACTTTCCCGGTCCATGTCCACTTCCTTGAATATTACAAGGCTTGCCACAATAAGCACAAGTATATGATTGGATTTGTTCGTTAGGTAAAATTTCACTCATTATAGATTCTCATCCTCTTCTATTAATTTTCTAATATCTCTGAGTTGTGTATACACCCCTTGAGAGCGTCCATTTACTTTGTCCAGTGCGCGAAGGCAGCGTTCGGTGGCAGCTTTCCAAACTTTGTGATATTTTGGCGGCTGTTCTTTTGCTTCAAGAACAGTGCCATACCATCGTTCAAACCCGGCAATTAATTTAATTGTCATAGATTCTCATCTTCCTCAATTAAACGGCGGACTTCCTTACATGCATCTTGCCATCTATGATTATGAATATCAATTTTTGCAGTTTTCTCCACCGCCCTTAATGCTCGTTCAGTTGCCGCTCGCCATGCTTCTTCGGAGTTAGGCGACCAATCGTTCTCTTCGCAATAATCATTAAAAAATTTATCGTATCCTTTCAATATATACACTCCTTCCAAATAATCGGATCTTCGTTCATAGTTTCCAGCCAGTATTCCCTACCAAGCGCAAGGTGTTTTCCAGTCTCACTCCCCAATGCCCTCGGGATATTTTCGTAGTACTGTCTCGGTTTTATAAGTCCTGCCGCCGCCTTCACATCCAAACTATCCATACAGAGTTTTGCTGCCGATGCCCTGCGCTGCATGTCCAAGTCTTCTCCGCCGAACAAACCAAAGTTTACATCAAATCCGCCCAAAACTTCAACTGCTTTTCTAGTCATGACTGTAAAACAACCATCCCCGGTCCTTCTTCGGACTAAAGAAACTCCGTTCCTTATGAACTCTGCTGATGGCTTGTAAGGACTAAGTTTATCTGTATATGAAAAGAAATCATAGCCTGTTTTCTCTATTGCGTCAAGATATATTTGAAAGACTTTTGGATCGACTAGCAAATCATCGTTAAGGATAAAAAGAACGTCAAGATTTTTTCTTTCTTTGAAATATTTTATGGCGCGGTTGGAATTTCTAGCTACTCCACCATGTTCATTTGCAATAATCAAATTATTTCTAGACACAGAAAAATTTATATCTTTAAGAGAATAGTCATCAAACACTACTATTTTAATTGCCCCTCCTGCTAAAGAATCCAGCAATCCTTTTAGCAATTCTGGGCGTCTATAATGTAAAATCGCTATTAACGGGTTCAACCCCATATCAACCATCCAATTACAAGGACTTTAAGAATACAAATTTCCACTAGATTTTCTTTGCACATCTGGGAAAATTTATTCCACATTAGTCGATCCTCAACAATGCTTCCAGTTCTTGAATTCCTTCTTGAGTTATATTTGGATCGCTGGCAAGTTCTACAAGTCGTTCTCGGTATTCATTTGGGCGCCGTTCCCAGTCCCCAAAGAGTTTGAGCATCTCTACCAAAGGAAATTTATAACCCTTCGCTTGGTACTTCGCCGCTCTAAACATCGTACTCACAGGACAGTGAATATGTTGAATTCTCAGACGTTTTTCTTTTTCATCAGTCTCAAATTGAGGATCAACTAAAACTTCGTTTCCGACAATCCCAGCACGAGCGACTGAGAAATCGAATTCTTCTATTACAGCATCCAATGTACCACAGAACTGCCGTATTAAATTAAAACGGTTAGTTTGATTTTCTGAATTCTTCGTAATAAACAAGTATGACATTGGAGTTTCGGATTTCAATTCCGCGATGCCCCTCAACTTCAAGTACATCGCAGTCACTGCATCTTGATCCGTTGCGAAAATATCCACATCTGAATAGTGTGCCGGAGATTCATTCGTTGATGCCGCAAATCGCGCCGCTCCACCGGCTATAAAACAGCCACCAACAAGCAAACTCTGGAATTCTTGGAATCTCGCTAGTTCATTTACAATTGGAAGTTTTACAAAGTTCATTCCTTCACCCCACACGCCTTCAAGAATTTACTTCTATCAAACAAAGAATTTGTTTCTTTTAGCTTGTCCGCAAATCGCTTTGCCATGCAACAAATATAGCAGCGCCCGTCGCCCGCTACTGACGGCAACTCATGATGTGAGTTTAGTAAAACTTCTGCAATCAATTCAAAATCTTTCCTAGTCATATTCCTCCCACTGCCACCAAAATTCTACAAAATATTCTGGATTCTCTTCGTCTTCCACCGCCGGTTCATCGCGATCTTCCCAATCTTTTGGATCGCATGCGTAGTTCATTTTTCACCTACTAATTTAGTCGCCGAATCTTGAGTATTTCGTCGAGCCCTTTGTCAAAAGTCCCCCAAACTTTGATGGCAAACGCAGCCTCTCTTCTGCGCCGAAATGCAAGAATTGCATTGTGATCACCATCTATCCATTTTTTAATTTCAGTGTCCCAAATCCCCCAGAGTTTCATGCTTCCTCCGTATCAAGTAAAATCTCAGATCGTAACCTAATAAATTCATCCGGTAAAGGAATTGGCGCGCCTCCATTGCTCATCATCTGATAATTTATGTGCATTTTATCCATCACTGGCGTTCCCAAATTAAACAGAATTGCAAAACACATGTTCGGGCAGAGTTTTGTTGGAACATAAAAATATCCGTCAAAAATATCTGCGAGGATAAAATCGGCTTTGCAATACGGACAGCGCCCGTTACGAATTCTGTGCCGCTGTCTGAATTTCCTGAATAACATTTGCTAGCTTTCTCACTGATTCCAACTTCCTTGCTTCTCTTTCGTCCCAAGCATTCAAGCATGTTTCGGAACAAAAATCTTCCATCCATGCACATTTTTTGCAGAATGCATCGCCACAATAATTACACTCATTAAGTTTTTTTGAGAATCTGATAGTCATTCAGTCTCCCCGTCTGGCATATTAAAAGCACATTTATCAGAACAAAAATCTGGATAATTAGAACAGTTCGTGCAGAACGGTTCTTCGCAATTCCCACAAATTTCAATACATTTTGAATCTTTCATTAAAACTTCCTTGGATTATTTGAGGAAATCCATCTATAGCTTGTCCCTTCCGTTGGTTGCGGCCTTAAATGTTCATGAAGTTCTTTACTTTCATGTCCACACCATTTACAACGAATCCCTCTATACATATCATCCGAAAAGTTTTCATAGTTTTCAGAGCCACACTTAGAACACTCGACTTTCTGTTTCAAATTAATATACATTTTTTCCTAAATCCTCGCGGGACTGACGACGAATCGGCAGTCAAATAAATCGTCCACATGTTCAAAAATCACCCTGCTCATTTCTTCAGCCCCATACCAAATTCTAACTTTTTTACTTTTGCCCACGCCAGCCGCGAAATAGTCACTCTTAAAGCCCTGAGTCAGTTCGTTACTCCCTGCCCCACCTTCAGAATCTATCTTCGTAACTACCGAACCGTCTTCAGTGCCCGCGATTTTTATCCCGTCTCTTAAAAAGGACACCGCAATGTAGCCGTGAGAATCATCTGACTTCGTACCAGCGCTAGTTAGTTTCAAAGCACTCAACAATTCTCCAGAATCTACCTCTATAAACGACATTCCATTATTTTTAAACAGCGCTGAAACATTTGGCGGGCCTTCTATCGCCGCCGGACATGAATATCTGATTCCTTGCGTCGTTCCGATACTTAGTTTGTTTTCGGAAATCCCGAGATAAATTGTTTCTTCCACATTTGAGAGAACTTTTTCAAATGAATCAAGAAAAATTACCGGAATCAGCGCGTCTGCTTTGTTTATAATCGCTTCGTTTTTATGAGAAGCTCCGGCTATTTTATGATTTGACGCGGCTACGGCCCACACCTGCCCCGGCCTGAAAATCAATCGGATACTTTGAAACATCCCCGCTCCACCATCTACCAGCGCCTTGCGAACTCGCTGCAAAAGTGCCCGGAGAGCTGCGACTTCCAACGGAATTTCAAGTGGCGGCGCTGACCACGCTGGCGGCAAAGTTTCGATGTGGCGCACGGGCCACCGCGCTACTAAATTAGTTCCTGAAATCCTGACGCCCGCACCCCCAGAGTCAGTCAGATAACTTGATATTGTAAGAATTTCTGATGAAGAATTTTGACACGTTGTAATAAATTTGGAAAGTGGTAGAAAAGTATCGCCATGCTCAAGAACTTCCGCTTCCAAATCTATTTCGAGTACTTCATGTCCGTTAAATATTCTGAAGGAAGCTGTATCATCCTGAGCGTGGAGAACGATGAATTCTGAAGCGGCCTTGTCCTGCGCGTTTTTACTAGTCGTTCGCGCAACTGAAGAAATTAATGACAGAACTTCCTGAAGAATGTCACGTTGGATTTTTATTTGCATTTATGACCACTGCTCCGCCATTGCATTTGCAATTCCTTGAAAGGTTTTGCTGCGCACCTTTTCTCTCTCTGCTGGCGGTAGAGATGCTGCTTCGACATACCAACGTGCCATGCGTTTTCCACTTTTAAACATTGTATATTCTGGCTCAACTAATTTAGTTGGTACTAGTGGTGTAAGATTTTTCAACCATAAGCAAGTTTTCTTGGCTTCTGTGTGCCCAAATTGAAATGGCTGAATAATTTGATTTGGTTTTCTCCATCTTGTACTCATTATTCCAACAGGATTTTCTATACAAATTTTATCTATATTTGCATTTACAAGACTCATAAAGAATTTAACCGCATCTTCTCTATCTTGCACCCTTGTTGGAAATCTATCTTTATATTCAGGCTTAAACCATTTATTTCCTGTAGTTGTAAGATATGTACAAGGTGGGTGTGCAACCATCAAATCCCACTTTTGTTTTAGCATTTCTGAAATATAACCCTCAAAATGCTGGCCGGGAATTTCCGTTGGCAGTAAATCACAACTCCAAGCATCATGCCCTCTTGCTTTAAAAGCTTCTCTAACTATTCCGCTGAATTCACACGCAATTAGTACACGCATTTTATTATATTCTTCGCTTTATAAATCCACCAACAAATCCAATTGTAACTCCAAATAAAAATCCGCTAATCCAAACATAAACAACTCCGGCAATGAGATTAAAATTCATTTCATTATTTCCTTCCACGGACTCACTACTATTTTAGTAGCCCCCGCCAGTAAAAAATCGTCAAGTCCTTTTCCAATCTCGGCATCCCACGTAGCCACGGAGACTGTACAGCCCGAGCGCGCCTGGATAGCATCGTACTGTCTTTGCATTGCATTTCTAACAAATTTATTTGTCTGCCAGTCCATATCATAAGCAAAAACTAGAGAATCAAAATTCAAACTAGCGTTGGCAATTTCCTGCATCGCTGCATCTGTCCCGGCTTTTCCTAGAATCGGCAGGCCAGTTAACATCCCCACCAAATCAGATTTTAACATCCCCTCAACTATATATGCAACTCTCCCCTTACCCGGAACCCAGTGTACCGGACATCCACTGCTTGCACCGGAATCCATGAGTTCTTTTTTCCCGTCCGGAAGAATTTTAAGATACGAACTAAACCACTTGTATTTAGTAGTTTCCGAATACGTGCGCATTTGGAGCGCTCGAATTCTTCCTTGTATATCTCTGACGGGGATGAGAAATCCCGGTCGAATATTTGCCTTCCAATTCGATTGCTCCCTAAAAAATCCAGGAACGCGGTCGAGTATAAAACCTTCTCCAGAAAGTCTTTCGGCAACGTCGTCAGTTGTTCTGTAGTTAAGCTGGGCAATTTGTTTCTCCGAAAGTCCACGAGAAAAAAGTGATTCCTTTTCTCTGTCTTCTAGTGTGAGCATTTCTAACATCCGGTTATATACGGCGTGGCGCCTGTGAATGCTCGCAGGAAGCGGTCGCTGTGGGGTGGCGTTTGCTGGCGTTTCCAGACCGTTTGCGAGGCTTTTATGAATGAACCGACCATCAGATGCCACCCGGTTACTCTGGCTTCTTAAACAAATAGAGATTCGTCGCCCGTTCCTTATAATGTAAGTGCAGCCTCTATTTGAGTTACAAGCCCAGCATCTGTCTGCGTAGTTAACCCTTTGGAAGCCACGGCTAAAATAGTTGCTCATGGATAAACTTACCAAGTTGTATCAACCCTGTCTACCTCCCTCAAAAGATATCTAATTGCTTTCGCCGCTTCTAGCGCCAATTCATTTCCCGGTGACATGTCTAAACTTGTTCCCCCAGCTTCATCAAGCCTGTTTAATAGTTTTTTTATTTCTGTATACATTTTAACCTCCGTTTTTCACGTATTCCTCGTATTCAGCATCTCCCTGTCTTACATCATCCCACATTTCATTTTCGGATTTTTTATAAAACTCGCAAGTTGCTGCGATAATGGATTTTACCCACTCTGCTACATGCTCTGGTCCATCAAGTCCTGACAGCCCGCCAAGCAAAACCTCGTATGGCTGCCGTTCTAGAACTAAACATTCTTCACAGAATGCACAACTAATTGCACCAAGCGATGAACAGCAAACCCCTAATGCTGGTTCTCCACAAACTTCACATTTTAAATCGTTCATTCTTCCTCCTCTAGATACGGAAGTACATGTTGTGGGAGAACATGACACTCACAACCACACCGGGCTGTCTTTCCGTCACCATCGACTGTTTCATAAGCGCATTCAGCGCAGCGCCAGTCTCCATGCATACACGGCTCGAACATTCGCCAGCGAAGTACCGGAGTTAGATTTTCTATTCTTTCGTCTAAGACTGTCATTTCTTCCCCCTTTTTGTCTTCGGTTTTTCTGGTGGTTCGGCGCGATATAGCGCCAGAATCCCAGCAATCTGCTCCAGCGCTTTACTACCCACCGCATCACTCTCAATTCTAAACCCTGACTTATCTTTCCACAAGAACAAAAATATTTCAAGACTTTTATCTGGTTTGAGTAGTTTGCCTACTCCCACAGCTAGTGAGTTTAGAAGTTCTTCATCGCTTGAAAAACCCAAAGAAATCTTTTTCCCCTGAAACGCAACAAAGGGTTTTTCTTTTTCAAATATTATTTCGGAGTCTTCAAGAGCAAACAAAATCAATGATACCCCGGAAAATATACTCAGGGATTCATACGGTTTTTGAATTAGGATGTTGCCCACTTGCTATGTCCTTTAAAACTGACATTAACTCTTGGTGGCGGCGTTCCTCATCTCGGCATGTATTACAAATTTCGCCCATCATTGAGTCTATCATCTCTCTACATTTCCAACAGCGGAATCCAATTATTTCCCCGCGCCAGTTTTTAATTGAGTTGTTCATTTCTACTCCGATTTCGCAAGCTGTTTGATTACAAAGTAAGCTATTATGCTGGATATCAGAGCAAACGGTCCTGTTATACTAAACATTGTGGTGATTACTCGATCTTGGGTGCCCCATTCTGTAGGCACTTTGTAAGTAACCGCCTTCTTTATCATCCAATACGCCAACACCCAGCATAGTAACCAGCTTAGAACTAAAATAGTTATCAGCATTATTTGTACTCCGGTGGATACAAGATTTTTCCTCTGTATTTACTTGGAGATTCTGGCGCGTCAATGAACAGGCACCACTTTCCGGCAATACACGAATTTTTACTGTGCGGTTGTTCTGTCCACTGGTCACAATGAATGCAGCCAAAAGTATCACATGCTTCAAAAAGAGATGGCAGTTGCCCGCATCGATTACAGTTTGCTCTGTTCATTACTCTGCTCATTTCATCTCCTTTGTGCAACTGCCGCAGTGGTCCTTACTTCACCCAGTTCTTCAGCAGCGCCGTTCTCCCGCTCTGTTAATCGGAGTTTGGAGCCTCTAAACACGAGATTGATTCTGTCCTCGATCTCGCCTGCCCGTGCCTTTAAAATTGACACCCATCCAAATCTTATCGGAGATTTGTAAATTTTTCCGTTACAATCTCGGCAACGAACATACTCATTTGTTGGATGTTTTGGTTTGTTTTTATTGTTTTGTTTATACAGCGCCATTTCTTCTGGCGGACAGTCGCATAAGAATTCTGCCTTGCGCATTCGCATCGCGAGGATGATTGAGCCGTCAGATTCAAAAGCTGACGTGCCAGCCATCTCGCTCCCGCTGAGTTCTTCTTCTCTGAATGCAGCGCCCATTCCAGCCTTGTTCATTTTAGACAACAGAACAATCAAGATTTTGTACTTCAACGCCAGCAATCTAAACCCACGGCTAATTGCTTCCAGTTCGTTTACTCGGTTGTTTCCGTCCCCTCGGCTAACCAACTGCGCCTGATCTACAACTACAATTTTTACCCCATCATTTTCTACTCTGCGAATAATATCTTCCTGAATTTCAAAAAGAGAAAACTTTTTATCTGAGACGAAAATCGGCAGAGTTTTTATGTGGTCCTTGATTCTGTGGATTTCTTTTAGCTCGGGCTCCGTAAATGCTGGTTCACCGTATTCAAGGGAACCTCTAAATTTGTTTGCATTTGAAATTATGTCGTCCTTATTAAACTGCATAACCGCACGTTCAAACCATTCTTCAGCGCTCATTTCGAGAACATAAGCCGCTCCCGGTATACCATCTTCTACCGCATTAGCAAGAAGAATATCTTCCGCTAATAATGATTTTAATGACCCAGGTGCCCCAGTTATCATCACAAACTCACCCGGATGCATTTTCATGAGCATTCGATCCACAGTCGGTAAAGAAGTCGTGTATCCAACAACTCTACCAGCCTGAAGTTCGGCGAGTTTTTCATCGTGTTTCAGAGCTATTTCGCTGAACGGTTTTGAAGGCTCTGATCCTGGCGCTGCTATCGAAAAAATCTGTCCAGTTATCGTAGCCGCTGATTCAGAACTTCGGGTTTCTCCGGCGTCCAAGAGTTCGGCCTGTTCTTTATACAGCGCGGACAGCCTACGTCGTGCGGCTAGCTCGCCACAAAGTCGCGCAGCCGCCTCGCCGTCTACATGCTCTAGTTCAAAACAATGCTCTAAAAATGACAGCGAGTCTGGTCCAAGTTTTTCATTTAGCCGTAGAACGTCAACAACATGAGCGATGGAAACTTCCGTATCACTTTGGATTAGTTGTTCGATTGCCCACAATGCATCGCGGTTCGTCTCGTCGCTGAGATCGTCTGGCCTACATAGCGACAGGACTTTTCTGGCTTGACCTTTAAGAGCCCCCGCGAGGCATTCAAATTCACTACGCAACGAAATTAATAAACTGTCTGACAATAATCACCTATCCTATTTCAATATCTTCAAGTTCTAGTTCATGTTCAAATTTATCTTTTGCTTCTAGGAACTCCATAGCTGCAATACGCAGCGTTTCACAATTTTTTATGCCAGATGCGTAAATTGCAAACTCCTCAAAATCGTATGGAGCCCCACTGAAATTTTCTCTAAATTCTTCCACGGTATTGATTTTCATTTTATCTCTCCATCGCCATCAACTGGTATTCCCTGAGATTTTCCTGCGACGTGTAATTTCGTCTCGGCTTGAACTCCGCCTTATATATTTCGTATCTGTGCCAGTAATCTATCAGAAAACTCAGCGCCAATTCCGGTCGCACATCAATTACCCAATCATCACAATGCTTGCTGGTAAAAAACCAGTGCAGTCCGTCCAGTGTTTCTTCCGTACTCCCAGCGCGAGTTATAAGCTCCCTAACTCCTGTAGCAGTCTCTGGCGCAACGCTCGACCATCTCCTGTACTCACAGTACTTTTGGAGTACCGTCCGCAATCCTTCTGAAAACTCTACTAATTTAGTCATCTATCTCCAAAATCTTCTAGTATTTCAAAATCATCGTCACAGTTGTCATTCTCACACCACTCATGAACAAATTTATTATCTTGTAGTTTAATGATATCTCCGGGAATTATCCAAACCGAGCAATTTATACAGCGACTTCTAAAGTGAGCGACCCTAGCATTTTTTGATATTGGTGGGCGCACTATTTTAGTCATCTTTCTGTTTACTCTTCCAATTAAGAACTATCAAAACATTTTGGTACATTGCATCATAAAACTTTTCTCCGTGGAGCAATGCATGAAGCTGCTTCCCAGAACAATATTCAACGAGTTCTTGGATAGACCAGTTCTCAAATGGTTCTACTTTAGGTTTTTTAGTCCTTGCCATTCAATGTCTCCTGTATTTGCAGTCTAGTTTTACCGTATCCTATTTTAGCAACTGTTTTGATTACAATTAAACACCATTTAGGAAAAATTCTGTACTGGTTGCCTCCATATGCTAAATCTGAACCAAAGCACCAATCTGTATCCCCACCAAAATAATCGACTTCCGGATTTAGTTCTTTAACAGCTTCGTCGAGCGGATCGCCAACAACTCGCTTCTTCGGCGCTGTTGCAAGCCACGATTTGAATTGCTTTTCAGAAATTGGAAATGGTGTCATAAAGAACTCACTTGTTTATAAACTGTAACAAGTTCTTGAACTGGTACAACTTCCGGGCATTCTATTTCTTCTCGCCATCCCCAAGGGTCACAATCTTGATTTTCTGTTGCCGGTGCGTCGTAGTTTGTGTGGTACAGTTTTCCGTCATGCTCAAAAACAAGTGAGTGTGTGACACTCCAGCGCCTATGGCCGATTATTTTGTCTTCGACCATTCCACCACTTTTGTACATCTTGTCTTCGAGTTGCTCTGGTGTGAACTTCATTTCTGCTCCTTTGAATTTCTATCATACAAAACAACGGCCACACAAGTAGCAAGATTCATACACTCCCCGCTTGGAATTTGGGCGCGATGTTTTGCCTTTTCTTGTATCCATTTAGGAACTGAACCATCTTCGGGGCCGAAAATATACACTGGATTTTTTGGGTGTTGGAGACTGTAGAGAGCTGGCGCCCAGTCCAGCTTTTCAACAATTACCGCGCTTTCCCAATCAATAGAAGGAAGACTCTCCACGTCTAACATTGTAACGTGGTCGTAAACTTTCATTCTAAATGGGCGCGGCCTGCGGTTCCCTTTCTCTCCAGTAGCCGGAGTAAATCGTTTTCCAACAGTAACTACAGACTCAGCACCAAGACAAGCTGCTGCTCTTTTTGTATTAGCAACGTTTACTTCATGCTTCGGACTAATCAGAACGATTGTTGCTGACATTTTTCACCTCAGAGAGTTTTCTTCACTCCGCATACCGTACAACGAGCGGAGGTTATTTTTGCGGCAAGTTCTTTCTTAAGAGTCCCTTCTCTCATTGTTGAGTTATGAACTCGAATTCCCTTGCCATACTTCGCGTCTTGATATGCGCTCTCGCACGTACATGGAATTTTTACTGTGTTCTCCATTTTATTCTCCTTTACTAATTTGATACAAAGCAACTTTTGTGTATTAATACACAACGTGGAACGATTATTTTAGTTTTATCGTAAGTATTGAAATGCCTTTGTCCGTCCTTACTTAGCTTGACGACCATCGCAAAGATTTTTCCTACCGAAGAATTAAACCGAATATAGTCCGGTCCAGCATACTGCTCTGTAACAGTCAGCTTATCAAGTGGACCGCCTATTGCAATAAATGTTTGAACTTTCATTGTAGTTTATTTGGTTGGTTTTTACAAGAACATTCGTGTAAGTATGCGCCTTTGGCGGGCTACTATTTGAGCGGTTCTGAGTCATCTCTTTGATATGAAATGAGTTCGGCGTTATCTTCTTCATATCCATTCTCCACCACGCCGAGTTTGGTAAGTTTTTCCACCGCTTGCTTTTTTGTATTTGCAGAAATATCAACCCAAAATTTAATCGGAAATCTGTAAATCGCCATCTTCTTCTCCTTCTTCGTAAATGACTTCAAATCCTTCTCGCTTCAACTGAAAACAGAAGGGGCGTGCAGCACAGTACGCGAGACATCTGTAAGCAACCCCCGGCCTGCTTGACAATTCAAACTCTGGCCCCATTTCTTCCAAGTACGCACGAGCTTCTGCTTCTGTTTTGAAATTCGAGCGATTCCCCTTGGCGCGGACTGCTCCCGTCTTCCGTACCCGCCACGTATCTCGGCGCCAGCGCTCTTCTGGAGTACACTCGAAAAGTTCTTCATCTGAAAGATTTTCTGCTGCTTTGTGAAGTGCGACTCTTTCTTTTAGATACTTTTCTACTTCTTCATCTGGCCACAAAGGAATCTCAATGATAGCACAGCCCCAGTCCGGATAATCTTTCGTTCGTTTACAAACTATTTTAGTTCCGTCTTCAGTGCTGACTTTGTACTTTCCGTTTATCCCAGCAAACGACCAGTCTCTAAAAATCGCGCAGATTCTCGCGCTGGAGACTTCATAGCCGTGTTGCCTGAGCAAGTGCGCGTAACAATTAAGTTGCTGATGCCATTCAAGTTTTTCAAACTTTATTGCTGAAGTCTTCGTGTGCTTCCAGTCTGTCAAAATATGATTTTTGCTGTCGTATGTAGTATGAAGATCGATCTGTCCGCTGATTTTTACACCTTCAATCGTAGTGAACAGTCGTTCTTCGATCATCTCAGATTCATCGGGATTTAAATTTCCGACTCTTTCTAAGAGATCGTGAACAGCAGAACCGAGCACACTGTAAATATTTTCACGAGGATCTTTTGTAATTTCTGAATCATGACGCCGAGTTAGCTGCGTGACCTGAACTGGCTTGATGAGATCAGTTATGCTAAAAGCAGATTCGCCGCGCGAATACGCTGAGAATTTAAGAATCTTTGCTAGCGGTCTGGGAAATTCTGAAGGTAGCTCCGTGTAGTTCATAGTTTAAAAACCGCCAAAAATATTATCCAAACAATAATTGCAACAGTAATTATGAAAATTGTTGCCATTGCTAGATTACTATTTAATATTCTTTTTATCATTTTACCACATCTGATTTACTTTATCTACCATTCGTTTTGCTAAAGTGTAAACGTACTCTGTTGCATCGCTGTCTCCCGCGAATAATTCACAAGCGTCACAGCGCTGGATTTCCAATCCTGTTCCATCGGAATTCATCAGCAAAAATCCATATCCTTCACATGCTTCACAGTTCATTTCTCCCCCAGTGCCTTGCCAATTGCTTCCAATGCCATAATTTTTCCAATTGTTTCATCGTACCCATCCATTCCAAGCATTGCTTTGCACGCTTCCAGCAACTCAGGCGCGGCTGCGACAACTGCTGCGTTAGCTCTCTGCTCTCCTAAAATATCCTGTTTTCTGTTCTTGTCGATGACAAGTCTCGCTATCTCTCGTCCCTGCTGCTGTTGAACGTAGTACCTAGACTCACCGATTCGTTCTCCACCCATAATTTGATACGAGTTGAAAATCCACGGCCCCGATGTGTGTCCCATCATTCTTCCTCCATTTCTTTCTTACACAACCCACATGTTACATCTTCTTCTACATCAGTACTTTTATCCTTGCTTAAAATCAGCCCACATTTTGTAAGTTCTTCTGAAATCATGTGGATGTTGTGTAGTTCCGGTTCAAATCTCGCTGTTGATTTTTTAAATCTGTTGTATCTTGTTCCTCTTTTCATTTTCTCTCCTCTGGATCTCCGCAGTATCTGCATTCCGTATTCCGTAATGCACCGTGCCATAGCTCTCGATTGAAAACACACATTCCTATTGGGCTTTTTTCACAACCCCAAAAAGTAGAAACAGAATGATCAAGAAAACAGAAATCTAAAATAAATTTCTTTGCGATCTCATCGATTTCATATTTTAAATAATCGATGTACCGCTGTTTCTGTCTGATTCTTTCAGCACACATTTTTTGTGTTGGTGTTAATTCAGACATCTCTCTCCTTTATAATAACTCGTTCAGATACAAGGTATGCAAAGATAGCTTCTTGGTTGTAGTGCTCAAGTGTGATGTCCAAAATTTTGTTGAGTTCTGATTCGGTACAACAGACACGCACCGGAATTACTCTGTCTTCATGCAGAGTACCTTCCGAGTTCACCCACTGTCCGCGCCCCGGTTTATAAACTGTCAATCCACCCGAAATCCTGCGAATTTTTTCATCCCATCCTTTGTGGTGTCGTGTCCGCGCGGGGCGTCCGTTCATTTCACACGGAACTAAAATTTCCCAGAGCATTTTACCAAGTAATAGGTGGCCCATAAACTACTCTTTCTGGATGAACTGTGCAAGGATGAATGTGTTCGCCGGGGCGAATTACAATCATAAGTGGTTTTCCACATCTACAGCGCGGATCAGGTCGCTTTGGTCGCCACGGCTCCCCAACTGGACACTCTGGAACTGGACATCCTTTTTCATGCTCTTCCCAAACATCTTGAACTGTGCGTTTCTTCATTCTTTCTTTCTCCTGTAAACTCCAAATCTCTCGCTCAATCCAACACACCGCGTTACTTAAATCCCTTGCTAATTTTTTCTCTGTTTTTGTGGCAGAGATTTTTAAGTAATGTTCCGCTCTGGCTTTCATGCTTTCTAGTCGAGTTGGATACAAATCAGCATACTCAAACTCTGGACGGTAATCAACTACCAAGTCCAGCTTTCCATTCTCAGCTTGTTTTAGCTTCATTTTCTCTCCAAGGGGTACTCTGCTATGTTTTTTCTTTAAAAGTCTCTCTAACGGGCTGAGAACGTCGTTACGGGGCATTCTACGGGCAAGTTTGCCGGTGAAAATCAGTCCCCTGAGAACTATTTTAGTTGTCTGGTAGAATCTCCATCCGTTCGGCTGTCACGACATCCCTAAAAAGGTTTCCGTAATAAAATCCTTTCCATTTGACATCGTAAAGACGAACTCTCTTCACAACCACAGGGCTGCACTCATTCCTTGCAAATCTTTTGGCTTTGTGTTTTCTAAAAAAGGCGTGAAACCCTTTATCTGGATTTTCATCTAGTTCGCCAAGAGTGCCATCAGAATTATAAATCTTTCCTACTTCATAAGATAAATTTTTATAAATCGGAGAAAATAATCTATCATTTTTTACCAAGAATACCTTCCACGCTAGCATTTCTGGCATAATAAACTCTTTTGCATTTGAAATACACATTTTTCCTCCTAGCTCACCATCTTTGAATGATTTGAAAAATCAAGAACTTCTCCAGTAATCCCACCTAGTACAAAAATACTTCCCGGCTGAAGTACTAGAGTGTGTCCCGCTGGAACAGTTTTTATTTCAGAAGTTTGTAGTGGAGTAGTTACAGAATCAAATAACATGACCGCATCTGAAACTGGCGCACAATTTATCAGAACCTCGTAATGTTTCGCCAAAACCGCAACGTGCGTAATTTCCCACGGCTCCTCTGCGCGAGGAAAAACAACCGGAAATCTGTTTGTCACCCCCCAACATGCTCCGTAAAGACTTGCCATCGGCTCTCCAAACCACGCCCTGAAATATGCTTCGTAATCTATTTCAGAACCATCTTCAATCGGTGAGCCTTTCCATAACCCAATTTCAAGTTCTATCGGCGCGAATTGCGGTATCATTTTAGTCGCCCTTTCTTGCTACTTTTTTCTGAGCTACATCGTACACCAAATACTGCTCGGCTTCTTCTTTAGGGATTTCTTTCCAACCTTGTATTTCAATTCCTTCGATTTCTTCCCATTCATAACTATCTATAGTTTCCTTGACGGCACTTTGAATTTGTTCTGGATCAAGGACCTGAAAGAAGCTGTAAAAAGATTTGCCACCCAGCGCCGCGTTGTCCGGCACAATGAGATACAAATCAGAACTCAGAGTCTTTGAGACTTCTACCTTAAGATACTTACTCATTCAGCCTCCAATCCATCATAGAAATACAAGTCGTCATCATCGTGCCCAACAGATGTTGGCTCCCAAGTATCGCTGCAATCAGGAGCAAAGCATTTGGCTTCATACCACTCATCCCAATAGTGATCGAATGTTTCTTGTGTTGGAAACGGTTGGACATGACCGGCCCCACATTCTGGAGCATCCCATCCAGTTAATTCTTGCAGATAGCGAGCAATCGCTTTCTTTCTATCCGTAAAAATCATCGGATCGAAAGCAGGAATTCCGCCGACTATTTCTTCAATTACATAGAATTTCATTTCCCCCCCCCCCTAAGATTTATCTGACCAGTTATGCCCGACCTTTCCTTCTGCCATTGCTGGTACTGCTGTTAAACATTGATTCATACAGTCAGTCATGATTTTTTTCTGTAACTCGTGGACTTCCTCCATCTCTCGCTCCGGGCCTTCAACTACAATTTCATCGTGAATAAAAGCTGCTGGACGACTCGAATACCCGCCAACCCGAAGCGCCCTCGACACCGCACCAAGCGCCATCTTCGCCCCGTCAACCTCGGTCATACAAATTTCATAGTTCACGGCGCGATTGGGTGTAAAGAAATTATCCGGAATCCACACCCGGCGCCCTAGCGGAGAAAGGCAGTATCCCCGATCTCTAACAATTGGCGGTCGTTCCTCGTGCCACCGCGCAACCCCCGGCAATGCTCTGAAAAAACTATCAATCTCCCGCTGGGCTTGCCCGTAACTCATTTCCAGCCGAGTTTCATCCAAGCGTGTTTGCATAAACTTTTTTGTACCCGACATAAACAACAAGCTAAGAGTCAGAGTTTTATAAGCAAACCGCTGAACGTTTGTAATCTTATCTTTTGGGATTCCTAGACCATTGCTTGCAATTCTTCTGTAAGGATCGGCGTTTGGGAGATTAAACTCCTCGATCAATGAGTTTTCGTTTGCAAAAGGGGTGTCTGCAACAATTCTCAATTGATTATTTGCAAAGTCAACAATGGAAAAAAGATTTCCATCTCCGGCTTTGATTGTTTGCCTAAAAGAATAATCGAACTTGAAGTTCTTTATGAGACAAGGAGTAGACACCGCCGGTCCCCAACTGTTTGGTCTAGGAAAATTAAGATTTGGTTTAGAAACCTGACATCTGTGCTGCCATTGTGCGATCTGGCGCACGTCTGGGTGGATACGATTCGTTATTGGATGAATATAATTCAATAACGGTGCGCAGTATGTTGAGAGATTTTGAGAAAGAGACGCGTAGTCCACCAGCGCGTCCACCAAATCGGGGAACTGTTTTCTATGTGGTAGCAGAGCTTCTTTAGCCGACGATTCTACTTCTTGTTTTTTCTTGCTGTCCCACTTCTTAGGAGTCAACCCTGTTTTTTCTTTAAACGCAACAATTAATTGCTGCGGGGAATCTATGTTGATACTTTCCTGCCCAAATAGCCCAATTTGTTTTGAAGGAAACTCAGCAGCGAAGTACTTCTTGAGTTCGGCTAGACGGGATGTAATTGCTTCCGTTATCAAGCCGTGGACTTCCCGGTCGATTACCAGCCCATTCAATTCCATGTCCGCCAGCCCAAGTACGGCATCAAATTCAATCTTAGCTGAACGAACCATTCCAAACTCAATTAGTTTTTGTCTAAGGATTTTATATATCGGAATCAGAACTTCCGAGTCACGCCAAGCATAGATTTTCTGTTCTTCACTAAGCCCTTCGCCCCAATCTGATTGTTGTTGATCCTTTGGCAGAATCTCATTTAGGTATCTCGCAGCCAAAGTATCCAACCGGCTCTTCCAAGTAAAATCGTAAGCCGGCTTCAATAAAATATCCGCTAGCATCGTGTCAAAAATAGGATCGGGATAAACTCCGAACTGATTGAGAAAGAAACTCGTTTCAAACTTGGCGTTGTGAATAATCTTCAGGATTTTTGGTTCGGAAAGAACATCAAGAATCGGCTGAATATCCGTGACATAATTCAGGTCGATAATCCACGAGAGTTCTTCCGTAGCAATCTGAATCAGCCTGATGCGGGATTTAAAAGGATCGAGTCCTGCGTCTGGGTCGTGCTTCCAGCCGTCTACAGGAGTTGTTTCAACGTCCAACCCGATAACGCCAGCAGTGCGGCAGAGTTCGGTTATCTTCGGGAGCCATGAATTTTTCTGTACATAAAAACGTTTCATTATTTGTCGCAAAAACAAGGACGAAGATAATTGCATTTCTTGCAATATGTATTTTCACCCTGATATTCATGATGGGGATAGTAAATAATGCGATCAGATGGTTTTTTATTCAGTTCAATGGATTTTTCTTTCTTTCTAATCATTTCACCTCCAACTATTTTAGTCAATCAAATCCAAGTATTTCTTCGTCTTCTCCAACCAATCCTTCAACCGTTTCCGATTCAGTTAATAGATAAACTGCATCACCTGAAATAAAACTATCGTTATCGAAGTCATCTATAACCCAACACCACACATCATTTATTTTGATTGGAGAAATAAACGCACCAGTTGTAAATGCCGTGGTCGCATTAGTTATTTTCATTCTTCCTCCCCGTCAAACCATTTGCAATTTTCAGCAGCCGAAATCGGCAACCCCGAAGTTTCAAAAACTTTCATGCTCGTAAATGTTTTCCCACCCCACTTATCAAGTCCGCAACTTATTTTCATCACGCGGCTGTTGTCGAACAGCGTGGTAGTACTCTCCGCGAGTTGTCGGCCCGTCACGTTTTCCGGCTTCATTAATTTCAAAGTACACCAGCTACAATCGGCACAGTTCTTTTGCATTTATAATCCTTGCTCACACTCATCATAAGAATGTAAATCAAACTCATCAGCACAATACTGTTTAACTGCCAACGCATGGAGACAAAGATTTTTGTTTTTATCAATTTCCTGTTTGAGTTTGATATTTTCTGATTCTAGTTTAAAAACTCTTCGGCGCAACGACTTTAATTCTTTCTCTTTCTCTGCACCCAAGACTGAATCCGGAACATCAATTTTTATTTTACTCATTTTTCTCCTAAAATCTGCTCCATTGCAGCGCCGGAGTCTCCAGCATTCTCCGAGATTATTTGTACAGCCCGTCTGCGTTCTGAAAATGTCCTTGCGCGGACGAGTGCGGCGCATGTTTCTTTTTGTTCAACTAGAATTCTGGCGTATTTTGTATGAAGATCGGTTATTTCTTTTTTATGTTCGTCAATTGTGATGACTTCGCCACCTACAAATTCTACACCATCTTTAATAGCATAGTGAAGTTTACCAAATGCATACCAATCTGGCTGAAGATAAAATTTCATCTTTCTTTCCTTACACCAATTAAAATAGGAATCCCAAAAGCTGTTACAATAAACAGCCCAATAGCTGCGCCAGCTAAGAATGCGTTGAGTTTCATGTTTGCTCCTAATTTATGAACTCAAACTGAATTCCGACTTCATTACCGAGTTCGATAATTTTAGCTTCGCGTTCTGAATCATTTGTAATTGATTCTGTATCGTTTACGAGCATTAACTGATCAGCGATTTTATTATCAAAATAATCAGAATCATCATAATCTTTGGTAACTAAATCCGGTAAAATTGTTGGTATATTTGCTGGCGATGTTAGTCCGTTAATTTCATCTTTTGTAGCCCCCGCTGCTAAAGCAGCAAACCCCAAACAACACATTTTCTTATCGGATTCCCTAAGTAAGAAAGAATTTAAATCGCCCCGCAACCACCGTTGTCTATCTACCCTGACTTTCATTTTATTCTCCTTTAATTATTTCTTGAATTTCCGGACTCTCAATCAACGCGACTAGCGCCATTTCGAGTGTTAAAATCTCGTGGCGTTTCTCGCGTGGCTCCTGTGCTAACTTGGCAACTAAATTAGTTGTGGTCGAAAACAAGTCGTACAAACTCTCATTCACTATCAATTTGATTTCTCGAACATCTTCGATGCCAAGGCGCTCTTTCTCTCTGTGTACAGTTTCTTTAAAAGCCTGAGTTTCTTGGCGCGAGCGGGCAGTCTTCGCTTGTTCTAAAATCTCAGGATCGATTCGGCCTTCACTTGCTTGAGCGAGCATTGCTAAATCCCCAACCCTACTCAGTGGAACTTCTTTTGCAATCTCCGGGTCAACCCCCGCCAGTAAAAGTTTCCTCATAGGGAGCAACCAGTTTCCTACCGTAGTTACGGGGAGATTTAAAGTTGTATGTATGTAGTCACTCCAGTTGTTGTACCCAAGATCGCGCCAGAGTTCATCTTTCCATATCGGATGCAAAACCGAAGCGAACGACCACCACTTTTCGTGCAGCACGTCCCGAAGCCGCTGAGCTTCTTTATCCAACGCTTTCGCTCTCGCCAGCCTCTCCGCGCTAGACTCTGCTACTGTAGCTATTTCAGTCATTAAATTCCAAGTCTTCCGGCGCTAACTCAATTTTGCTCCAAATAAATGTAGCAATATCTTCCCCACAATTATTGCAGTTTATGACACCATCCGCATAATCATCTGCTATATTATACAAATGATATCCGTCAGTAGACTCACAATTTGGGCAGTTCGGTGAAACTTCTTCTAGTTCATGTTCACGATGATATGGACAGTTCATTTCGTTTCTCCTTGTGCATACAGTTCAATCTTTCCTACTCTCATGCCCAGCGCGCGGTTACAGACTGAGCAAAATGTTAGCACCCCGGTCGAACCTTCCAGCGCTCCCAATCCCAAAATTCTGTATGTCCCAGATTCTTTGTGTGTGTCGCTGAACTCCACCAATCTGAAAACCCTGTCGATTTCCAGATGTTCAGTTCGTACCACAGCATCACGGTCTTCTTCCAAATCTACGAAGTAAATCTGAGCGTTCTTTACTTCAAGAATCCGCGCTGCGAAGTGTCTCAAGTCTTTTGTGCGGTGAGCATGTTCTTTGATTTGTGCTCCGGCTTCTACGTGCCAAATCATTCCACCCATCCCAAGCACAAAAACCACCAGAACTAAAATAGTCGTCCTTAGATTAGTTTTCATTGTTCCCTCCTATTCTTGATTTTCTAGAAATTCTAGAAGATCTTCTTCATTCTTAACATCCACCAGAACCCACCCACAGTTTTGACATTGGTATCTTTCAACAAATCCATAAGTAGTTTCTTGATCTCCGTATTCAACATAAGCGCCAGTAGTTTCTCCACTCTTATCCGTAATCGGGTAAATTGAAGCAATCTCACTTGTGACTGTGCAGTCGTCCATTACTTCTTCAAGCACAGTCCATCCACAATCTGGACATTTAAAATCTTTCATTTCTTTTCCTTCTTTAAAACTAATTGAGCGGGCGGCGACTCCAAATAATCCGCTGCGCGTCGTAGCCGAACTGGGTCGTCTCTGAACTTAGCGATTGCTTTGTTGCAACTCCAACAAAGCAAACCTCTTACACGATCTCGGCACTGCGCTCCCTGAAATTTTTTATCCTTCAGGACGTGTTTGTGGTCAACTGACAGATTGTTTTTTGCGGGGAGCCGCATGCAAATCGCGCAGCGTCCATTTTGAAACTTTAGTATTCTACAGTATTCCTGCCAAGAAATCCCGTAGGTTCTTTTTAGCCTCGCATTCTTTGCGCGCTGTTGGAGAGTTAGTTTCACTTGAGAATTTTTATCACCCGCTCTGTTGCATAGCTTTCGGGGCTATAAATATAAATAAGATCCCCTATATTAAATAGGGATGCCATGCCAATAAGAATACACAACAGAAGACAAACCATTGTCCGCGCCCATGTTTTAGGATATTTGAAATCGTATTCATTAAAATTTACACCTTTAAACCCCCTAAGCATTATTGAAAGGGAGATTAAAAACGTTACGATTCCAGCAACTTCTAAGAGCCCCATTGCAAATCCTTGTTTAACAAGCGTACCGTAAAGATACTGACTAGTTGTTCCCAATGTTTGCGCCAAAGAATCAAGGCGCTTGAAAATTTCATCTGCTATTTGCATTTGCATTTTGTTTCTCCTTAATATATTTCTGGCCCATCATACCCAGTTTCTCGTTCCGAGTTCATTTCATCCCAGAATTTTTTCATTTCTTCCTTGAAATTAAATGTCGAGTAAACTCCGGGCGCTCCCTGTCTGAGCGCTGCCAAGATACATGCCGGACATCCACCCGGCCAAAGTCCCGATGCATCTCTCAGCGTGGGAATCCGCGAATCGATGTCTTCTTGTGTTGCCCCAGCGACTATTTTAGTTAGTTCAGACAGCGGCTTTTGCGGTTCGCGCCACCTTGAATGCGGTTTTAAATGTAGCCCGCAGATTCTGTTTGGATTGGCAGTACAACCGCGCTCATGTTTTTCCATTGAAGGTTCGGTGCCTTTAACAGTCTTACAGAAATCGCAGTAGTATCGCCATCGTTTTTGCTTGTGCATTAGAATTAACTTTCTATTGAAACAGAAATTAAATCTGAAGATTCAAAAACAAAAGTAACTGAGAATTTACCATCGATATCTTCGCAGACATCAATATTTGCATTCAAAATGTCTGCAAATTCTTTTAGTTTATCTTTTAAAACTTCACCTTCTTGTTCTGACGCGGTGCTAATTTCAATCCAAGTAGTCATTTGTTCTCCTTATTTGGTGGGCCAGTATTCGGCTTCACGTTTTACAACTGACACCGACATTGCGACCAGCCCGAAAGTTGTTGATTAGAAAGGAATATCATCTTCCGGAGTTACAGAACTCGGTGCTGTGTCTGACGGTGCTGTTGTTGTAGCAGGCCCATCAAATGGATAAAACCCACTGATATTTTCGAATTTTCCTTCCTTCTTCAATGTTACCAAGCATTTAAAAGGAAATTTTACATTAGCTGGAGCCTTTACAAGCGTCATCAAATCCCCAAAATCAAAGTCCCTATTGAAAAACACAGGGTGCTCCCGGCCCTTTGCTTCGACAAAAAACGCCGTGTACTCCCCGCCAGCTTTCTTTTCTTTTGTTTTCTCCCCGAGAAGTAGCGCTTCTATTTTCCCATCGGTTCGGGCCACAGCCTTCGCTGGAGTAGCGTTTGCTGGCGCTGCGGAGCGATTTGCGGGGCGTTCTGATGTTGACTGAACTTCGGGGCCGTCTTTCTTATAAAGATGCCTTGCAACGCCAAATAACGCAGCAGCCCTCTTCAGATACATTGAAAAGGCATTTGTGAACACGTCGCCGAACGCTATTTCTTTTACTTCCCCATTTCTATCCGTTCTTGTCAAGAATTCCCAACCAACGTTTGTTCTAGTCCGCCCGTCGATTGTTATTGAGCCGGTGATAAACAACTTATTATCAACAACCTTGACTTCTTTGATGTCGTTCTCCCAATCTCCGGCAACTTTATCCAAGACATCGCAAGCGGTGTGCCACTCAATATAACTCAGAGTAGCTCCGCCTTCTTCGCGGGTCTTTATTTGATCGTCGGAAATTTTTTCCGATAGCTTTGCTAAAACTTCTTTGAATCTTCGTTTCGGATCTGGATCAGTTAAAACTATTTCTACCGGCGCTTCTGCGCCTTCTTCTGACTTCTTCGTTCTTGCCATTATTTTAATGTTCTCCTGTTAATTGTTTCTTTCTTCATTTATATCGTCAATCATACTACGCTGATTATCTGTCAAAGAATTGTACCATAAATCTATTTCGCGCTGACGTTCTACTCGAACTGAACTATTCCAGTTCCAAAAAATTCTATGCTGGCATGCTTTTTCATGCTCAAACTGAGACTGCGTTCTTAAACATTCCTTTGTTGCTGTTCCTTGTCCCATATGAAACAAAATTGGAGTCCACTTGTTTTCTCCATCAACTACTTCATTTACTTCAACTTGCCAGCAATCTTCATGATCCTGATGGCACTTATTGATTCTATATCCGAGTTTTTCGTAGCTCATTTTAACTCCTACACAGCGGACATGATCCTAAAGAACCCACGGTTCTCAAGTCGAGCTTTCGTTGCCAGCCTATCAGCGCGAGTATGCGGTGTTCCTGTTCTATGTTTTCTTCCTAAAAATTCTATCGTTACATTGTGCGTTTTGATTTTATCTCTTACTCTTTCAAGTGATTTTAAAAATCGTTTTGATTTTGGTTGGTGTCCGTCTATCAGCATGTGGATGACGGCCAGACAATCACACTTTATAAACAAATTTCTTTCTGGCGGAAATAAATCCAATACGGCTTCAATACTTAAAAGTTCGGCCATATCCGAGCTAACTGCGCCAGTAATTGGGCGCCCTATTTCAACTGTATAGTAACCGAACTTCGAAACAACCCCAATGCCCCCGTTTCCAGCGGGGACAGATGCAGACCCATCAGTAAAGCACACAACACTCGGAGCGTTACGGCTCAGAATACCCAAGGCTGCGGGCGTTATTTTCCTTGGGACTAGTAGCAATCCCATTATTTTCTCAACCTTTCTCACCTCGTTTTATACAAACTAAATTAGTTTTCCTTTTGCTTCGAGCCTTCAATATATTCTTCAAGGTTGTTGAAGATTACATTGTATCCAGCATTAGCAGCAGCTTCATCGATTTGGGCCTCAAAAATCTCTATGAAACTCGCTGCATCATTTGCATCAAGTTCCAAGTTTTCATTTGTTCTCCTATATTAATTGACTTTTACATCTACGTCAAGTTAAATTTCTCACGATTCGTCTGCGATGCGCCAATCTGTTCTGATAAAATCGTTCGGCTCAAACACAAACGCTTTACTACCCCGCATCCACCTGTCTGCATATTGATGATACTCAACAAAGCCTGAATCGAAGATACCCAGAGCCAACGTGATCTCAACGTAGCGCAGGCGGTGATCTTCGCAAGTGACCTTCTTCCCCGCCTTCATCTGCTCTAACGCCCAACCCCATGTTCCTTCTACAGGAGCGAGCTGCGCATCTTCTACAACGCCAAGATATCGAACCGCCGTATTACCCGATTCGTAATTGTGACAGACCTCGTGCCAGCCTTGTAAAGTGAACTTGTCGTACTCGTCGCGTGTCATAATCGAATGAGGCCTGCGCTCTACCGGAGCGAGCGGAGCGGCGAGTTGGGTGAGGGCGTTGTCGATCTTATGCGATAGACAGTCCGGCCTGCTGCATGGCTGGGGTTTTCCTTTTAGGCCATAAGAGCGAAATCCGATTCGACAAATACCGCAGCGCCCGTTATCTATCGGTTCGATGCAGTCGTTGATTCGTTCAAGCGCCTCTCTCGCCATCTCCAATCGCTGCTCAAGGTCGGCAATTGCTAGGGCTGATTGCTGCCTTACTAAAGCCACGCCTGCCACCTCTGCTTCTAGGCGGCGCTCAGCATTCTTGCGTGCCTCCCGTTCCTTGGTTGCAATCTGCCATTCATAAGGCCAGTTGTTGTCTTTTATGTCTTCCAGTTCAGCTTCTAGTGCGCTGTAGCTAGGCTCAACCACTCCCCTGATAACCGCTAAGGATTGCTCAAGGGATTCTGCCGGAGTTGCGGTCTCATCGGTTTCCCACGATTCAACCAGGGCGTCGAGAATTTGCTGGGTTAGGTCGTCAGTGTTCATTTGGTTCCTTCTCTGCGGGTGTGGGGATTAGGGCGCGAATCGCGGTTGCTGTATGCAGTGGGTCTATAGCGCCGCCGATTTGTCTTCCGCGTTCTGTTATCGCCTGTGCTGCCTTCTCCACACCTTCCGCAAAGCCCTGCGCTTTGGCTTCTCGCCCGAATTGGGCAACGGCATCTCGGCAAATACAAGGACATACCGTGTGCCTCGGCATCATTCCTCGATGCGCCACGCGATGTGGCAGCAACTCAGCCACCTTCTCGTCAAATTCATCAGCCATTGTTCACTTCCTTCGGTTTCCAGTTAAGTAGAGTCAGTACACCACAGGACTGACACGTTGCAACGCGATCCTTCGCGCCGCACTTATCGTCACAGTGCCAAAAGAATCGCTTGCGCTCGCCGCGTGCCTCACAGGCTTTCACTGTTCACTTCCTTATCTACCGCTGCGAGTAGGGCACGCCAAGTATCAGGCTCGGGCATAGCTGCTGCGATCAAGTCGTCAAGGTCGTAGTCTGCTCCATGTTCTGACCGGGGAGATGCGGCGGCTTGCTTGGCCATCTCCGGAATCTGTCGAGCTACTTTCACAAACGGCTCAACCGCGAGGCGAAGGGCGGCAAGATTCGTCTCCAACTCCACAATCCGCTTCCGGTCTAAAATGCCCTGCGCGATTGCGATTGCGTCGTCATTCTGGATTACGTCAGGTCCCAAGTTGGCTCGTCGGCCTAACGACTCAACCAAATGGACGCCCTTAAACCAATCACCCCGCCCTCGCCACCGATTTTGATTTAGAATGGACACCGCTTCTTTTATGGTCATCTCAGGCATTGTCTCGCTCCTTGATTCGCCTACGCACTTCCTCGATTACATCGCCGTAGACACCCAACCGCTTTTGCAGGTCATCTAATATGGCCAGCACTTCCTCTCGCTCTGCTTTGGCTCCGGCTAAAAACCCCGCCTCTGCTGCTTCGTACTGCGTTGGATAATAGCCTAGCTGATGATGTGTAGCTTGCCACTTTTGGAACGCTTCACTTAGTGTTGGCATCTTGTTTGTCCCGTGGACGATGCATTCCTCTGATTGCGCTTCGCGCTTCGGCCAGCACGTTTTCGTAGGCCATCTCTAAAGCCTCATAGGGCTCTAGCCCATAATCCCTCTCGGCTCGCTTGCTCAGCCGCTCGGGTGAGTCGTATCGCGTTATCCGTTTCAGCGCGTCGAATAATCGTTGTTCACGCAGAATGCTTGATCTCATCTTGTTTCTCCCCAAGCAGCCTCACCGCTGCCAATGCAAGGGCGAGCGGAAAGTCGGCGAGCGCATCGAATGCTGCCTCTGCTGGTTGCCGTAGACCGACACAAAGCACAACAACGTGACGGTTATCAACGTGTCCGTAGAACGCGACTTCCAACCACACCTGATGCGTTTCCCATAGCCACTCAATCAGTTCATCCCTTACCTCGCGTAGAGGCTTGGGGACGCGGGGATGGGGGATAATTGATTCAATGCGATTATCTGCTCCAAAGCGCCGTATTTGATCGCCCCGCGCCTCACAACCTAGACAGTATCCAGATGAATAAGTAAGCGGCCCATCGCACGTCTCGCTCAGTCCCATCAGCTTCATCACGTCAGCCGCCAGCTTTGCTTCGTCTAATCCAGCAGCTTTCTCGGTTTCAAGATTGAGGATCATTGTTCCACCTTTACGGCAGTACCGGTTGCTTCATATCGGAATCCATAATCATGCTTAGCATAGTAGACGCGAATCTCTTTCGCTTCCCCGCGCCTGACGTGGGCTCTCAAATGTGAGACGTAGCCACGGCCCGAGTTTGTGACCTTGCGGCCGCAGATTTCACATGGCGAACGAACATAAGAATGGCCTCGGCTCACGATTACCCTCCCATCTTCTCGACTTCGGCGAGAGCGCCCCGCAAATCAGCTAGTAGGACTACCAACTCCGCCAACACCAGCCCCGGCGGTAACGGATGCGCCGAATCATAAGTTTTGTCGGTGATAGCCTTCGCCGCTTCAATCAACTCTGCGAACGGGGCGAACTCGCGCTGTACAGCAGCAATAATGAATTGCTCCGTGCGGTGGCTCGACGCCACCCGTTTCGCCGCTTCTGCAACTATTTGTTGTCCGGTCATAGCTTCCTCTTCATGTTCGTGCTTTGACATGACTTCCTCTATTCCAATCCGGTGCCGCGCCGCCGTCTAGCCGATACGTTTCGCGTGTCTCGGCTTTCGCCTAAAGTTCGGGAGCTACCCCGACAGCACACGTGATAACACGGCTCGGTCCGATTCCTTGCGGGAACCAACCGTCACGAACGGCGCAGCAAATTCAATTCGTTCAGGCAGCGGGCCGGATTCTATTCACCTGCCATCTGGACGGAGTTACTTAACCTTTGGTGTGGCTACCGTCCACAAGAACCCGGTAAGGCATTTCCCCGCTGCCTACTCTCCGCCAGTGGCGGGAGAGATCAATTCCGATTGTCGTTGAGCGATTCGCTCTCTGCCTTCGGGGTTCATCGTCTCAAAACCTGTCTCGCAGGCCCATTTCTCGAAACAAGTATGGTATTCACAGTGCTGGCCGTGTACGTTGTTGCCGACCGGGGCTATTCGTTGCTTCATTGCCGCGTAGCAGTGCTTCTCTTCTTGCGCCATCACTTTGTTTCCCCCAACTAAAAATCTTTATTCTATAAAATTCCCACAAAAAAATTCTAGCAATTTTTCAGCTTTTTTGACTTTTACAGGCTGAATTTTTCGTGCCATAATTATCCCCATTACAGCTTTTTTCATTTCTTCATGAGACATTTTCTCTAGAATATCATGACATGGTGTACAAGCTAAAATAACTGTATATATACTAGTTGGTAATCCTTCCGGCGCATACGTCTGAAGGAATCTCCGTTTAACCGCATGAGCAAACGATAGTGCATTGTTACGCCAGCAACCAGAATAGTTAAGTTCACACCGCGTTATCCCCGCCTTTTCAAATCGGGGTTTTATCCGCTGTTCTCGTATAATATCCCACTCGGTTTTCTTCGGCTTGAATCTCGTCCGTTTCATTTGGGATGTCCCACGTTTTAATGGGGTTCTTTTCAAAACGATGGAAAATACAGCTTGATCCCGCACCTTGCACAGATTGCATCGTAACCAAACCAATAACCACCCCCACTTGAATTTGGCAGAGCATTGTGTGTGTCGTGTTCACAAGGTTTATCTGAACAAATCAATCGCATTTCCTTTTCACCATTCGTTTCTTTAAACATCCCAGTCCACTCTTCAACTTTTTCTTTACCACAGAATTTACAAAACATTTTTCCTCCTACTAATTTAGTTGCGCTTGGGACTCTGGCTTCCGTATCCTACGCCAGCGGACGAATGATTCAACGTGATATCCCGTTCATTCGATTGGGGCGCGGTATTCTCTGCGCTATTTCCACACCATCCCAAACTTTGTGGGCTCGGTCTATTTCGCACTTAGCAACCGATGGTTTATGGTGACACCCACGATTTTCTTGCTGGCCGCACCTTGCGCTGAAAATCGCGCTGGTTATACCCTGCGGCTAGGATCGGTTAATCTGGCGAGCAGGAATCAAACCTGCCATCTCAGTTGGAGTACGGAAGCCGCCTCCAGTCTACCGCCATATAAGATTTGAAAATTTGCTATCAGCACCCAATGATCGGGGAGTGGATTCAAACCAATCTCTAATTTTCAAAACGTTCCGTCTTTGCCAGCAGCAAGAAATTGCTTCTATTTGTGTTCCTTAGTTTACCGTCTCTGAAATTGGAATTGGCGGTTCTTCGGCTACAAACTCTGGTAAAAACTCGTGGATTGCCGCAAAACCACCATCGAATGCAGCGCTGTCGATTTCTTCCTCGAAATTCAGTAAAAATACTTGCGCATCATGTTCACAAATTTCTAGCCCAATATTTTCGGCTACCATTAAAACGTCTGAAACATTAAAATTACTTTCTGTTCTCAAAGATTCTCCTCTATCCAGCGATTTTTGTTGTCTTTTATTTCGATTCTTAAATTCTTTTCTTCCATCATCTTATCCACGATTTCCTCTGGAGATTTTTCGCCCATCATTCTACTTGCTTGAATTTTTATCCAGGCGCGGAACGTTTTAGTAGCCGCCATCCTCTCAAAAGCCAGTCTTCGATTCTTTTGTGCGGAGCGGGTGTCCGTTGCCTTCCCGACAGCGCCAGAGGCTATGTGAGTTATCCGGCAGCCCGAGTTGCTGGTGTCCTTTCCGCCACCCCCAGCACCGCCAACTGTAAAATACTCAGTTCGGCAGTTCTTCAAAGTTACAGAGAAAAGAAGTTTTTCATTATTCTACTATTTTAGTTGTTTCCCAACGCGGTGTCAACGAGAAAACTCACAATCTTCCGATAAAAGTCGCTCATATTTTTTCTCCGTTTGTCCCGATTCAAATGCAATTTTTGCAGCTTCTTTTCGGTCTACAAATCTTCCAAGACTTGTTAAAAATCCTTGTTCCGCATCCTTTAAATATCCGAAACTTGGCGCGAGACGAAAACATTCGTAGTGATTTTTAGCTGAAAAAATTTCAGTTCCTTTTCTGATTGCTGCCGCAGTTATTTCTTCAGCCATCTATACTCCTGCTAGTTCATAAACAAATTCTTCCGCCGCTTGCCCGTGTCCGCGCACACACTGGTCTACTACGTTTTGAGCGCGGAGTCGAATTCGCGCTAGTTCCTCTTCTAGTTCATAGCTACGAGCTATACGAATAGCGCTTTCGCCGCAGAGTGCGGGACCGGCTTCACCAGCCTGAATCCCCCACCATCCCTTGTCGCGCCAATCAGCACGATCAAGAAACTTAACTTTATTCAGTTTTTCTACTGCTTGTTTTACTGCTTTAATCATGAGTTTACTCCGAATCGTCGAACTCAAAAAAGTTGTTGACTCGCCGCCAAGTTCGTTCCGAAATTCTGCCACTTTGATAGGGGCCAACTTCGAGCCAAATCTGCTCCAACAAATCCTCGGCGGTTTTTGATTGTGCGATTCCTTCAAGAAGCTGTTCGAAGATTTTCTTGCTCACTTGTTTACCCCGTCGCAGAATTTCTCTAACTCTTCTAAAACAATGTATTTAATTCCATAATCAGTCTGATTACCGTAGTATTCCCACTGACTTTCGCTGGTTGAATGAATTAGTTTGCTAATTTTTCTGAATTGTAAGAATGTAAGACTTGGCGCCAGTATCTCCAGCACTTCATCCAGAGCTGTCCATTCCGGAACCGGCTCAGAATTTGAATAATGTTGCGGATTGCTGTTCTCCCAGCAGCTTCCACCACTTATTCCGCCGGTTTCCCACATCTGATAAACTACCATTCTTTTTTCAAAATCTGGGATTCCAAAAGGTTCTTTGAAAATTCCTTGGTTGTAGGGTGCATCGTGGTTGATTTTTTCGATTTCTGCTTTAGAAAGTTCTCTCATGTTTCCTCCAGTTCCTAATCAATTCATATAATACTAAAGCTATTTAAGAAGTTTAAAAAAATACTTGTTTGTGGAAAGTTTACTTCGTAAACCGCTACGCGATGAGTGGATGATTCATGTTGGCAAATTTGGAGCAGCATGTCAAGCGGATTAGACGATTATAATTTTGGACGGCGCTAAATTGTTGCAGCTACTAGAGACATTAAAAACTTTTAACTTGACACATTTTGTAGTTCTTGGGCGCTTTTCTCTCCATCTTCAACCGACTTAACAAGATGTTCAAAGCAAACTTGGTAAACCATGCACTTTGCACTTTGTTCGGGGCACTTGTCAATCCAGTTCATACAAGGTTCCCACGGTAGCGCCAAGTTTGTTATAAGTTGCCCCAATTCTTGTTCAAGCGAATAGTGAAATCCGCATCCTGCGTAGAGTTTGTTACCAAGAGCGTAAACCCTCGGTGTCAATTCAGCTACAACTTTTCTGGCATTCTTTCTCCAAATATTGTATTCTTCCGCTTCTTGGAGATAGAACTTCAATCTAGCAATTCTTTCATCTATTGGTAATTCGCTCGGTTTAGGAAGACTTCGCGCTGTGGCTACAACAAAGTTTTCGAGAATTTCCATTTTTCTCCTATTCTCCCCACCAATATTCAATTTTCGGTTCTTCCTCCCATCCAAACTGTGAGTACCATTCAGGCGCCTTGTAAAGTAGTGCGGCCCGATGCGAAGCATACAGCCGCTCATCCCAAACTGGATAAACAATCGGGTATTTTTCTGAATCCATGTAATCCATGATTCGTTCGTGAGTAGAATCCTTGTACCCGCGCCTTTTCCATTCTACGCAGATCGAGCAACCGTAAACAGCCAGCGCCTGTTCATGCCCGCGCCACATACTGATTATCGGGTGGTTTATCCAGCGGGTGTCTTCTCCTGCCAAAGTTTTCAAAAGTAGCAAACACTCACCCCTTTGGCATCCGAGACGGCGCCGGTCCAAGACTTTTGCTGATTCTTCAAATGAAGGTAACGGTAAAAAAGTTATCATGAAATCCTTTATTGTCTACAACTCATTGTGTGTTTCGTTCCAATTGGACGGCTACAGTAGCCACACTCTTGATCGTCTTCAAAATACGGCGGGCCGTCAATAATGATTTTTGGTGCTTCAAGTAATTCTTTTAAGAAATCCCCGCTGAAATATGAGAAATCTTCAAGTTCAAATTCCCAATAATCAAAAGAACTCTTTTCTTTATCGCTAAAATGACCCTTGGAAACAAATTTATCCGCTATTTCTTTGTTTGTAGTAGCCGCAACCGGATGCGGGCTAAGTACCGGAAGCCGTAATAAGTAAACTTTCATTACTCTTCCTCCCCCGCTTTTGAAAACATTGCAAATCCAATTACTACACTGTTTATGTAGCCTTGAAAATTCAGGAGAACATCGTTGAGATTTGGAATTACATCGTATTGCCCAACAAACCAGCCGAGATAAATATGCTCGTCATCTCTTGTGATTTCGTATTCCCACTGAAAATCCATTTCATCTGAAACTTCTCCACATGCGCCTAAAAAATCAACGCTTTGCTGTTCTCCGCTTTTCCACAATTTGATTTCCCACCAATAGCAAGAACCGTCTTTGTACTTCCAAGTTCTAGTTATTTCCATGATTTTCCTCACGGCAGTAAATTATATCCAAATCCAGCAAGTTCCTTCAAACACCTCATAACATAATCTGCGTTTGGTTTGTACTCATAAGTATCTGTTTTGTAGCCTGCTCCGGCAAGACTTTCCGCTGTACTCAGTAGTGTGAAAGCTATTTGGCCAACGCGGTGAGAAATACATCCAGAAAATCCAGACTGATTTTTATATTGCCCAATCCGCGCCCAATCCATGAAATGATTGTAATCAACTAAAATACCATCAATCCAAAAGCGTCTTGGGTCGTTGTTATCAGTTCTAAACTCCATTTTTCACCTCTTTGGTTTGATTGGCTACTCTCCAATTTCAATTACTATGAAAAAATATTGTGTATTTTGAAAAATCCCCAGCGAAAGTTCCATCGATGTGCTTTCAACTTTAAAAGTTCCAGGAACTACGCGCCAGCCCCCTTTTAGTCTATCGGATAAAAACCTATCAAAATCATACTTGTTTGTTTCATGGATTATTTTTTGCTCAATCATCTTGTTCTCCTTTTTATGCTGTTTTCCCCTTTCACCCTTGCTCAGCTACCTTTTTCTTTTAAAAATGTCCCTACAGGGCTGAGAATCGCAGCACGGGGGTTTCTACATCCCGTTCTTGAGACGTTTTTCGGTTTCTGAAAAACTATTTTAGTTGTCAATTAGGTATTTTCGTTTTCTAATTCACCTTGAGCGTTACAAGTAAGCGCGTGGATTCGCGCCTTTCCGTTGTATGGATTAGTTTTTGTCGGCCCGTCATCTCCAACAGTTAACTTGTACAGCCGCTGCATTTCTTCGTAAGAATCACAAACAATAATTCCAACTTCGTCTGCAATCATTTGGCTGTGTTCTTCCCAATTTAGATATGGAGCTGCTTCAAGAATTTCTGAAAGATCAAAACTTTCCCAATCCGACGGAAAGTGGAGCAAAATACACGGCTTTTCCAGTGACCGCGCCACTACCTGCATAGCTTCTGAAATTTCTAATTTTTTCATTTCTCGCTCCCAAAAAGCCGATATACGCCTATCGCCAAGGCTAAAGGCTTGTCGCGCAGTTCGGTGAAGTTAATTGCGGTAAATTCTTTTGCAAAATGTATCAACGTGATGGAGTGCCCGTCCATCCAGCCAAACGCCCAAGAAATATCGTGCTTTTCTAGCCATCCCAATAGTTCCTCATTTGCTATGAGATCAGAAGAGTAGGGGCGCGGAGCCGATTTGTGTGGGACTGGCGCTACAGCATAAAAGTGATGTCCGCACTGTAGACAGTAAATAACTGTCTCTTCTTTGTATTCAATATTTTCAATGCTACCAAAGCATAATTTTTCCAACCCCATTATCCTGCTAATCTGCGCGTCTAAATCCTTGGGGATTTCTCCGTTTGTTTTGAGTTCATCTAGATTGAGAATCACAAAAATACTCCTTTTCTATTCCTACCGAACTTAACCGAACCATAAATTCTTTTGAACTCCCGAGTTCTTCTCCCACATCAAATACAGAGGTGGAGTCGTCACATGTTGCGGAAATAGTAAGATGCTTATCATCATCATCCGATAAAACTACATTCCAAATCCCTATTTTTATTTTCATGTTTCCTCCAGCATCTCAGCCACTAACGACTCCATATAATTCAGATATTGGTGAACAATCCATAATTCATGGTCGGTACACTGCCGCTCCCAGAATTGGAGTGCGTTGATTGCATCAAAAATTTCATCGGGAGTTACGCGGACTACTCCAGGGGCTTCCCGTTCCGCTTCGTCCAATCTGTTTTGAAGATCGACATTAAATTTTTGGATTAGATTCAATCTGCGCGGATCATCAATTGTGGTAATTTTCATTTTTCATCCATCTCAGCTATTTTAGCCAGCCATGTGCATCTGAACTCAGTATTTCATCCAGATAGTTTACTACATCGATTATTTCATTCAGTTTGTCTACTAGCACTCCAACATTTAACTGGAGTAGTTCACCTTCACTAGTCACGGAAATAACACTGGGTGTTCCCGGTTTGGCTAATTTTTGAATCATAATCCCTCTAAATTCTGATCCCAATCTCGGTCGTACTCAGATAAACTCTTTTTGCGTCCAAATCTTGGTTCCGCAAAAGTCATACTTAAATCGGGGTCCATTTCTACACTGTAAGAGCGTTGTGCTCTAAGTTCGTTTACTTTACACTTCGGACAATCAACAGAGTAAAAAATATATCTAGTAGCTGGATCACAATTATGTTCAATTTTTTCACTCATTCAAATAAATTCTCCATTTTCTTAATTTCTTTTTTAGATTTCTGAAGTTCTGCTTTAATTTCATTCAACACAACGGCGTCTCTTTCTTCAGCCGTATAAAAATGACCGATAAATTGCATACCATTTCCATGTAGATGGAACTTCACAAATTTATGATTTTTATCTAATTCCATAAATGACGAAAACCATAAGTTTCCATAGCGAGCTTCATGTGATTTACAACCACATTCGCAATATTCCCAGTTAATTTTCTTCATCAAGAGCCTCTCTTATTGTACAAAAACTATCTTCACACTCATAAATATGCGGCTCGCCACCATACTCGCCAGGAATTAATCGTGACTCCCATGCGTTGTAATCGTAGACGGCCAGAGTATTTCGTTCCATTCCGAGATACTTCCGGGCTAGCCGAACAGCCATCGCTTCCGACCGTGCGAACACGCGCTGTGTTTTTCCGGTTTCCTCAGAACGGACTTTGTACTCAGAAAGTCGCAATTCTTCCGCGAGCCCTAACAAGAGTTCTCGTGCTTTTAATATTGTTGTGCTCATTCATCCTCGATTTCTTCGCCTTCTGAATCATCGAGCGAGATTTCTAAGTTAGGCTCCGATTCTTGAGCATCAACTATTAATTGTTCAAGATTTTTTCTTGCTTGATTTTCATTCTCACCCCAACTCGTTACAAACGCTCTAAATTCAAATTGTTTCATTTCTTTTTCCTCAAATCCTTCGCATTTTTTGGTATATAGATTTTTGAAGCAACTATACAGTTTCCAGACTGTCTTCCCGCCGTATGTCCACCAGAGTAGCGGACGCGGAGAATTACGAGATTCTCTGTATTTCCTTTGGCCCAGTATTCTTTTATAAATTTCTTGGCACCACGCAAAGTTGTCATTCCGTGAAAGCCTCTTGGATACGGAATCCACCAACCGTATTTATCATTCCAATGGTCGGAATAAATGTTCCCACCGCCAGATTCCAACCATTCCCCACGTCTGGCGTTCTGACATTCAAACGGGAATTTTAAATTTGTACCCAAACTTTCGAATACTTTGTAAAAGTACCCTGTTTTTGGCGGCGTCTTCTTGTAAACCATTTCTAAACACATGTTTCCTCCAATGGGAGTCGTAATTGAACCCCCAAGTTAAAAATTTCTTGGCATTCTTTTGGGATTTCTTTGAAAGAAACTTCGGTCGAAAAATTCCCACCGAAGACTGCTTTTTTACCGTCTTCGGTTTCTCCAACCAAAATTCCAGCTAAGTCAGAAATTACTGGAGTATAATTTGAATACACGGCGATTGTCGTTTTGAAAAATATGCCGCTCATTCTTGACTTCCTTTTAGCCGTTCATTTAACTGAGCAATACAATATCCTACCCCATCGTGTACTGGACCGCAAGTAGCAGCCGCATGCTGATAACTCATTTTTTTAAATGCCCACTTAAGGGTTGGATTCTTTTCAAAATCATCAATCTTCAAATTTGTTCTTACCCTTCCGTCATGGTCTAGTAAAACTGAAGATAGTACAACAAGCACCATTTCTAAATCCCACTTTTCTTGATCCATGATCGCAAATTCGTGCGCGAGTTGCTGTGCCTCTCCTAGCGGGGCGTTTGGAGCCATTTTACAAATCCGCGCCAGTATTCTTCCCTCAACCACTGCCGTTGCTTCTTTTGGATTTGCTGTTTTCGTGATCATTCTACCTCCAATCCTGCTTGCCGCATCCCCCAACAGATATTCATCGCATATTCCAGCCCATCAACGCAGAAAGCGTCTCCCATCCACTGCCAACCTTCTAGACTGACATTTTCTTCAACCCACTGTTCTGCTTCTGGTGTCAGAAGATGAAACAAGAATATGCCGTCTTTTTCAATTCTTACATCCATTTATTTAGTTCCTTTATTTCAACTTCAATCACTTCGTATGTTCTCCACGAAGCCCACCCCATGTTAAAATCCATAAAACTTGGAAATCTTGGCGACCGCATTACAGCCTCAATTTCCCCGTCTATTTTTAAAGCATACCACATTTTCAAACCCTCCTAACTAAATTAGTTGTCAACCTTCCCCACCTAACTCAGTCTAGAGATTGTTCGTACTCTTCAAGCGCATCAAAAATGTCATCTTCAAGACCGGGAAAAAATTCCATCCAAGCATCGGCTTCCGGCGGCACGGCATCTTCCCCGTGTCCCACTATTTCGTCGAGATCGACTTCAAGGACATTCACACGCCCGATAGCTCCGTAGTGTGAGTATCCACCGCTAACCGTAATTAGAACGAGCGGCACTGTCTCATCAATTTCTTCAACGAACTCGCTTTCAAATTCTTCTATTTCTTCGCCCATTTTTCCTCCAGTCGCTGGCATCTTGCAAACCATCTTCCTTCGTATTCTTGCGGCATTCTGTGACGGACTTCCGAGTTATAAATTAAAACAACATCTCCGTCTGAATTTCCTACTGGGGGATCAATTTCTGTTGGGAATTTGTTTGACCAGATTGCAAAAACTCCTCCGCTTGCTTCGCCATCGTGGTGCCATTCTACTACATCATCGTTTCTTCTCAACAGTCCTTTTATATCCCTTGGAGAGCGTACATCGATGTTTTTGGATTGAACTACAAGCCCATGAGACTCAACAAATGCGATGATTTCCCGTGTAATCACCGCTTTGTTGAATTGTGAAGGCGTGAAGTTTCCAAGAATTCTTGTTTGCATGTTATTTCATCAGCAGAAGATTTGTCAGATCAACAATTATCTGCCGCTCCAATGGTTCCTTTTTGGCAAATTTCTTTATCTGAAGCGCTATCAAAGAACCGATCGCAAACGAATTGTAGGCGACGGCGCGTTCTGTACACGGTCCATCCACAGCTTCCGAATCCGGACACATTGTTGATTCATACCAAGAAACGTCTTCGTCAGACATGATACTCGGCTGAACCGTGTTGATTATAAATGTCTCTCTCAACATCCGCCCCTCGATGTAAATGGGAATATTTTCTTTCTGGCGTTTTACTGCATCCCAAATTGCTATCCGTGCTGCCATGCTATCAACACCAGATAGTACAACCCCACTCAAATAACTCTCGGCGGTGACTCTCATAATCTCCGGATAGCATTTCGTTAGAGAAAACTTGGAAATTATGTCCGCCAACGCCCTGACTTTCGGCTCGGTTAAATCCTCGTGCCGATAAAACTGATTTGGGAGATTGTGTTCATCAACGTGATCGTCGTCAATCAACGTGATTTCTGGAACTCCCATCTTTGCTGCAATTACAGCCGTAGGACTTCCGATGCCCCCGCAGCCAATTAATATGACGGCGGGTAATTCGGCGGGCGTCACAATACCCAACTGCCTGTTAAAATTCACTGTTTCTCCTTTTACGCTTGCGGTTGATTACCGCCGTTGATTACTTGAAACTTCTTACCCTTCTTCTCCTTGACTTTTCTTGATTCCTTGCTTTTCTCAGCTTCAACCTGTAAATCAGTTCTGAGGCGGGACTGCCAAGGATACGTTAGTTCGTGACATTTTGGACACGGATCTGTTTCTTTTTGATCCGTCGCTAAATCGGACCAGAATTCCATGTCTTTCTTACACTCATAAAAATTCATGTAAGGGAGTTCTTGTTCCTTGAATTCTTTGACTCTATAGAGTTCAGAATGGTGTGGTTTGGTTGACATCATACACTTCGGGCACATCTCTTCTTCATTCAAATCCCCAAAGCTGTTCCAAGTATCATCACACTGAATACTCGGACACCTGTATTTATTTCTGTAGATGTCACCCTTCCCGTATTGTTGCCAGCCTGTTAACTCAATCGAGTGATCATGAACCTTAGTGGGGTCAGCGCATCCTGCACAGTTCGGATGTTTTGCGATGTTTTTTGGATTTCCCTTTCCAGTGTAAACTGTGACTGGTTTTGGTTTGACCTTCAGTGCAATTTCTTCCTTGATCGGCGCCTTCAATGCTTTCTCTAATTCAGATATCTGATTATATAGAGCGTCAATTGCACTGTTTTGCTCACTAAACTGCTGGACAAAAACATCGTCGTATATACCGCTGACGATTTCTATTCTATCGCCCGTGTACTGCGCAATCTCAAGTTTCTCAACAGTTAGACGCCACGGTAGCCATGTGTCGAGTCGAGCAAAGTACTCGCCCTTGTGATTACCACATACGCTGAAAAGCCAACCATCCTGAAGAGTGCTTCCTAGCGTGTTAATTGTGTTTACATCTGTTCCAGACATAAATGCATTAAATGTTGGATGCGAATGCCCCCAAAACCTAATACGTTCCAGCGGTTTTCCAGAAATAAGCATGGCTTCAAGCATTGCTTGTTGCCCATCTGCTGTGATGTCAGTTTCAGCAGATCCCCCAACTTGCTCCAGTAAGAAAATATCTGTTACAAGCGGTGAATCGTCGTGTTTTACTACTTCACCCAACATGCTTATTTCGTAAGGATTTTCTTTTACATATGTCCAAAACTTAAACCAAGCATGGGGCAAAAACAATCCTTTCATTTTTAGTTCTCCTTTTCTTTTCCTATTTTTCTAGAATGGCGTGTCTGCTTCCGTGATCGTCGCCGTTCTCGGCGGTATACCAAAATTATCTGGTTCTGGATTTTCTGTATTTGGCCATCTACCGATAGCGTGGCGACCAGAAGCTGCACATCCAACATGCTCCCCCACGTGACCAACGGCACGAGAGCATACCAGTCTTCCAGATGGCTGAAAATTATGACACCACTGATCATGGGGCACACATTGACATTCTAACGGCTTTGGCGGTTCCCAACTAAAATAGTTGTGGTCATTATATTCCTTGTTTACCCGGCAGTAAATATGATTGCCTTCATGTCCCTTTACTCTTGTACACGAGTATCCCTTTAAAGTATTATATTCCTTGCACATTTTCATTCGGTCAAAAGCGCAACATTCTCTTGGTTCGAGATTTATCGGATACTCTCCGTCTTTAATCTCCGGCCATCTTTGGGCCTGCATTCCCATTGATTCCAGAGTATTTGGCTGCTGAAGGAAAGTCTTAATAAACGCGATAAGCTCCGCCCACTGCATGTTCTGTCTCATTTTGAGAACTGCTTCTGCGTGACTTCCCCAGCACATTCCATCCGATAGCATATGAGGGTGGCCAGGAGCCTTAACTCCACCAGAGATAGTAATTTGTGGGTTAGTAGATGAATTCAACGGGATTTTGACAATTAGCGGATGTGCCGCGTCTGCTAACAGGTACTTATGAATGACTCCAACAAATTCTCCAGTCATTGTCAAATCATAAAAGTAAACGATTAGCAAATGATAGTCGGAATTATATTCAACTGCATCAGCCATCTTTGTTATTGGCTTTGCTTCTCTCAACAGTCTGTCTTCAGAAAATCTTGTTTTAAAATCATCCGCCAGTGCTTCCTGTTCTACCAAGCCCTTTTTGTTTGTTTCTAAATCTCGTGTGAGCTTTTCAATACTGGACTGGACTCTTTTTACCGCCGCTCTGACATCAGCGCTCCTTCTGCTAAATTCCGTTTCGATAGCGTGGTTCAAGTCCGCCGCAGTTCTAGCTTTTCTCGCGACTAGGATTTTTGCTTCAATTGCAGCTTTGTATGCTTCTGGATCATCCTTCCATTTCTGGAGTTCTGGCAAAATACCAAGGATTTCTTTTCTGAGTCCGGAGACAGTTCGGGGATAGAATGCCAAAATCAAATTCCAGTTCTGCCCCCAATCTGTAGCACCGTTATCCTTGGCTTTAAACAGCGCCCCGACAAATCCTTTTTCGTCAGTGATTTTCAGAAATTCAAAATTTGAATTTATGCGAAATTCAGCATTTGACTCACTTCTTCTCTCATCATAAGCGTAACTACGAGGAAAATACACCCACACGTTCAACCAGTCTGAATTTTTCTCAGAAACTCCGTTCGTAAAATAATTTGGAGTTGCATAGTCGATATTCTGAAACTGAACATTTTGTACTCCAAATAATTTTCCAAGCTTTTTTCCAGCGGGAACTAATGAAACTGGGATTTTCTTATGAGAGGCTTCCGAGTAAATCACCGTGATTTTATCGAGTTCTTCTCTCTCTTCTTCTCTTAGCTGTTTTTTGGTTTTCTTTCCCGGTGTTTCTTCTTCATCTTCTTCAACTATTGTAGTTTCCACATCTTGTCTCCATTCGTTGATTGCATGGTCGTCTATGTTGCACTCAACATGATTCCCATTGTGCCCAGATTGTCGAGTGCATATGCTTTCTCCGTGTTCATGCCCACAACTTTCCGCGCCATCAAACTCACAGTACTCACACGGATCACCGCCCCAATCTTCACAAAGCATGTGATCGCCATCCGAATTACTCCCCGCTCCGCATGCACGGTGCGGTCCCGAGTGGCCGGGTTCTCTTGTACAATAAAATCCTCGGTCTCTCGGCCTTTGATATGTGTAGCAAAAAGTAGATTCCGTCGTGCAATTACACTCATTATGAGGAAACATTTACACCTCCAAAAAAAGGAGGCCGCCGAAGCAGCCCCCTAATTGTTGCAATTAAAGGGTTCCACCCTTTATCGATTCTTGAACTACAGTAATCAGATCGCCGTCTTCAACTTCTGTACCGGCGGATGTCTTCGTACCGTTCAGCCGAGTCTGCTCCTTCGCACCGACCGTAAAACGAGCAGCGTTCAGAGCATCATAAACAGTTGCGCCTTCCGGAAGCGCAACCTCGACAGCCGCCGAACCAAGTCGGGCGACCTTGACCAGGATAGGATCAGAAGTCTGATCCCCACGTGAATTTTGCATTTTGTTCTCCTACGAATCATTCGAACGATTCGCTGGGGTTGCCAGCGGCGGCGCCCATTCCGCATTTCGGGCCACTAATACGGGAGCAACTGTCTCCCTGTACTTCTGGCGCAGGGCTGGGCCGGACATTCTCCGGCGGGAATTTAAGTATTCAGATTTTTTGGTTTTTTGGGAATGTAGATACGTCGAGCAACAATTACTGGCTGGCCATACTGCTTTCCTTGTGTGTGACCCCCGGATCCAGAGTCAGTGCTTCAATTGCAAAGTGAAGTGCTGCTGAACTAGAATCTACTTTAATTATTTCACTCATTTTTCCTCCAATGCATCCATCAGAGTTTTTATGGCGCGAAGCATTTCTGGATTTCTTGTTGAAATTGCGATTTCAATTAGAAATTTGCTAGCGATGTTGTAGTCGTCAAGTTCTTGAAGAGTTGGTTGGTTCATTTCTCCTCCCTTTTCGGCGAATAAAATGTTGGCAAGTCTTCTCTTCTCTCTGGCCAAACACCGTCGTATCTAAGAATCATTAATCGAACAGCGCCAAGCGGCCCGTACTGATTAATTTCGTACGCGATCTGCCGCATTTTTAGATCGATTTGATCTCGAATTAATTTTAGAACTTCACCATCATCTGGTTTCATTTCTTCACCTTCTTTTTCTTGATGTAGTAAAAATGCAAAGATTTCCTTCCCTTGTTCGGATTGCGGGTGTCAGCTTCGGGAGCGATTCGCGCCATCCTATCGCAAATTTCAATAGCGAGAAGGAAACTATTTCCCAAGGGCTTCTGATGTGAGTTCATGAAGTTTTTCCAGTCGATCTCGCAAAAGAAAATTCCATGACATTAACCCAGTTTGTTTGTCTTTCAGAAGAGATACGAGTTTTTCTGCTTCGTTCTGAAGTTCATCCAAATCCATTTCTTCCTCCTATTCCCGAACTCCGTCACATCCTACTGGGGAATCAATCACAAGTCTCTCAAGCCAGTCTTTTCGCACATTTTTAGCCGGAATTTCTTGTTTCAGAATAATCAGTGGGCACGTGTCAGTCCGGATTCTGATTTCTTCTACATCTTCAGCGTTGAAGTAAGTATTATAAACTGACCATTCTGATTGTCGAGTTAGCCACGGACAGAATAAGTAGTCCACCCATTCGCTCCCGTCCTTGTCGCGTATTGTGACCAAACCTTCCCACTCCTTTATTTCTTCTAAAACATAGCTAATTTCGTGTTCCATGTTTCACCTCAGCGTATTTCCTTTTCCTCCTAATACAGTTTAAAAACTGGGAGATTGATTTTTGGGCGATACCCTGTTGCGGGGAGCGCGACAGAGTTTCTTTCGAGACCACTGCCTTGGTATAGTGCGATTCCAATGCAAACGGGAGGAGCCTCATAATTATCAGTAGACTTTCTTCGAGTGGTCTCGTCAGCACTAGCCCAATAATTAACACAATCAGCCCATTTTTTATTAATTGTGGAAATAATGTAATCTACCGTGTTTCCAGAACCAATAAAATCGTCGATAATTATGTATTTCTTGGCATCAAAATCACCTTCCAGCAGTCGATAGGCATGCGAGTTTCTCAAGTCGCTTTCTTTTCTCACGTGAATCATCGTTTTATTCAGATTCATGGCTAGAACCGGAGCCACCAACGCCCCACTAAAGCCAGAAAAAGCAAAGGAATCAAATTCCATGTGGCATAATTCCCTTTTTGCACTCTTTATAATACTCACAACTGTTTCCGGTGTGTAAGCAGCATGAGAATGGCACGCCCTGATTTTCATGTTTACCTCAATGTGTTTCCTTTTCCTCTTTGCCGGTGGGCTTCCTTGAGCATCCGGCGTTTCCATTGCGCCGACATAATGGGGGATTGTCGTTTATTTGACCGAACTTGCCGCACTAATACCCATAGCGCGAGAATAATTAGAACCAGAACAATTGTGTCTGTCATGAGAATTCTCCTACCATCAAATCCCAAGTACCTGCACCATGTCCAATACAGTGTTCCCCGTCAACTTTATGGCGGGTAGCATTTTCAGCGCGTACTACTATCTTTCGTAACATTTCTAGCGGTGTGATTATAGCACCATATTCATTTTTGATTTCATACAATCCAGCATCATCCTCGTCTTTTGTCCACCCCCAATCTTTCAAATCATTTATCCCCAATTCTGGGTAGACATGCAGAGCAAAGCACCAGCCTGCGCTGCTTTTTCCGATGTGAAGTGGCTCTTGTTGGTGTCCACAAGTCGGGCATTTTGATTTTGTGTACAGATAATAATTTGTTCCCATCTCAGCCTCCTACTCGTCAAACTGACCTTCGACAAAAGTTACATGGAGACGAGCGATCCTTGTCGGCGCCGCCCCAGCGTCCGCTTCTTTCCTAGTACTCCATCCAATGTCTGATTGCTTCCCATCGCCGCTTCTTGGATAGCAGTTCATCCATACTTCATGAGTAACTGGGGTGTTGACAATATCGTAACCGCTATCGTTGGCCTGGTATTTTCGGCCATCTTCATAGAATATCTCGATATACTCTGTTCCATCAGATTGAAGAACAGCGGCAACAATGGGAAACTTATGGGAGTGGCTTTTTAAATCAACCGCCAGCAACCGCGCCTTCCGCCCATCCCTTGTCTGGACTTTCGTAGCCAGCGGGTTTTCCTTGTCAAGAACTAGAGTTTTCATGTTTTTCTCCTTTTGCACAAAAGTCACATAAATAGCCTTTTCTTCAAGCTTTAGACAACTACATAAAAAACACCCGCCATTTGCGCACGTGTGTTCGTCTGCTCTATGTCCGCAAACACACCTTGTACAAAAGTCACATAGATAGCCTTCTGGAAAATTTCTGTGGTCACACCCGTTTTTAGCCATGTTTCCTCCTAGAGTTTAATAACTGGAACGTTGAACTGTTTTGACCAGTTTCTTACAGCAACCTTGTGCTGATAGAGCGCGATTGCGGCACATTCTATACCGCCATTAATTTTGCTTGTTATTTCCCGGACTATTTCTACACAAGTATCTCCGCTTTCTATAAAGTCGTCAATAATGACGTACCTTTTTGCACCAAAGTCTCCCTCAACAGAACGCATTGAATGTGAGGATTCTTTTCGAACCATAATCAGAGTTTTCTTCATCTCGCGTGCTAAGACTGATGCAATCAGCGCTCCGCTCATTCCACGAAATGCAAAACTGTCAAACTCTATGCCAGCGAGCTTCATTCTGGCGCTTTCGATGATTTTTTCGATTCTTTTTGGTGTGAATGCATATTTGGAGTGTGCCACTACGAGTTTCATTTCTGATCCTCAATCTCTTTTAGAAGATATCTCCCATATTCCAGTATGGTATAAGCAACTACTTCTCGGATATCAACCCCACCTATAAATCTGAAATCTGATCCTTTATTTTTTCTGTTGTTTTAGGCATTTTTTATCTCCCAAATTATCTCCCCAGAAGGAGAGCGAACAGGTCGTCTGAGTTCCAGAAACAATTTTTTCTTTATGGAGTGAACCTGCCCGACACACCCTGTGTGAAATTGCTTTGATCCATTTTCATCTGAGATAGTGTTGCAATCGTAGCAGCGCCAAATTCTGCGCGGCGGCGGAATTATGATTTCAGGCATTCTCCCTCCTAGTTGATGGTCAGGACAAGGAATGAGGTTGAAAAACGTCTCCAAGAGGCTGAAAACGTCACGGCGAGGCACTTTACGGAGTGGTTTTAGGACTGTTTTCCGTTTCTTGGGCGACTATTTTAGTTGATTGTACTTGGAAATTGCTTTCCAGTCTCTATTCTATCCAAAGCACAGCGTGAAAATACAGAAACATGCTCGCACAAACTATTTTCTTCGACCGCGAGCATCGCCCCGATTAGCGCGTTCAGGACGGAGGCCGCCGCCAGTTGCCCGGATATTTCTGCAATTTCGGCAGTGTCTTTTAGAGTGTTTATAAAGTTCTGTCTTATTCTGAGTTGTTCTTCGATGTTCATTTTCCCTCCAAAAAGAAAAGGCGAGCCAATGAAGACTCGCCGTTGAAACTGAAATGAAAAACCCTGCTTAAGCTAGCAAACTCAGTAAGGAATCTTTTACTGGATTGCTCAAATCCACGTCCGGATTTTCTGTTACTATCTCAAATCCAGACGCTATGAGTAGTTCTTTTAGCGGAAGGAATGTATTGAGATTTTCTATCACGTAGTCTCTGTATTTCTCTGTCGTACTTGTGCCAGATACTCTGCCACGTCCACTTCTGAATTTAGCAAGAAAGAAAGATTCTTTAGTCAAAACTCCGAGAATATTTTCTCTTGATTCGCTAGTGAAATCTACAGAGAAAATAATGTTGTTTGGATCAACCATGTAGTTCCGACCCATTCTCTTGATGTCCTCTTGAGCAAAGAACATCTTGAATTTGGCTCCTACCTCTTGACCAGAGTAGATGTTTGCTTTTACAATACCGGGCGTAAATCCGCTCTTTGCATATAAAAGTTCCACCGCCTCCGGGTCAGCAGATGTCATGTCACCGCTGTACACAATTGAATTAGCGGAATTTGTATAAGCCGCATTCCAACCAAATTTGCGCCCATCTAGTGAGAAGAAACTCAAATCGATGTCTCGGGCACCTTCATTCCCTCTCCAGTGAATTCCTATGATACTGTTAGACCTTCTTAGTGGGATAGAGGAGCCTAGCGGGAAATTTCCTATGAAGGATTTTTCAGAAGTTGGAACTGTCAGATTGATATTCTCTGGCAATTTAATTCTACAAGCTTTTGCTGAAATGCTCTGAACCAGTGATTCATAAATTAGAGCGCCCTGTTGATGTAAATTCTTTTGATTAACGCTTGCATTCCCTTCTTGTATAAATAATTTTCCGTTTCTGATTCCAAACGCTCTATACCCGCATTGATTCAGCCTTACTAAAATAGTCTGAAGCAAAGAGACTTTCCTGAAATTGTTTAACTCTGGAAGCCTACGGACAAATTCCTTATCAATATCTCTGTTTAGAACATTCGTCCAGTAGCTTTCTGGCATTGGCCTGTGATTTGTAACTGCCAATCTTCGCAGTCTGTTAATTACTGGCCTGTCGGCGCCAGCGCATCGCATTGCTAAAAACAACGGTTTAAATCTTAAAAAAACTTCCGCCAACCGCTCCATTCCAAATGCAAATATCAGCTTTCTCACAGGCTCTTTACTTGCCCTGATCGCGGCGATAGTTTCTCTGTCCTTGATTAGAAGAGTCTTGCCAGTCTTCAAGAACACAAGAAACCTGACAAATTCAGTTGTGTTACGTGGAAATGTTCCGGCAGCCTTACAAAAATGCATTAAGGCTTCGCGATTCTTTATAGAATCAACGTCCACGTCAGCGCCGCCAAGAACTACAATGATGTCCTTGATTGTGGCTTCAGCCAAAGCCGCTCCGCTCTGCAACATTCCCAGTGCTCTACTCTGAGCCTCTTCTAACGTAATTTCTTCCAGAATCTTGATTGAAGATGATTTCAATTCTTTGACTTTTGGGTTTTCGTTTGGAAGGTAAACTTCTCCCTCAAAATTCGTTCCGTATGTTGAAGCATAATGGAAGATTTGATCAATAAACAATTCAAACCTGTTTTTTGACGTGACATCCTTCCAAGTTTTGTAGAAGGTAGCGTTGTGGTTTACCTTCTTCTCTTTCAGCCATTCTACAACAGCCAACGAGCAAAGCTGTGGCGGTACTACATACCCTACCTTCAACGCTAGTTTGTTGGTATTGTAAAAATCACGCGGTGATTCAGTAGCCAGTGCTTTGCCAAACAATCTCAGAACTTCAATCATTTCAATCTCCTTTTGAGATAGCCGCGAGATGTAATTTTAGGCAAAGCCTTTCGGCTTTTAATTTAGGAACATCTTTTGCGGCGAAAACTTGCTTGCGGGAAGTATTTTCATTAAAAGTGATTTTTTGTTAGGAACTTCCTATGCAAGCAATCTTTAAGCGGCGGAAGGTAAATTTTTCCAATAAAAGTTAGGAACCTTCTATGCCGCAATAAACCAGAATACCACACTTGGCATTGTTTGTCAAGCCCGCCCAATCCAAACCGGCGAGCATTTTTTGCAGCCAACATTCCCACAGTCACGCCCACCATGAACCTTTCGAGCTACCAAAACAAACTCCCCCTTGATTTTCACGGGGATTAGCATAACAATCCGTGCTTCAGTTGTTTTATTAGCACCCTTGTTTTTCTTCAGGAAACGCTTCGATTTTTTGTTCTTCCCTGCATCGCGCCAAGATGCATATAGAGCTTTTTGAGCTTCCTTCTTCGCTCTCTTTGCCTTCAACCGCTTTTCTTTTTGTGCTGCTCTTGCCCGCTTTCCCATGATTAGTTCCTTATTCTGTATCCAATTCCGCCAAAGCTGAGCGGATTTGTAGAATTGCTTCTTTCTTTTCTTTTTGATGGTCGGTCATACAACGATCATCAAGACAGTTTACTCCGTCACTGTATGCGGAGAACAGTGCGTCAAAAGCTTTTACTAAATTATCCATATTTTCTCCCTTAGTAAATATTGATTTCTACTGTTTCATCTGTTTTGATGAAGCGACAGCCCTCCCAGCCTGCTGCTACTTCGAGCCGATAACGGGACATAATAATAACTGGGGCACCGAACATAATCAAAAATCGTGCATCCAGATTATTATCTGCTACCTTATAAACACCCTCTTCCTTTTTAATTTCTTCAAAAGAAAGAGTTTTTTGTTCAACTTTCTTTGCGTTAATTTTTCCCTTGATGTTCATGTTTTCTCCTAATCGGGAACTATTTGTCCGTCAACTAAACTTGCTGTTACTCCCTGAATGTGCCAACAATGACTCTGCTGAACCCAAATCTTGCCGTCGGCAGTTCTGACGATTCCTTTACCGAGTGCTTGGACTATTGGAGACGGTTTCGGTTGTAAAAACTTTTCGAGAATCATATTTCCTCCTTATTCCAAATGCCAATCACCGTTACTGATAACCAACTTCTGCGGCACAACTCGGCACCAATCTTGTAGGACGTTGCGGTGGCGCTTATCATCCAGACTTAGTACGCATGCTCTCCCGACAAAGTTTTCAACACCCATGCTAGTCACTATTGCGTAAAAACCGGCGTCATTTGGATGCTCAACGTGAACAACATCAAAAACTCGCATGACCCCCCCTATTTCAGCCCAGCGCGAATATCAAGAAGTTCTTTAAACGCTCTTTTAATTTCCGCTGTCATAATTTTATTGAACTCGTCGTGCCCCCAGCACTGATCAACAACAATCGCTGATAGATTTTCAATTGCGTCGTCAACGTTTATCCGAGCAGCATCTAAGCAAGCATTTGCCTTAGTTGTAACTGACATATTGTCCCCCTAAAGTTCCGTCTCAGTTTCGAGATCGTACTTGAAAACCTCTTGGATGGCGCGGACTGCAGATTGGTAGTGACTCTGAAAATGGGCTGGTGCCGTTAAAAGTAACAATCTTCTTTTATATTGCTCACCGTTACTTAAACGACGAGTCCGCACAACTTGAAACGGATTTACGTCCGCGTTATCGTAAACTATTGCTCGAATCCGACACGTGGTGTACTCTTTGAGACACATATCTCCATTATCGGGGCCACGCAGCGCCACCAAAATGTCAATTAGCTGGCGAGTAGTTTCACACTTGTCCACCAGCTCTTTAATTGCTTCTTGTAGTGTTTTCATTTTTTGTTCTCCTCCCAATTTTGTACAACGTAGTAACCCACCCCAACCAGCCACGCCAGAGTTAGTATGACGGTTGGAATCCAGAGCGGTGTTGTAGGGTTGTACCCGTTTACCACGATCAGCCTCGCCCAAAGCGAGGTCAAAAGTATCGTGGCAATTGTCCAGAGTACAGATTTCATTTTATCTCCTTCTAAGCTGTTTTTAGCTTTGGTGGATATCTGAGTGTGCCCATGAGTTCAAAAACGCTTATTTCAAGTGCGATTCTTTTTGCTATGTTGGGATCAAATAGTTCGCTCAGCGGGAATTCTTTTTCAATGCCACCTTCCAAACCAACTACCCCACTTTCTGAAGAATTTCCAATTCCCATGAATTCATAAATTAGTTTATCAGTTGGGTGAGCAACAGTTTGTCCGAAGCTGAAAACACCGCCCGCCTCAATCTGTGCTCTTCGTACTGCTTCGTCGATGATTTCTTTGTTTGTCATTGTTAACCTCAAATTTATTGGGTGGTTAGGAAACAATACAAAACACATTTTCATTCCTAAATGGAAGGATTTCTGTATAAAATTCAGATGCAGGAGACTTGCTGTAGTTCATGAGTTCAGTCAGCGAGCCAAGTTTGTCATTCAGGGCACGACCGAACCCACCACGGCAGTTTTTAGTCGTTCTGAAAAACTCGATTTGTTGCATCAACGGAGCGTCAATTTGAAGTTTTCTCATATGCCCATCTCCTTCTTCCATCTAGCCATCACCCCCCGCGCTGTAGCTTCATTCAAAATGTCCTCACTTGAAGCGGCGCGAATGGCTTCGGTTATCACAGCGAGTTCGTCACCATCAGCCCGAAAAACAACTACCTTTCCAAAAACTCTCGGAAACTTCTCTCCGATGTGCCATGCTTCTGGCTCAGCATTCGCTGGACTTGTTGTGATGTAGAGCATGATTTTTCCTCACTTACATGGAACCATAGCGCCCGCACAGACAAGTTTTATGTAGCGAAGCACATTATACAATTCCCCGCCGTGTCCGCATTTGCAGCGCGGGCGTACTATCCAAACACTTGCTTGGAATTACAAACTGTTCGTGTTTCATTCAGTCTCTCCATTTATTGCTGAGCCGTTCACCGAGTTTGTAAAACTTATCATCGGGAAAGTTTGTAGGATTGTTGTAGAATCCTCTAGCAATGTTTCTCGCTTCTTCTGGACTAGTAACTAAATTAATGTCCAACGCTTGCCCCGCAAAAAACTCCCCACTAAAATAATTTTTTCCATCTTTGTGGGCCAAGAATGCAATTCTGTCAAGAATCTCAAACATTTTGTCCGTACCCATCACGCCCCCAATTTCCGATTCAAACGGAACCTAATTTGCAGTCCCACCGCGCCAGCAGCAATCAATCCCGTAAACTACGGCAAATGCCAAAGAATTGTCAAGCATCCAGATTATCAAATAATCAACCATGATGAGCCTCCGCAATCCCCCGTTCTTCCCCCAAGAATAATTCTTCCAAGTCCATGATTTTTGCATGACTGTTGAAGTAAACTTCTCCTGGAGCATTAAACGTCCAGCCGGTAATAATTGAAACCCCATTTACAACAGTAATGCAAGGAAAAAGATTGTTGCTTCTTTTCGCGGGAGGAATCTGTTCTGCTTCAAGTGGTGGTTCGGGGCGTGTCGGGGCTCTTTTTGATGCTTGATTTGCTTTCCAGACTTTCTGCATTCCCCGTAACCCAACAACTTCAAACTCGGAGACTTTACCCATCTCAACTAATTCTGGGAGAATCTGTCTTAACGTGGCTTGTGAGAGAGATGATTTTTCAGCGAGTTCGTTGAGTGTCCAAGTTTTTGAATCGCTGTTCAGCGCGGCCAGAATCATTTTCTGGCTTTGCTGGCGCCGCCGTGTTTGCCAGTTCGTATTCATGGGAGCCTCCGGTTTCTACGCGGGTTCAGAGTCTGAGATTATTGCAAAAACCAAACCCATCCCAGCAGAAAATGTAGCCCAACCATACATTTCACAACCAACACTCACTCCAGCAAAGGCCATGAGTGCCATCGCACACGCAACAAGCTTTTCTTGCCTTGTTTGTATTTAGTCTCCTAGAATTCATCCCCAACAATCAGAGATTCTTTTGGATTGGGTTGGCTGTGTTTTTTCAAGAACTCACCGAGTTTCTTGTGAAGGAAAGTGATTTGTTCAAGATTGAGAACTGGTCTGTAAGCATACTGGCCTTTGATGTCAAATGCGAGTTTGTGCATTTCCGGTGACATAACTTCTAGTCGAGAAGCGTCTGGGCCGCATACACCGCTGCTTTTGAACGTAATCATGTTTGTTCTCCTTATGAATCAGAATGCCCAACGAAAAAACATTCCCCAAGATACACCGCATCATCCCAGTTGGATTTTTTGTCCAAGACTTCTCCTGCCATCATTTCGGTGTATTCTAAAACAACACCCTTGATTCTAGCATAATATGGGCGCCAGCCAGAGCCATCAATTCGTTGGCAGAGTTCTTTTTGCTTTTGCGAGTACCAGAACTTTCCTGTCATTTTGTCCTCCAAGTGAACGGTTCTCTTCAAACTGAAAAATCCCGTAAATCGCACCGTAGCGCGTTCTAGCGGTATTGTAGGTAAGAATTTAGACGTGGTTTTTGGGTTTTCCAGCAACTATTTTAGTTGTAGAACTCTATTTTGACGCCGATGCGTTGTTGCTGTGAAATTAGCAACTTTCCCAAAGCCTCTTCGAATGTTTTACCAACTTCCCAAAATCCCGGATCATGGGCAAACTGAGCAATATAATCCGTAGCTCGCCGTATTACTTCAATTTTCATCTTTTCCTCCCGATTTTCTGAATCACCCGCGCGTGCGGTGCTTCGCACGCCAGTACATTTTCAGCGGCCTTTATAGCCTCGCTGACAGTGGATTCAGGCGGTAAAGCTACATCAATTAGTTTCCATCCGCACCAGACTTGTACTTTAATCACTGTTGATCCTCCATGCTTGCGAAGTTCCATTGAAGTTTTGCCGATAGCCAGACAGCGCCCAACTAAAATAGTTTTCACTTGGATTCCCGTCTACGTCTGACAGTTTCGGAACGGACTGGCATTCAGCGTGCTCACAGCCATCGAACCCGTATCTGCAATTCATTATAGTCTCCTCGACTTTCTGACCATGCTAATCAGACTGTTGATGATCCACTTTTTTGAGTGTTCGTACTGCAATAGGGAGTGCAGCACAGAGAAGGGCTAGGACAATTGTTGGGAACATACTATTTTTTCACCATTACAAACCCAAGTTCTTTCGGGCCTGTTGGAATTGCTAACCAAAGCCCGTTTTTGTGAGCGTCCCGAATTCCTTTTGTAAGTAAATCTGGTGGATAATTTATCCATTTTGAGATGCTGGCAAAATAAACATCCAATCCTTTTTGTGCATCCCTCGCAACCCACGCATCCCACGCATCCCACGCATCCCACGCAACCCACGCATCCCTCGCATCCCTCGCATCCCACGCATCCCACGCATCCCACGCATCCCACGCAACCCACGCATCCCACGCATCCCACGCAACCCTCGCATCCCTCGCATCCCACGCATCCCACGCAACCCACGCATCCCTCGCATCCCTCGCAACCCTCGCAACCCACGCATCCGAAAACTCTTTTAGCTTCCAATCTTGTAAGCCGCGATAATCAAGAGAAATTCTGAGATTTTCTTTTACTAGCTTGATATCAAGGTTTGGCCTTTTTAATGCTTGAAACCACAAAAATTGTTCAGCGGCCATTGCACTTTGATGCTTCCCAAAGGATTTGGAAAACTCAAACATTGCTGTTCTTACTTCTTCGTCGGTAGCTTCGCGGAGTAGCTGAACAGAAGACGTTCGCCGTTTATCTCTTCGCTCTATTGAATCTTCAGAGCCCAAAACTTTCGAGATGTTGGCTGCCCACCCATCTCGCCACATTCCGGCGATTTTGAAGCAAGTTTGTATGTCTTTGCAGAAGTGCCATCCCCCACCTGTTCCACATTCTTGTTCCGAAGTATCCAAAGTAACCTTTGGGGTTGTGAACGGGTAATTTCCACCAAACAGCGGCTCGCCACCTTGAATTGGTGGGCGGAAGTCGTGTGTTAGGATTTTCCAACCTTCTCTGATGTTTTCAGTCATTTTTTCTCCTCGATTTTTTTTGCTAACTCGTGTAGCCCACTAGCAATCAAATAAATGCCAAAAACTATTAGCGCCCAACCTACTACGCTTTGTACGGTTATTATTCCAACCTCCTTGCCTTCAATTCGCGGCTAAAACGTAGTAGCCAGCATTTTTCAAGAAAATACTAGCCGCGCGGAATCCTCCGAATCTTTCATCGAAGAACCATTCAGAGTTCACATGTGCGAATGCTTCAGCGAAAATCTCGATTGCTTGCATTTCAGGGCTCATATTTCACCTATTTTTCAGCCAAAAGTATTAAATTTGGTCCAAGTTTCCAAAGTAACTTCAATTGCCCGCGTGATTTCTTTCCGCGATGCTTTTTTGATGATTTCATGGCAGAAATCAAGCAAAGTATCGTAGTCCGGCGGTTCACCGCCTTTACACGGACTGATTTTTTCCTCAAAACGATCAAACTCTTCCCACCTCGAACCATTTGGATTTTCTGATTTGAAAGCCACGATGTTTTCTCCTTTACATACCAACTTCAAATTCAAAAACTACGGCGGGTAAAAATACAGACTTTCAACCAACGTCTGCGATTTTTTTGTACTGGCAAAAACCCCGCCAAGTGGACCGAGCCGGAATCGAACCGGCCATCCCAGTCGCATTTATCGGCCCCAAAGAGCGATACCACGAATGGAACATGGTCAAAGTACCATAATCGCTCGGCTTCAATTATGAACTGGTGGATAATGATATCGGCTGCACATTTCACAATAAGTTGGCAAATCATCCAAAGTTATTGGAGACATTCCGGCGTGCTTTCGGACCAAATTCCAAATTAACAAAGCATTTGGGTTGGCACCAGTGTCTTGATCAGTTCTGAAGTGTTCTCTTTGAACCTTGTTTACAAAATCCCGGTCGATCATGTTTTTACCTCCAAAGTTTTCAAAATTGCTAGACTTCAAATGTAAATAATATTCGGCGCAGCCCAGAACGCTATTCCGCGCTCATGCCGAATTTCACCTTGAGTTAGGAATACCATTGCATTCCAGAGTGTTTTGACTTCTAAAGAACCCATCCCGAATTCTTTTTGGCACTCAAACCGAACGTTGTTTAAGATTTTCACAGCTTCGTCCATAAAACACCTCCAAAGTTTGGAATAACTCGACTTCAATTACGAAAGCATCATGGATTTAGCCCTATGTGTTGAAAAACGGATTCGGGGCGAGACCATGTTTTCTCGGCTTGCTCCACAGCCGCAACAAACCATTCTCGAAACGGAGTTGGGTCTTCCAGTTGTTCAGCAAGCTCAATGTAATTCAGCAGATGGCCTAATTCTCCATGTGAATTACTGTTGAAGATACGCTCACTGTAATCTTCAATGTTCAACTTTTTCAACGCATCTTGAATATTCATATTCTACCCCCTTCAGTTTTGAATTGTTGCAAGCAGGACTTCTTATGAAAGGTTTTGTGTTTTGGAAGTATCCCATTTGTAGGTTTCTACTGGACAACAAACAGGGCATTTGCTCATGAAAGTGGTAATAATCCAAGGTGGAAAAAGCCATGAAATTTCATGTCTTACGCTAAATATGTATGCGACTAAACATTCAAAATGAAAAGCGGCATCACATTCGGTTTCAGAAAAATACCCACAACAGAAAGCAGGATTAGACACTGTTTTTGAACAGATTGCACAATTCCATTGCCCTTTTGATATCATTTTTATCCTCCGATATTAGCATAATGACTTCTCGGAAACAATCAGAAGAACTCAGAATCCCGGCAGGCCAGTGGTAACGAGCCACATGCCACTTGTTCACTTAAATGCTCAGTATGAGCGGGTTGCTAGCACTGCTCGGTACATTCAAGTACCCGGAGACGGAGTGCTGATTTGTTCGCGAACGGATTCATACCTGTTTCTTCTGATTGTTCCAAAAAGGTTTTGCGGTTTTTCAATAAGGTAGGGAACCGCGACCCAAAAGGCTATTTTCTGGTTTAGATGTAACAGGTGGGATTTCTCCGACAACTAGATTAGCGAGGCAGTTGCTATAAAGAGCGAACATCAGTTCGTCGCCTTTCGGCTGCAACTTCGCGTGGTTGATCTAGATTGCCTGTCACCGCTATATAGCTATAGCGTTGATTCGTGCTGAAGTACCAATTCAGCACATGCCCCTTACCCCCGCATCGTTTTGTAGTTTCATCATGGAATTGCTCCCATGTTCGATCCCGACTGCTAGCGCAGTCGCCCGGTCAGGGAACAAAAGATTGCTAAATCCTTTGTCGGTTTAACTTCGGAGGGTTACGACTCGCCAAGCTCTCACCAAACTGGTAGTTTTAACAGCGAGTACCTCCGATACCGTCTTAACAGGGTAATCTCTTTTCGAGTACGCCGCGCACGTAAGGCAGCGCAACTAAAATAGTTGTCCTAAGACTTGTCGTGCCAACGAAGTAAAGCAAACCAAAGTTTGCTAACCTCTTTCGATTCAACGAATAATTGGATTGAGGTCACAGGAGGAGTATTTTAGCCACGCTTCAGAATCTTGCGAACCCGGAAACGTCACAATTTGTGACACATCGGTCGGCGGATTCAACGCGGAAATAATGAACGCGCCACATGACGCAGTTCACCCAAAGCAGTATTCGCGCTAAATGCTGTCAATAATAGCAATGCGCTCTGTCAAAGCGGCTTACATGCTACACTCACTAGCCTTTTAGCCTTATCTATCTGCTATCTGCGATGTTCTGTGAAGCCGCTAGGCTTCTGTGCGCAAGCTCACTGGCATTGATAAGCCGAATGAGCTTGACTGTTTAACCGGAGTAGCATGCGCCGACCATTCCTGAACCGACGACTAGACTTCGCAAAGAGTCGTTGCTACCCGTAGCACAGAATATTCACAGCTAGGCTGTGTGCTATGCCAGCAATCCGCAACTAACTAGCCAGGGTATCAGTCACCCGATACCTGCGCCCGTATCACTACGACGCGCCCTTTGTAGTGCGGTTTGTTGCTTTGCCTATGTCACCATAGGCTAGGCACTCGAAAAGGCCAGCAATGAGCTTGTGAGGCTCACGGCTGGCCGGTTATTCGGTCGGTTGACCTACGTTAGACGGTCGGAGTTGTCGGACTCGCAAGCTCGCTGGCAGGGATCAGCGCAGGCTTCACAGCGTCTTTCTGTGCCTTTGTTGCGCCTTCCGGGAGTCCCGCGATAGCTGCTTGCCATTCCGCGCGGAAT